CCCCCACGGCGCGCCGGCCGGTGACCGGGGGCGGCTCGGCGAGGGCGACGTGGACGTGGTTGCTGCCGACGAGAGCGCCCACCGGCCGGTTGGTGGCGTGCTCGTCGAAGTAGGTCAAGCCGGCCCCGTACCCGGTCCACCGCCACCCCCGGGTCTCGACGGTGCACATGGTGGCGTCGGCCCGGCAGATCGCGATGCGGGGCAGCCCGGTCTCTTCGAAGAACCCACCGGCGGCGACCGCCGCCGACAGGGAGATGATCGGCAGGCCCCGGGCCGCGGCCCGGTAGGCCGCGGCGATCGCCTCGTCTTCGGCGCTGCGCACATCACGCAACGCCGCGGTGTACTCGGCGAGACGTTCCTCAGCCTCGACCGGGTCGATGTTCAACGTGGCCAGATCCATCTGTGTGGTCAGCCCCTCTCGTCAGTCTCAGACACTGGCGGCCGCCCGACCCGACGGCCGTACGGGCCGTCGAAGCGCACCGCCCGCACGTAGATCTCGACCGTGCCCACGCTCGGCTTGTATGGGCCCCCGGCGCCGAAACTGTCGCCGACGCACCAGTGGCGGCGGCGGACCTGGTAGTGCCGGTCCCCGATCGACATGGTGTCCCCGACCGCTGGCGCGTGGGTCAGCCCCCGCAGCGACAGCAGCCGCTGGGCGCCACGGTCGGAGAACACCTCCACGTCCAGGTTTGCGGTTTCGTCGCTCACCATGGGCCCTCACAGTCGTCGCGCTGGCAGTGTTCGTTGTGCCATGCCCGGACGTAGTCGTCGGCCGGGCCTTCCTTCTCGGCGGCCCAAGGGTCGGCTACCGGGTCGATGCCGAGCGTCAGACACAGGGCGTAGCGCAGTCCGTCAACCTCGCCGCGCAGTCCCTCCCGCGCCAGCGTCGCGGTCAACGCCGGCTGGCCTGACCGGTCCAGGTCGGCGTCGAGGCGGTGTAGCAGGTCGACCACCCGCCGGCATAGCCCGTCCTGGATGTCAGACACTGGCCCGGTCCTTCCGTTCCTCGTCCCACGCGGCCTGGGTGAGGGCGGCCCGGGCCTCGTCGTCCGGGGAGCCCCACATGTGGTGGGCGATGTTCGAGAACCGGTCCCAATGGGCGAACACGTCGCCGTCCGGGTCGTACACGACCACGGCGACCGAGCCGCGGCAGCAGCACAGATTCAGGGCCTGTTTGCGGGCCGGCTCCCACGTCTCGTGGGGCCGCTCGGTGACGGGGTGAACTTCGTCGTCGACTGGCTCGCCCGGTATCCCGAGCCACCACGTACGCACCGTCCACGCCCCGGTCGGCGGCTTCACTGCTGCGCCTCGAGGTAGGTGCCGACGGCCTCAACGGCGGCGCCGACGTCGCCGCTGAACGCACGGTGCAGCAGGGAGTTGGGCCGCACGTCGCCCGGCTCGGGCTGCGGCGGCAGCACCCTGGCGAACCAGCCGCCGCACTGGGTGCAGAAACCGGCCCCGTTGGTGTAGCCCCTCGCCTCGAACGGGCCGTGGTCGGGGGCGGCCGGGCACGCCTGCATCCTCTCGTACTGAGCCCAGCAGGCGTCCTCAGCGTCGGCGAGGGTGGCGCCCTCGCCGCGCAGGAACGTGCCGGGGAAGGCCTCAACGAACGCCGTCCGGTAGCTGCGCCCCCCGTCGACGAAGACGACACCGCGGCCGCCGCCCTGCACGTAGCAGTCGGCCGGCCAGGGGTGCTGCATCGGCTGGTCAGTGTTGGCGATCGTGCGGGGCTCGGTCATCGCCACCGCCTGCCAGACCGGGGCCGGCCGGCGCGCAGCAGCAGCGGGCCGACGGTGACCATGAGCAGCGCCCACAGGCCGGCGACGGCCAGGAACCGCAGCCCGATCTCAGCCAGCATGGCCCGCCTCCAGGCGCCGGCCGTGGGTGAAGGGCGGCCGGCCGTTGCGGATCCGGACCGGGTTGATCTTCGCCAGGCACGGGTCGCACAGCGGCCGGTTGACCGCGTTGGCCGGGTCGGCGCCGACGAGGTCGGAGGGCAGGTTGGTGTTCAGGTCGATGGGGATTGCCGGCACCGTGTCGGGGTCGAAGGCGAACGAGTTGCCGCAGGCGTAGCACGGGGCGATGGCGAGTGTGGCGGGGGTGTCGATCATGGTCATTACCCTACCATGACACACCTCCATAATAAACCTTATGAGGGGGTGTCGCGGGTAGGGTGTCGGCATGGCACATGACGTGATCTACGACGACGAGGAGCGGTGTTGGTTGGCGAGCCGCGACGGCGAGGTGCTCGGCCGCAACCACCGCATCGGCCCGGGCGAGGCCTTCGCCGCCCGGCAGTGGCTGGCGTGGCTGATCGGGGCGGAGGTGCCGATTGAGCCGAGCTATCAGGAGTACCTGGACAGCATGCCGGATCTGCCGACCACGATCGGGCCCGGACTGGGTAGCCGGCTGATGCTGGAGCTGCTCGCCCGGAACAGCCCTGGCCACCGCACCGACGAGTTCGAGATGCGCCCGGCTGGCTTGCTGTGGGCGATCGCCTGCACCTCGCTCGGCGATGCTGCCGCCCTGGAGCGGGCCCGGGCCTGCCCGTCCGGCACGAGCGGCGGCTGGGCCGTCGACGAGCGCCACCCCGCCTGCCGCTGCACCGACTGGCCCGACACGCACCGCCACCTCGTCTTCGTGGCCAACTAACCGGCACGATGTCCACTGTGGGCACATCGGTCAGGCGGCTCGGGGCGGCCGCACTCGTCGTCGCGTCAGTTGTGGGGCTGGCAGGGTGCACCCGGCCGCCGACCGCCGCGACAGCCCCGCCGCCTCGGGCGGCGACACCGGTGCGGCCGCCGGGCCTGGCCGCGTCAAGCATCGTCGGAGCGTGGCGGCTGACCGTCAACGCCGACAGCGGTTCGACCGTGGTGACGTTCGGGTCCGACGGGGGGGTCGCGACGACCGACCCCGGTATGGGCGTGTGGTCGCCTCGCACCGCCGGCCCGGGCGACATCGAAGGTGTGTGGATCATTCCCGTGGCCGGGCTCACTGTCACGTTCGTGATCGCCGTCGTGGACGTTGACCGCTTCGTCGGCACCGGCCTCGCCGCCGACACGGCAGCGCCGGCCGGGCGGCTTCACCCGATCACGATGTCCGGCGTCCGGGTCATGACCGACCCGGCGACGCTGGCGCAGGTCGCCCCGCCGCGCACCTAGCGGCCCGCGGCGCCCATGGCGGCGTAGAAGTTGTCGGCGGCCGCGTCGTCGTCCCACCACTCGTCGACCGGCACGCCGGCCGGGGGGCGTTGCAGGTCCAGGTCGAACTTCACCCGCTGCGTCTGGTCCATGCCGTCGATGGCCAGACCGTACGCGGCGGTCAGGAACGCCCCGAGCGACACCACCCCCGGGTCCACGCCCCGGGTCAGCAGCCGCCCCGTCAACTGCGGTACCTGCAGCACGCCCCCGGCGAGGGCCCGCGCCGTCCACCACCTGGTGCCGGCCGCCTCGGCGAGGGCGGCCTGGGCGGCCGAGCGAAGCTCCGCCTCGTCGATCGTGCCGGCCGCGATCAGGTCGTCGAGAGGCCCAATGTCGTCGGGCGGCAGCAGGCCCGGCACGATGTCAGCCCACGACCCTTCCACGATCGCGACCAGCCAATCCACGGCCGGCGTCGGCGGAATGGTGTAGACCTCGCCGGCCACGTCGACGTCGATGCGCCAGCACCGCAGCGCGGCGACCGGGTCGAGCAGCGTCGTCGCCACGGGCTACGTCACTTGCGGCGGCGAGCCTTGCCGCCGCCGGCCGGGCCGTTGCGGGGGGCCTGGTTGCCTCGGTTGCTGGCGATGAGGTTGTCGACACACAGGCGCACGATCTCGGCCGCGGCGTTCAGCTCGAGCGTGCCGGTGAGCATCTCGTCTTCCACCCAGTTCTTGTCACGCTCGTCGACGAGCACCGACCCGATCACCGTCATGGCCTGGTTGTAGAGACGTAGCACCGCCTGCGTGTTGCCGTCGCCGGAGCCGGCGCACGCGTCGCAGCCCTCACCCTTGCCTTTGCAGTCGGTGCAGGGCTTCGGGATGTCGGCGGTGCGGGCGAGGTTTTGGGCCCGGTCGGCCAGCCGCTTCCACAGGGCCAGCTGGCTGTCGGAGGGTCGGCTCACCTTCATCACCCGGCCGCGGAAGGTGATCGTGCCCGGGTCGGCCCCTCCACCGTCCCCGGAGCCTTCACCTTCCGCGGCCTGCTGGGTGGGGGCGGCGTCCTGTTCTGCCGGGCCGCCACCGACGGGGCGCGAGCCGCGCGACAGGTCCCAGCCGGCGCCGTCCCAGTAGCGTTCCCGGTCGGGGTAGCCGGCGCTCGAGTACCAGCCGGGCGGCGGGCCTTCCGGCGGCGCCGCGGCTTTCTTGGCGGGGGTGGCCTTCTTGGCCGGCGTGGCCTTCTTCGCTGGAGCGGCTTTCTTGGCGGGGGCCCTCGTCGGCGCGGCCTTCTTCGCTGGGGCCTTCTTCACCACCGTGTCATTCGCCATGAACGACACAGTAAGGGCTGACCTGCACCTATTCGCCCTGTATGACCAATTCCCGTTGGGGGCGGGGGGCTTAGGGCTTGGCGATGGAGAAGCCGGCCGGGCCGGCGACCTCGACGAGGGCCCGGTACAGCCAGGGCCGCCCGCGGCGGGCCTTGTGCCGGGCCGACTTCGCGAACACGACGTCACCGCCCGCGGTCGTCCACCGCAGGGCCTTCGCCGTCCTGGGCCGAACCGTGTAGGCCCGGTTGCCGTTGTGGACCGCGGCCGCGTAGGCCGTGTCGTTGAAGATCTCACCGGTCACCGAGTGGGGGGTTCGCAGAATCCGTGAGTTGTTCGCCGCTCGCAGAGTGCCGGTGTCGACCGGGGTCAACACGATCGCCCGGTTGAGTACCCGGCGGGTCACGTCGACCACGAGCAACCCGGCCGCGTCGAGCGCGACGGCCCGGGCGGCCGACTCGTTGACGGTCAGGCTGAACGCGATCGGCACGGCCCGAGTGTCGGCCCGGCCCGGGTGGGCCCGGCCCGGGTTCGGCCTCGGTTCACCCGGCCGAGATCGGCTTGATCGCGAGGGCGGGGGCGTCGCAGCCGGGCTCCCACCGTTGCCCGTCGAGAATCCATAAGCACTGCGGCGCGTCGCGCAAGACCCGCGGGTCAGACCCGTCGTACATGGTGGCCGAGTCGGGGGGCGCCCACGCCCCGTCGACCGACAGGGCCACCAGCCCGCCGCACCTGCACTTGGCTCCGGTCAGGATGCGCCCGGCGAGGGCCATGGCCGCCGCCTCCGGGCTGGGGTGGCCGTCGACGGCGAGCTGGTGGCCGCCGCGGCTGTACTCGGCTGTCGCATACCAGCGGCTGTCGGCGTCCCGGTCAGGGTCGTAGCCGCATTCGAAGCTCGAGGCGCCGGCCCGCTCGGCCAGGTTCGCGCACGCCACGACCGCGTCGACGTCGAACGGGTTCAGATCATCCACGCCCCGTCAAACGGCTCGGGCCCCCTAGGTGAAGCGGGGGCCCGAGGTTGTGTCCGTCCGGGGCTGATGCCGACGGGAACACTGCCGTCGACCGTACCGCCGGCCTAGTCGCCCTCGCAATCGCAGGCGTCGATCGCGACGGTGACCTGCATGTAGCCGCCCAGGCAGCCCCCGTCGATCGGCAGCGGCTGCCACAACCCAGCCAGGTACATCCGGTCGGCCTCCAGGTCGGCGAAGCAACACAACGCCCGCCGCATCGCCGCCGCGTCGTCGAGCACCGCCTCCCCGATCGCGTTCCACTCGTCGCTGGACGGCACGTCGGCGGCCTCGGGCGTGGGGGCGCAGCGGGCCACGCCCATCTCCAGAATCGCGGCCCACTGGATTGGCCAGCACCGGCCGTAGGTGAGGTCGGGCTCGGGGAAGTTCGCCGACGGGTAGATCGACACGACCCGTACCCAGCCGACCCCTTCGCAGCACTCGTCGCGGGTCTCGGACAGCAGCAGTTCGATCTGCGTACCGACCCGCAGCGACACATGCTCGGGCGGGTCGGCCACGTTGGCGAGGGCGGTTTGCAGGCAGGCCAGCAACGACGTCGCCACGGGAAGCACGCCCGGGTCGGTGATCGGCATAGCTGTGATCGTCGGCCGCCGCACCGGACAGTCGGTGCGGTTCGGGCGCGCGAGGGTGCGTCATCTCGACGTGATGACATATCCTCGTCGCTGGCCCCACGCCCCGGGGCGCCGACCCGTCAGGCAGGCTCTGGCGTCGGTGATCAGCTACGGCGCCCCGGGGGGTGGGACCGTCAGACGTGGCCCCGCCTTCGGGGGTAGCCCGGGGACGGGGCCACACCACTGTGGCCCCACCCCGGCCTCTGGACACGCTTTGGCCGGGTGGGGCCGCTTCACGTCACGACCCGCCGCGCCAGGTCACCACCCGCGGCGTCGGCAGGTCAGGTGTGAGCACCGTGGCCCGCTCGACCCGCCCGTACGGGTTGTCGGCGTCGATCGCGTCGTCGACCAGGCGCAGCCCGGTCCTGATGCGGCCCTTGCCGTCCCTGGGGATGTCGGCCACCTGCACCTCGACGCCCTGGCGGGTCAGCCGCGTCATCCGGGAGGGCAGGCCGCACGGCTTGCCGGCGCAGGCCTTCGCGTACTCGCAGGCGAGCGGCCCGGTGGCGGCGTTGATGAAGTCGGGTATCGGGTCGCCGCGGTGGTAGGTGACCTCGAAGCCGGGGATCTCCAGGCCGTAGGTGCCGCAGGTCGGCCAACATTCGCCGCCGAGACGCACCAGCAGATGCCGGTCGTGGACCTCGTACGTGGAAGGCGAAACCGGCTCACCGTCGATGAGCACTTCGACGACGTCGGCGACCGGCCCGTCCAGGGCGACCTCGCAGGGCGCTTTGCAGTTGCAGGCGCCGCCGCAGGACAGGTTGCGCCACTGCCCGCCGTCGAGCACCGGCACCGGTACGCTGCCGCGGCCGAGAGGGTCGTAGAACGACCCGACCGGGAACGTCTCATACAGCGGCGCGGCCGGCGGCTGGTTGCAGGGCAGGACGGTGATCTCGCACAGGCCGTAGCGGCGGCCGGTGGCGGCCCACATCACGGTGGATGCGAGCGCGGCGGCCGCCTCGCGCACGGCAGGGCTGTAGTCCGTCCAGCAGCTGCCGCACCCGCACCGTTCGACGGTCCACCCGCACGGAGCGCCCATGAAATCCTCCTACAGGTTGATGACGGTGACCCGTCCGTACAGGGCCGTTCGAGGTGTGCCGGTGCTGCTGACCGCGTCGATGTGATAGAGCCGCCGGTACGCCTCGTCCAGCGGCGGCACATACACCTCGCCGGTGATCTGGGCGGCAGTCTGGGTGAGGATCTGCATTTGGGTCGGGTCGGCGGTGGTGAAAGTCAGCTCGGCGTCGTCGTCGTCGATGCAGCCGTCGGCCTTGAGGGTGAACCGCAGCGACGCGACCGCAGTCAGGTCGTCGTCGGCGTCGGTGGGGACGATCGTGAACGCAACCGTCTCGGCGGAGCCCTCGACGAAGGTCAGGTCGACCTTGGTGGCCATCTCGAACCCCTCTTTGCTAGGTGATGCGGGCGGTGCCGGACAGGTCGTTGGTCGTGGCCGCGGCGCCGGCCAACGGCCGCACCGCGGCCGCCCCCGCCAACACCCGCACTGCGGCCGCCCCGGCCAGGCCCCGCACGGTGGCGGTGCCGGCGAGGTCTCGCACGGTGGCGGTGCCGGTCATGGCCGGGATGAGCACCGCCGGCACGATCACGGTCGGGGCGAGTATGTACGCGAACACCAGCACCGCGGCCGGGGTCGCCGTGGCCCCACCCGAGGGGGTGACGGCCGGCAGGGCCGCGGCCGCGGCCACGGTCGCCGGGGCGGGGCCAGCCCCGGCGCCTATTGCCGGCGGCGGCATCGACGCGGTGGCGCCGATCGCGACGACGGTGATGGTTTGACCCGCGGCCAGGGCCGGGCCCGGCATCGAGCTGGTCGCGGCGACCGGGGCCGGTGTGACGGTCTCACCCGTCGACAGGGCGACGGCGCCGATCGTCGTGGTGGCGTCGACCGGGGCGGGGGTGGCGGCGGTACCGGCCGACAGGGCCGGGCCGGGCAGGCTCGCCGCGGCCTGCACCGTGGCCGGGCTCACACCGGCCCCGCCCGACGGTGACGGCGTCGCCACGGTCGTGGCGGCGTGCACGGTGGCGGGGGCGGCGGTCGTCGACGTTGACAGGGCCGGGGCGGGCATCGTCGTGGTTGCCTCGACCGTGGTGGCGCCGATGTCGACGTTCCCGCCGGCCGACACGGAGGGGGTCGGAATGTCAGCTGTAGCGTCGACTGCCGCAACAGCAACCGTGGCCCCCACCGATACGCCAGGGGCGGGCATGGTCACGGAGGAGGCAATCGGAGCGGGCCCGACGGCCGCACCGGCGGCCAGGGCCGGCGCCGGCATGGTCGTGGTGGCGTGCACCGCGGCCGCCGCCACGGTCTGTCCGGTTTGGACGGTCGGGGCGGGAAGGGTTGCGGCGGCGGCGATTGCGGCCGGGGCGACGGTCGCCCCAGTGGCCAGGGCAGGGGCCGGCAGGCTGGTCGTCGCCGAGATCGAGCCGGGCGCCACCCCGGCGCCGGTGGACAGCGACACAGCGGGCAGCGTCGTGGTCGCCGTCACGGAAGCTGGGGCGGCCGTCTCTCCAGTCGCCACCGCCGGAGCGGGGACGGTCGTGGTGGCCTGCACTGCGGCCGGCGACACGGTCGTGACCGCGGTCACCGCCACGGCCGGAATGGAGGTGTTCGCCGTCACCGCGGCCGGGGTCACCGTCTCGCCAGTCGCCAGGGCCGGGCCCGGCACAGCGGTCGTGGCCAGCACAGCGGCCGGGGTGGCCGTGGCGCCGCCAGACTTGACCGCGGCCGGGAACGTGGTCGTGCCCAACACGGCGGCCGGCGTCGCGGTGGCGCCGCCCGACTTCGTTGCCGCCGGGAACGTCGTGGTCGCCTGAACCGCGATCGGCGTTGCGGTGGCCCCGCCTGACTTGACCGCGGCCGGGAACGTCGTACTGCCCAGCACCGCGATCGGCGTCGCGGTGGCGCCGCCCGACTTCGTTGCGGCCGGGAACGTCGTGCTGGCCAGCACAGCGGCCGGGGTCACGGTCGCGTTGGTGGCTGTCGTGGCGGCCTTCGGGTACAGGGGGCTGGCCCCGTAGCCGAAGATCGGCACCGACGTGGTCGCGATCGAGGTGCCGGTGACGCCGGACTGGTTGGCGCCGCCGCCGGTCATGTCCGGCACGTTCTGGGTGGTCAGTGTCTGGTCCAGCACCCACAGGCCGGTGGGGGTCAGCGCATGCCAGCCCTCCAACGAGAAGGCGAGCTGCTCGACCTCGGCGTCGGTGAGGTTGCGGTTCTTCCAGATGCCGGCCACGGCGATGTCGCCGGCATAGTCGTCGATGCCTTCGAACTCGCCGAGCACCATCTTGCCGACGGTGCCGGACGTGTCGGCCTGGGTGCCGGTGAAGTCGGAGTGGGTCCAGGTGTTGGTGCCGTAGACGTACTTGTGGCCGCGGGGGGTCGCGGTGCCGGTACCTTTGCCGGCGGCCAGCAGGATCCAGCCGTCGGCGTTGGCAATGGTCAACGCTGAGGGGGTGGCGCCGCCGCCGGTGCGCACGTACTCCATCGGTGCCGGGTCGACGTTCTGGATCTCCAGGGCCGCCACGACCAGGCCACCCGAGGTGTACAGGCCGATCACCCCGGAGTAGGCGGCGGTGTTTTTGCGCATGATGACCGCGAACGTGCCGTAGGTGTGGCCGGTCAACGCGCCCGCCGAGAAGGTGACGTTGTCGTTGGCTCCGTCGAAGGTGCGGGCCATAGGGTCAGAGCCCTTCGGCCAGTGGCCTCCCGGCCCGCAGCCAGCACACCAGGGCGAGCATCAGCGCCTTCTGGGCGGCGGTGGCGTTGTTGCGAAACGTCAAGTTCAGGGCGGCGTTGTAGCTCGTCGCCGGCACCGCCGCGGCCGCCGACTCGGCCCAGTTGTCGACGTCGTCGACCGCGTCGCGGATGACCTGCTTGACGACGGTGGTGGGTTCGCCGGTGCCGATGCGCATGAACGCCCGCCACACCTGGTCCCGCTGGGCGGTAGACAGAACAGCCACGGCGACTCCTAGGTGGTGGTGTAGGCCAGGCTGACGGCGACCAGCTCGAGGTCACCGGCGGCGGTGTCGGAGCCGGACGCCCCGTCGCGGGACACGGACAGCACCACGTAGTCCTCGGCGGCGAGCGAGTCGGCGTTGGTCATGGTGATCGAGATCTCGCCCAGCTTCCCGGCCGTGGTCGCCGGCACCGCTGTGGCGGCCGAGGCGTTGACGGTGGCGAAGGCCTTCGCGTCGACGTCGGTGGCGTCGCCGGGGGTGACCGCGGCGAGGCGGGCGTTGAGGATCACGTTGCCGGTGACGGCGGACACCATCTTGAACTGAAGCTTGACCACCGGCGCGGAGGCGTAGTCGACCGGCATCCGGAACGCCCACATGAGGTGTTCCTCGGTGGCGGCGTCCATGGCGGCCTGAAGGAAGTACGGGGCGATCGCGGCGGCGCTGGACTTGGTGCGCTGCAGGGCCGGGGCGAGGTTCGACGCCGACCCGTCGGGCAGCATCGCCGCGCCGATCGGCAGCACTACCGTCCCGGTCGCCACCGCCTCTCCTTCCTGGCCGGTATGTCAGCTGGCATATGGTCGGGCCCCCCGCCGGCCCTCCACTGTGGACTACGGGGTGAGGTCGATGATGAAGATGCCCCCGGCTGCCCAGGTGATCGCGAACGTGCCGTTGACGGTGCTGTAGTCCGCCGTGAAATCGACCAGGCAGATCGCGTTGTTGCCGACCAGCACGTCGGCGTAGAGCAGGTACGCCCGGGCGTTGGTGATCGTGGTCGCGGCGACACTCACGTCGGTCGCGTCGAACACTGCCGTCCCGGCCGAGGCGAGGAACGTGGTGCCGGTCAACACCACCCCGCCGGAGGGCCACGGGGCGCCGCCGGTGACCTCGTTCGCGTTGTACGGCGCGACCGCATATGCCGTGTCGGTGGTGAAGTTGGGGGTGATCGTGTTGGTGAAAAGGGCGCCCTTGTGGGTTTCCAGGTCCAGGTCGATCGCCAGCTGGGTGGTGTCCAGCACGTCAACGAACGTGGCGACGAACAGGCCGGAAGCGGTCACTGCCATAGGTCAGCCCTCGCTCGGGGTTGAGACGAATGCGTCGCCGCCGACCTGCACACCGGTACGCCCGGCCCGCAGGTGCGCCCGCAGCTGCTGCAACGTGGCGACGGCGGCTGCCTTGCGGGCCCGGTTCTGTTCGGTCGGGTCGTCGCGGTAGGCGGCCTTCGCGTCGATCAGCTCGGACAGGGCCGCCACGTGTGCTTCGGTGATCTGCGCGTCGAGGGCGGCCCGTTGCTCGATCAGGGCGGCCAGGTCAACGTCGGCCATGGGTCAGCTCCTCGATGCTGGTGCGGATCTGGGGCGCCCTGATGTGGACGTCCTGCCGGTCGCCGGGCACGTTGTGCTCGGTCACGGTGTTGCCCAGCTCGTCGGTGGTGGCCTTGACCCGCACCCCGTCGGCGCGGCGGCCCTCTCGCACGGTGGAGCGGGTGCGGGCCGAGATCACCCCGATGGATCGGAGCTTGTCCCGGTACGCCACCCGCTCGGCCGCGTCGTTTTCCGTCACGGTCAGCTCGCCAGGACCAGCTCTTGGCACGCGCACAGGGCGTCTGGCGGGGCGAGGTCGGTGAACTGCATGTGCCGGTGCCGGGTCGACGGGATGGCTTCCAGCAGTGGCGAGGCGGCCCCGTTGCGGTCCAACAGAACGTCGTAGGGGCCGACGCCCCAGTCGTTACCGTCGGCGGTGATCGTGTTGATCGTCCACTCGGCCGGCCCGTTTTCAATCGTGGTGTCGGCCATCGTGCCCTCGATCAACCACGGCAACAGCAAGTACCCGTACCGGGTCGTGCCGCCCGTGCAGGCGGCCTGGCCGCGGCGGCGGCCGAGGTTCGTCCACAACTCCACAGCCACCGAAGCCGAGGCGTAGACGTCGCTGTCGGTGCCGAACCCGACCGCGTTGGGGACGACCGCGTCGTCGTAGACCAGCCGGGCGCCCGACAGGAAGTGGATCAGCTCGGGCATGACCTCGCACAGCACGATCGCCACTTCGATCCAGTTCAGCTCAGGCTCGCTGCGCTGGTTCAAACAGAAGGCGCCGCCCGCATTCTTCTTCTTGAATTCGTCGGGCGACTCGACGTTGTCGGTCATCGCGACCGACACGAAGCCGTCGGTGACGATCTGCGAGCAGGGGCCGCCGAGCGGGGCCCCGCAGTCGTCGACGAGGGTGGCCCGCAGCCGGGTGCCCTGGATGAGAGTCCGACACTCGCTCACGTTGTTGCTCCTTGCTGCTGGGCCAAGCGCCGCGGCCGGCGGGCCGCGGGCCGGGACTTCGGTGCCGGGTCGGTCTGCGTCTGCGCCGCGGCGGTTGGCCGGTCAAGCAGCCCGCCGCGGGTCTCGGCGCCACGCACCACCCGCGCCACGTCGGGGGTGAGGATGCGGGTCGAGGGCGGCGGCGCCGGCCCGGCCGACGCGGCGGCGAGGTAGGCCAGGGCGACCTCGTCGGAGACGACCAGGCCGCCGTGCCCGGAGCGGATGGCCTTGCGGCCGCCGGCCAGCTCCACCAGCCGCCGCAGCATCGCCGACCGGGCGGCCGGGTCGGCGGGCAGATGCAAAGTGACGGTCATGAAACCGTCGCCTCGGGCATGAAGCTGACCGACCCGGCGACGCAGTCGTAGCCGACGACGTACTCCCGCTCGGCGATCAGCTTGAAGGTGTTGGTTTCGTGGTCCCAGGTCTGCTCGGCCGGGGGCACGTTGGCGTCGGCGGCCCGCCAGACCGTGACGTTGCCGGAGACGTAGATCGTGCCGTCGTCGGGGTAGCCGCCACCGAACACGACGATCGTGCCCATGTGGGTCCGCCACACCGCGCCGTCCCTGATCAGCAGACCGTTCGCGCCGAGGTACGCCGCGTACCGGACCGGCGAGTGGATGAACCCGACGTTGCCGTAGGCGGCCTGGTCCGCGTCGTAGAGGAACGCCTCCAGCTCACCCAGCACGGACGAGATCGAGGCGTCGTTGGGGGCAACCAGGGGCGTCGCTGCTGCCGCCAGGGCCGACGCCATGAGCGTCTCGGCGCCGGTCTGTTCGCCGTTGGCGAGGCGGCGCCGCACGTCGTCTTCCATCTGCGCCGCACTGGTGCCGACCCGGGAACATTCGAGCGAGGCGTACAGGGCCGACGAGTCCCCCTCGACGTAGGGGGTCTGCGGGTCGAACACCTTCTCGGCCGGGTCGTCGGTCGGGCAGGAGATCTCGTAGATGTGGACGGTGCCGCACGACACCGGTTTGAACCGCACCCCCGAGGCGAGGGCGTGCGGCGGGAGCTCCAGGGGGCCGGCGGCGGCGGCGAGCAGCCCATAGCGGAGCCCACGAGGTTGTGCGGCGTCGACAATCGGCGCGGGCATCATCGACATGGGCTGCTCACCACCTTTCGGTTGGCCGGGTCAAGACGGAGGTGAAGATCCGTCAGGACCCGACGGTGTCGCAGCAGCCGGTGACGCCACCGGGATCGACGTTGACCCGGTAGAGGCGTGAGATCGGCGACATTTGCATCGTCGCCCATCCATCTTCGACAAAGACGGCGGTGTATTGGTTAGTGCTCAAAAGGGTTGAATCGTAAATTGTGTCCAAACTGACCACGTCCTGCACTGGCTTGACCCAGGTGCCCGCGGGCCACAGGGCGAAGTCCACGGTCAGGGGAAGGCGGGTCAGCGGCGTCGCCCCACCCGGCCCGGTCGCCAGACCAGACGCGGCGTCCTGCCAGTCGTAGATGAACTGCGGGCGGGCGTTGCGCTCCGCGAACCACGACAGGATTTCGGCGTTGGTGACCTGCCAGCCCTCAACACCGCGGCGGCGGCCCAGGGCGGCCCGCACCTGCACCAGCACCCACCACGGGAGGATGACCTCCATCGTCGTGGCGAAGCCCATGCGGTTGCGGTACTTGGCATCGACGATCGCCAGGTCGATCGCGGCGAGCAGGGCGCTGGCGGCGTCGTCGCCGTTGGGGTCCTGCGGGATGAAATTGACCGCGCCGCTGGCGGCGACGATCTGGGCCATCACCCCATAGTTGATCTTGTGGGCGAGGGCAACCGTGGCACCCCTGGTGAAGCGGGCGACGACCTCCGGGTAGCCGCGGCGCTGGAGCAGGCCGCCGGTCAAACAGAAGTAGTCGACGCCCAGCCGGACGTCCTCGAAGGGAGGGCAGGGAATCTCGGTGCAGATCTTGGTGGCGTCGTCCATCACCTCGGCCTCGGTGAGGTGCGTGTCACCGCCGTTGCCGAGCGCGTTGTAGATCGAGCTGAAGTCGGGGCCGCCGTCAATCGGGATCTGCCAGCCACCGCGGGTGGTCTGGATCTCCGGGATGTCTAGCATCCCATCGAGGGATTCAAGTTCTAGAAGATCATAAATCACGTCGGATGGAGCGCACCATCCAGCGGCGGCGGTCAGCGACCGGCCGTTGCGGACCGACTGGGCCACCGACGCGATCAGGCTGCCGCCCGGCAGCCGCCGCTCGCTGGCGGCGTACTCGGCCACCGCGTAGCCGTTGCCGGTCGCCTCGTCCACGCGCAGCTCGGCCGGGAACTCGCGCCGCAACTCGGCGATGTTGTGGCGGGAGTAGTTGCGCAGCTCGAACCGGCGGCCCGGGTCGTCCTTGTCGTACATCGTGACGGGGCGGGTCTTGCCGGCGTAGCGCTTGTTGCCGCGGGCCCGGCCAGCCGTGAGGGACTGGTACCGCTCGAGCTGCGTCATCATCGCCCGGGCGGCGTCGCCGAACGACTCGAGGCGCTGCCCGGCCGAGTAGCCGCCGATCGACGCGACCGCGTTGAGGGAGGCGTAGGCGCCCCGGGTCGCGGCGGCGGGCGTCAGCGGTGTCGAGGCCGGCGAGCGGCGGGCCACGTCACGCACCCGCGGCGCCGGCATGGAGCGGCGTGACGCGGTCAGGGCCGGCTCAGGCTCGGCAAGGGCAGCGTCGTCGTCATCGCCGCCGTTGTCGACGTCGGCGGCCGCGTCGAGGTCGGCCGGGTCCGGGTCGGCTGGCAGCTCCAGCTCGTCAATCTCCGCGGCGAGGTCACCGGCGGCGGCGGCCCGGTCGCGGCGGCCCACGATCTCCCCCGAGATGTTGCGGGCGAGGTCACGGCACGCGGTCAGCGCGGCCAGGGTCTCGTCGGTGGTGTCGGCCGGGCTGAGGCCCGAGAAGCCGGAAGCGTGGGCGCGGACCTGCTCGTGCAGCGCACGCAGGTCGGCGTCGGACAGGCCCGCAAGGTCGGTCGGGACCTGAAACGGGAAAGCGTATTCGGTGGTGGCTGGAGCGTCGTCAACGATCGGCTCGTCAGGCATGGAAGACCCCAATAATCTGGTCTCACACCTGGCCTGACCGCAGCAGCCGCCAGTATGCGTAAGCGCCGTCGAGGGCCGGCCGCACCGTCACGCCCCGTCTCGCTCGTGTCACCGGGAAGGTAGCCGACCGGAACGGCACTGGGGGACAGTTCAACCGAACCGTCCCCCAGTCGTGGAGGGTCGTCGAGCTACGGCTCTACTGGCGGCGGGGGCGGCGGGGGCGGTGGCGTCGTCGGCGGGTTGCCGTCGGCGTCCTGGTCGCCGACCTGCGTGCTGAGGTTGGTGACGGCAGTGCCGACAGCGGCGAGGGCGGCCAACGTGGCGTCGGCTTGGGCGCGCTCGTCGGGCGTGAACACGCCGGTGGCGCGGGCCAGCAGCGCGCCCACGTCGGCGGCCGTAGTAGCCAACACCGCGGCGATGTCGGCGAGGCTGACCTGCTCCTGGTTGAGAAGGTCGGTGAGATCGGTCATCTTGTGCTCCAAGCGGCTCAGGCGGTTGTTGATCTGATGGGCCAGGGTGACCAGGTCGAACAGGGCCGCCCTCGTGGCCGGCGCTAGCTCGACCTCGGCCCGCAGCGTCACCACGGCCTCCCGCCGTCCCGGCCGTCCCAGCACGCCCGGACTGTCCCACATGCCCGGGTCAGGCGGGCGGGTTCGGGGCGAACTCAGCCAATAGGGCCCGCATTGCCTCCGGCGTGGTCGCGTCCCGGTAGCGGCGGTACAGGGCGAGGCCGGCGGGGGTGCCGACTGCACGGTCCCGTCGGGTGTATTGGGCCGGGTCGGGTTGCTCACCTTTGCCTGCGCGCCGCGGCGGCGGATGCCACAGGTGCCACAGCGGCTCCGGCTCCCGCCACGGCGGGCCAGCGATCACGGTCAACGCCCTTCCCCAGCTCGTGTCCTCCTGGCCCCAGCCGACGAAGCGAGGGTCGAGCGGCACCTGCCGGTACAGGTCGGCGGGCAACACGACACAGCCGCCGCCGATCTCGCCGTGGTGCGATTCGACGATGAGCTGGCCGGGCGGGGTTGGGGCCGACCCGCGGGGCCGGTCAACCCGCACCGGCGACGGAGGTCGCCCCGTGGCCAGGAGAACGTCGGTGCCGGCCTCAGTGAGCCGGTAGACCCGCTTGTGGGGCATCGCCCACGCCACGCCCCCCGACGCGACCATGTCGACCGTACGGTCAATGCCGGGCACCCACACGTCAGCGTCAGCGACCACGAGCACCTCAGCGTCGGTGCGGGCCAGGGCGTCGGCGACGGCGGCCGCCTTGCACCACGGCCCCTCGGGTGGGGTGCCGACCACGACGGGTAGATGCTGCCCCCACCACGGTTGCAGCCACGCCCAGGCCTTCTCCCGCGCCGGGTCGCCGCCCCGCCACGGCACGACCACGGCCGCCTTCACTTGCGGGGCCGCCGTATCCAGGCGATCAGCACAGCGGCCAGACACACCAGCAGGACCGACGAGAAGACCACATCGGGCCAGCTTCCCGTCACCCACCCGTCGCAGATGCTGGACCCGGCAGGGCAGCCCGTGTCGGCGGGGGCGCTCACGGCTTAGCCACCCAGGCCCGCATGACTTTCAACAGCCGGCGGGCGTCGCGGCGGTACCCGGCGCGCAGCAGGTCGCTGATCGGCTCCCACGTCTCTTCCGCTGTCCGGTTGTAGCGGTACCCGCCCCGTGCAGCCAGATCCTCAGCTTCGATCTGCCGGAGCTCCATCGCGATCCGCTCGATCAGGGTGCCCCAGCGGCGGGGTCGTCCAGTGCCGGTCACGGGTTCGCCGCCGCCCACGCCCGCAGCCACTCCACGTCGATCAGCCGCCGCCGGTAGGCGTGCCCGTCGACCGGGCTGGCCCACGACGGCGCCGCCCGCCGCCCGGTCGCCGGTTGGGGCTGGTGCTCCTCACCGCAGGTCACACACGCGGCAGCGGCGGCGATGAGCCGATCAACTCTGGACTGTCCCGTCACGGCCGGGCCCCATCGCACGTCCAACCCGTCCGGCCGCCGTACACGATTTCGGTGTGGCCGCCGCGGGCCCGGCATTGGGCGTCGGTCCACCGGTAGACGACCTGGAAGATGCCGCAGCCGATGGCCAGCAACGCCACGTAGAACGCCACCGCCCGCCAGCCCCTCACTGCTGCCCCTCGGCTGGCTGGTTGCGGTAGCGGCGGCCGTGTTCGAGCCAGGTGATGACCTCGACGTCGTTGTGGTCACCGTCGGCGCCGTGGCCGCCGTACTGGGTCGAATGGCTGTGCCGGCCCGGCTGGCCCTCTATCCGTTCGGTGTGGTCGTGCATCACGTACATGTCGGGCCCGTCGGCGTCAGACAGCTCGGTCACTGTTCCCACCGCCGGTACGGGGCCGGGTCTTGGATCATGCCCTCGTCGATCGGTGAGCGCTTGTAGAAGTGCGTGTGGAACACGTCGCGCAGGTAGTCCGGGCCGTACCGGTCGAGCATCTCCCCGTAGGCCCGCCAGTGGGCGCCCATCTCGGCGGGCAGGTCGGTCAGGGCGTAGGCCTCGGCGCCGTTGGTGGCCTTGGTGATGAGCTGGGCGGCCGAGCGGTACGGGAAGTGGCGCAGCTCGAGAACGTCGCTGGACAGTCCGGCCATCAGGTCGTGGGGCAGGGTGACGCCGTGGTTGCCCTGCTCGATGCGGGCCCCGGGCCGCCACCGGAACGCCACCTTTCCCAGCCCGGCCGGCTCGCGGGTGCGCCACACCATCGACCGGAACGGGTCCGGGTCGTCGACGTCAAGCGGCGTCCGGAAGTGGTTGTAAAGGGCGGCCTGACAGACGTTGACGCGAACCTCGGCCAGCACCTCCCTGATGGGGCCGTGGGGCGAGTACCAGATCTCGTCAGCGTCGAATATGACGATCCACAGGTCGCCGTCATACTCGGCCGCGACCCGCTCGGCCAGGGCGGTCATCTTGTCAGCCTGGTAGTAGGCCGGGTCCAGGTCGTCCAACACTGTCAACGGCACCGGCAGGTCGGCGGCAGCTTTCGCCAGCAGGGTGCGGGTTCCGTCAATTGACCGGTTGTCCGCGACGACCAGGGCGTCAACCTCGTCGCCCATGTGGGCGAGGGTGCCGGCGATGACGTCGGCCTCGTCGCGAACCATGGCGATACCAACTACGGCCGTCGTCATCGCAGGCGCCGCTGGCGTTGCTCGTGCGGTTCGGCGGCCGCCAGGCGGAGCATCTGCTCGCGGTGCCGGCGCTGGGTTATCCGCCGCGCCGCCCACGTCGCCGCGGCGCACCCCACCCACGCCGCCCCGGTCACGTAGTGGACCTGGCCGGCGCCGAACCCGGCCCGGCCGAAGTCCATCACGGCGATCAGCAACGAAGCCCACAGCAGCAGCAGCGGCGGCCAGTGCGGCAACCCGACCGGGTACCGCCACACCAGCCACGCGATGTAGGCCACGAACCCGACCATGATCGCGGTGGTGGTGACGTCGAGCACCTGGCCGACGAGACGCACGGTGTGGATGGTCACGCCGGGCCTCCTTGGCTGGCCTGGCGGGCGGCCTTGACGGCGAGGGCGGTCATGTCGCCGAACAGTTTGTGGGCCCGGGCGAGGTCGTCGGGGTTGCCGGCGTACAGCCACTGCGGCAACGGCTGGCCGTAGTGGTCTTGGCCGGTGAGCACGATCGCCGGCCGGACCAGACCGGTGTCGCCGACCGGGACGGCGGCGGCCTGGATGACGAGCTGGAGCATCAACGCGTCGCCCGGGTGGGTGCCGATGCGGAACGGGCTGTCGACCAGCGGCTGGTCCAGGAACTCCAGCGTCGGCATCGTCCGGCCGGCGGCCTGCGCAGCCAGCGCGTCGAGGATCGCCTTCGCCGGGTCGCACAGGAACCGGGGCGTGTGGTTGGCGTCGCAGTGCACGCAGTGAATGGAGGTCAGCCCCACCGTGTCGTCGCCCTCGCTGGCCAGGATCGTTTCGGCGTATCCGTCGCAGGGCACCCCGGTCAGCATCTCAACCGCGGCCAGCAACGTGGCAACGACCTTTCCACGGCTGTCGGCGGGTAGGTCGGAACGCACCCGGATCGACACATCACCATCACCCGTTTGGGGGCTGGAGACGCTGATCGTGATGTCGTAGCTGTCAGCGTCGGGCGTCGTAGAGGACCGGGTGCACAACGGGCCAGGGCTCGGCCAGGGGGGTGTCGAACAGCCGAGGGAAGTTCTGCGGATAGCGCGTCGCGAAGAGCAAGTTCTGCCGGTACCAGTTTTCGACACGGTCGTCACCCCAGATCTGCCAACGCAACGCCCCCGACACCTCGAAGCCGCGGGCCTGGAAACGGGCCACCCAGTAGTCGGGCCACTGCTCGTTGACGTGGCCGGTGCCGCCCTGGCCCGGGACGGCGGCAGAGAACAGCACGACCGGGGCGACCGCGCACAGGTCGTCGACGAAGCGGTCGGCCCGCTTCTCGGGCAGGTGCTCGGCCACCTCGAGCGCGACGGCCAGATCGGCCTGGGCCACGTCGGCGAAGGAGTAGCGCAGATCCCACGCGACGAACCGGCCGTCGAGCGCGCCGCCGCCGCCGGGGCCGTCAAGGCCGAGCACCTCACAGCCACCCACCTCGGCGAAGGCCTTCGCCCACCAGCCTTCCCCGCACCCGACGTCGAGCACCACGTGCGGAGAGAAGTGCTCCAGCACCAGCGGCACCACCACCGCGGCGCTGGCCTGGCAGCCGGCCCTGATCGTGTCGAAGAAAGCGGCGTCATACACGGCGGGCCTCCACCAGCGCCCGCACCGCGTCGGGGCCCTGGGCGGCGGCGTCGCGGTACTGGGCCAACAGCGCGAACTGTTCGGCGTAGCCAGGATGGCCCGGCTCGGACTGAGGTAGCCGGTGGTGCCAGAGGTGGACCATCGGGCCGGGCAGGCGCACCATCGGCCCGACCAAGGCGTGCGTCGCGTACGAGAACGCGGCGTCGTCACCGCCCCACAGCGGGAATCGCTCATCCAGCCCGCCGACCTTCTGCCAGACAGAGCGGTGGAACACGACCACGTTGCCTTGGCCGTTGCGGCCGTGGAACTCGCAATGCTGCGGCCCCATCGCCCACAGGTCGGCGCCGCCGTACACGTCTGCGGTGGCTGCCGGGGTCAGGTACAGGTATTGGTCGTGGGGGATGACCAGGCCGTCGGCGGCCGAGGCGACGGCGAGGGCGTCGACCAGGGACGGGTCGGCCGGTACCAGGCTGTCCGGGTCGGCCGCGATGATCAGGTCACCGTTGGCTCGGGTCACGGCGGCGTTGATCGCCGTGGCGCGGGTGAAGGTGGCGTCTGACGTCCCGGATTCGACGACGATCTCCACGTCGAGGCCCTGCCACCAGTCCAGCACGTACCGGAAGGCCTGGGCCCGGTGCGGGTCGCCCATGTCTCGGTAGGCGATCACCACGCTCACGTCAGTAGCCATGTCCGCTTCTCACCTCGCCGATGTGTTCGACCCATGGGCCGTCTTCGTGGCGGCCCCAGTAGGCGAACCGCAGGTCGTCGGCCGGCACGCCGGGTAGGCCATGCTCAAGCAGCGAGAGCGTGAACCGGCCCTCCGACTGGGGCCCGTCGGGCCAGGGAAGGCGGCACATGCCTCGGTGGTACAACGAGGGGTTCGTGGTCCAGAACAGGCGATGCTCCATCCACACCCGGCCGAACTCGTCGCCGGCCGGGTGGTACGCCTCGGGGTGGCGGGCGATCAGCCCCCCGGCCGAGCGTTCCTGCTCGTTCCACGCTTGCCTGACGAGGGCCATCTGCGCGAGGTGTGGCCGGCGGTCCAGCACGGCCGCCAGCTCGCCGAGGTCGACCCGGCGGGTCAGCACGAAGTCCTGTTCGAGGTGGAACACGTAGTCCACTGTGGAGTCGGCTGTCAGCTTCGCCCACGCGGTCCTGATCGCGCCGCCGAAGCCTTGCCGCGGGCCGGCGTCGAAGAGGCGGAACGTCGGGTAGCGGCGGGCCAGCGAGTCGCGGTAGACGTAGTCGCCGGTGTCGTCGTACATCCACCATTCGGTGATCGGCCCGGTCAGGTTCGCCATCGCTGCCCGGACCGTACGCAGCAGATATTCGTCTCGCCCGTCGGTGACCACCAGCACCGCAACCCGTATCCCGGGCCGGGTCGTGGCTTTGGTGCCCTCCTCGAACGCCCGCTGGACATCGCCGGCCGGCTCGTCGTCTTCGTAGAAGTCACCGGTGGCCGTCATGCGTGTCCGTCCCAGCGGCGCAGCCGGGGCGGCCGGCGAGGCCGGCGACGACGGCTGGTGGGCCGGGGCCATTCGTTGCGCAGGTGGTGGACCCGCTTACGGCCGAGGGCGACGGTGGTCAGCCGGAACCCGCCACCGAGCGAACACTCTGGCCGGGGCAGCGGCTGCCCGTCGTCACCGTGGGGCGCCGCCCCGGGGGTGTCACCGGGGCGGCTCGGCTGCCAGGTGTTCACCGGCCGGCCTTCACATGCTTGTAGTGGTTCAGGTAGCCGGCCAGGGTGTCGATGAGTGGCCGCACCGCCCGCCGCAGGTGACAGATCGCCACGATCGCCCCGTCGAGTGGGGGCTGCTGTTCGGCGTGTTCCCAGCCGACCGGGATGGGGAATCCGCAGCGGGGACATTCCCGGTCACACCACAGGCAGTCGGTTGTCACGGCACCGGTACCCCGTTCGCTTCGGCGATCGCGCGGTGGGTGGCGAGACGGGCGGCGTGGGAGCGGCCCCGGTTGCGGGAGCCGCGCCGCACATGGGCCCGGTAAACGGCGGCCGGCACAGCTTCAAACGACCCGCCGGCCAGGAAGATCCGCAGCCACAGATCCCAGTCCTCGCTCCAGTCCCAGTCCTGCCAGCCGCCCACCGCCCGCACCAGCTCGGTGCGCACCGCCGCCCCGACGACGAGCCAGTTGCCGTACGGCAGGCACCCGCCGGTGCAGTCGTGGTCGTGGCCCGCGACGCGGGGCATGGCAGCGGCGGCCGACCGGTCGCCGTAGCCGCGGATGTACCGCACTGCGGGGGCCCGCACGTCAGCCGACCCGGCGGCCATCGCGGTGACGTAGCCGGGCTCCAGCTCGTCGTCGGCGTCGAGGTGGATGACCCACTCGGTGTCGACCTCGGCGACGGCGAGGTTGCGGGCCTCGTGGAGGGTGCCGGCGTGGACGTGGACCGCCGGCACCCCCAACGCCCGGGCCGACGGCAACGCCCGGCTGCGGGCGAGGTGTTCCCATTCCGGGCCGCCAAATGTGGCCACGCACACCGTCACATCCACCGGTGCCGCCTGCGGTTGAAGATGCGCCGGCCGATGAGCATGCGCCGCTGCTGGCCCCGGTACGTCTCGTCCATCGGCACCTCGGGGTGCCAGTTGGGGTGGAGGTGCTCGACGTGGGCGTCGGCGGCGAAGGCCCACGCGCCGCGGTGTTTGGCGGTGCCGACCAGCTCGTCGTCGACGTATTCGTGCGGGTACGCCTCGCAGTAGATCTGGCCCGGGCCGTCGATCGTGCCGTGCCGGTCGGCGTAGTCGCGGGTCACCAGCGAGTGGGTGGAGTGGTCGCCGGCCATCACCCGCGGCGAGCCGAGGTCGTTGGTGCCGACCACACCCACGCCGGGGGTGAGCACGGCCCGGCAGGCGTCGAGCCAGCCGGGGTGGAAGTGGAGATCTGACGCCCCGAGGAAGATCAACGGCTCGGTGCTGCCCCGGTAGCCGAGGTTGATCTTCCGGGCGTAGTCGCCGACCGGCACCCGCGTCACGAACATGTGGTCGGCGCCTTGGGCCTTGATGGCCGCCAGGACGTCGGTGTCGCCCTGGTGGACGACGAACAGGGCCCGGGCCTGGTCGGTCGAGGCGTGCAGAGACTCCAGCAAGGGCCGGACCCGATGGGCCCGGCCCAGCATGGGCAAGAGAACAACGCAGTCGACCGGCACTACGGGCCCTGCCCCGTGGTCAGGGCCCGCAGCCGGCGCACCTCGCCGATGAGGGCGGCGATGACGCAGTGGTCGGTGTAGCGAGGGTCACGCATGGTGGTGATCGACGGGCCACCGTCCGTGCCGTCGTCGTGGACCTCGGCGACGGCACGAATGTCTGAGCCGCCCAGCTCAGACATCAGGTCCAGCAGGTCCCACAGCGACGACCGTTCGGCCTCGGGGTGGCCATGGCTCCACGGGTCGATCGCCGCTTCGAGCAGGGCCAGCGTGGCCTCGTCGACCGGGAACGGCGGCAACGTCACGGTCACTTCGGCGCCGCCGCCCACGTGGCGCCGGGCACCTTCGCCGCGGCGATGCGGGCAGCGGTGGCGCTGCTCTTCGTCTCGGTGTGCCCGTCGGGGTAGGTGACAACGAACCGCTTGCCGCAGCTACACATGCACGGCCTCCCGCTCGATCTCGCGGGCCAGCTCGGCCGCGGCCCGGGCCCGCTCGTCGGCGTCGGGCCAGTCGAGGGCAGCGCCCAGCTCGGCCAGCAACGCCGCCGCGGTCACCGGCTCCTGCCCGCCGGCTGGCGGGGCCTCGCCGTCGGTGGCCGGGTCGGCGGGGCCGCCCAACGGAATGTCGTGGTAGGCGCCCGCGAACGCGATCCGGACCCGGTCGAACGTGACGTCGCCGGTGCGGTCGGCCAGGTCGGCGATCAGCGACATGTCCTCGGTGTAGGCGAGGGTCACGTGCGGCACGTACGGCTGGTGTTGGGGCGGGAACCCGAAGACGGCCTTGACGACGTCGGTCACCTGCTCGTGGGCGGCGGCGACCTGCTCGCCCGAGACGCCCAACACGATGCAGGGTTCCTTGTCTTCGGCCGCCGGGTTGAAAGCGTTGACGCTGAACGCATCCCCGACGATCGACAGCTCACCTTCGGCAGCCGTGTGCCACTCCGCGCACAGCGAGGTCAGGGAGTCGATGATGGCCTGCCGGCTGGCGGCGTTGATGTCGGCCGCCTCACCCAGGTAGACGAGGGTGAGGTGCAGCTCTTCGGGGGCTTCGCCGCCGTCGACGGCGAGGCGGGCCGCGTCGGCTTCTGACGGCACCAACGCCACCATCGCGCCGGTGTGCTGCACCGGCATCGGCATGTCTTCGCAGCCCGGCTCGCCGGGCTGGCAGTCCGGCGGGGGCTGCTGGTCAGGCGCGGGCTTCGAGTCGGCGGCGGCGGCCGCGGCCAGCAGCGGCCGGCGGAGCTCCGCCACGACCAGCGACGCGATCGTCGCCGCCACGCCCGCCAACTCCGGCTCGGGTGGCGGTGTCACGGTCACCGGGTCGAGAGGCGGCACCGCACCCGCCGCGATCAGGCTGTACTGGCGGCCGTCGCGGATGGTCGTCGCGGGAATCGGGAAGCCGGGCTCCTCCTTCGCCAACGCCAACACCTCGACCATCTCGAGGTGGCCCGCGTACTCGCGCCAGTCGGCCGACACCCGCTGCCGGGCCAGCACCGCCAGGTCGTCGTCGGTGGCGTCGTCGGCGATGATGCCCTGGACCCAGACGCCCACGCCGGCGTATTCGGTCGCCCGCACGTGCGCAACGGTGCGCATCTGGTCGTGGTGGCTGATCGTGTCGGTCAGCGAATAGTCGCGGCAGGCGTGGTCGTCGTTGCGGCGGCACTTGAGGTGCGAGCAGCCCGACCCGACCCGGCCGAGGCCGGTGGTGATGCGGCCGGTGGCCACCAGACCTTCGGCCGTGTCGAGCGGGTAGCGGTGGTACAGGGCGTAGTCGACCGAGGCGTTGGGGGCCTGGACACAGACGCCCTTGAACCCGACGTGGCACACGCCGAACGCGGCGGCGTAGCCGGCCACCCGCCGGAACGGCTCCCCGTCGCGGGGCGCCTCAACCGTCAGCAGCTGGTAGGGCGGGGCGTCGGCGGGGCCGGCGAACACGTCAGCCGGCAACGTGACCGGCCCGGCCGCGGCCGCGGTCAGCACCGCAAGCCGGCCGGCCGCGGCCGGCGCTGGCTCCGGTGCGGGCTGGGGCGCCGCGTCGGGGGCGGGTTGCTCGGCCGGGGCGGCGGGCAGCAGCTGGAATGGCCGGGCTTCGACGAACGCCGGAATCGCGACCAGTGTGGCGGCGGCGATCTCGTAGTCGGTGAACAGCATCTCGATGGGTGCCGGTTCGCCTGAGTCCATCTCCTGGCGCAGCAGCTCTTCCCAGTCAGCGTCAGTCAACGGGACGTCGGAGCCCTCCCGCACAAAGATCATTTCGGCGGCGCCGGCATCCACCGACGGGCCGATGATCTTCTTGGAGGTCAGCAGCATCGCCTCGGCGACGTCCTGGGTGAGGCGCGGCAACTGGGGCTGGTCGTCGAACAGCTCCCCTTCGGCCCACACCTCGCCCGACACCTCGTCGATGTCGAGCCGGTCGACGAGGCCAACCACAACCGAGGAATCGTGGCCCATCTCGTCTTGCCGCTGCCACTTCAGGGCCAGGGGCAGCGGCCGGGACCGGAACGCACCCTTGGCCATACGCCGCCCGTCGCCGGTCGGCCGGTTGATCGGCGCGAGCATCCCGCGCCAGCGCGTACCCATGATGGTTGTGCTCCCTTATGTGACCTGCGCGATTTGCTTGGCCCACCACGCGGCCGCGTCGGTGAAGCCGCGTCCGGTCATGTCGGTGGTCTCGCCCGGCCGCTCCAGGAGGGTTGAGCAGCGGCATTGGATGACGTTGTCGGCCGAGCCGGCCGGGTCGCCGGGGCGCATGAGGTGCTCGCCGTCGACCGTGAAGGGGGTGCCGAGCGGCACGCGTTGGCCGTCGGCGATGCGGTGGGCGGGCCGCACCCGACTGTCCAAAGTGGCCAACCACACCAGCTCGAAGTCGCCGCCCAGGGTGTCGGCGACGGCGCTGAAGGCGTCGGCCCGGCCGAACGACAGCGCCCCCAACGTTTCGGTGCGGGCGACGACGGTGGCCCGGCCCCGCCAGTTGGCGGTGCCGGTCGTGGTGAGCACGTCGTCGACCCGGGCCGCGATGGTCGGGATGGACTCGCCGGCCGCGGCGCCGCGGGCGACCTGGCGGGCGACGACGTCGTACACCTGCTCCGGGGTGCGGACCATCCGGTTGTGGACCTCACCCAGGTAGGCGGTGACCGCCGGCCGTTGATCGAACAGGTAGTCGCCGCCCAGCAGCTGCCCGTAGGGCAGGCCGACCGCGCCGCGTACGGCGCCGTAGACGACGCCGTCCATCAGCGACGACCACTGCGGGGCCTGCGCCCAGATCGCGTTCGGGTCGGGCAGGCCGCTGGCCAACACGCCGCGGTTGACTTCGACGAGCCATTCGGACAGCGACGACCACCAGGCCCGGTACACCTGCCGTTCGGCGGTGGCGGCGTCCAGCTCGGCCGCGATGCGTTCGGGCAGAAACGGGTCGACGCCGGTGCCGTCCCAGCCCGTCACTGCCCACCGCCGAGGATCTCGGGCTGGATGTCGAGGCCCCGGGCGAGGGACCGCACGGCCGCGTCTCGCAGCGGCCGCAGCTCGTCGGTCAGCAGGGGCGTCGTGTCGAACCGGAGCGAATGCTGAGTGGGGTCCAGGCCCGCGTCGGCCAGGGCTGGCCGCAGCACCCGGTCGGTGACCTCGGCCGCGGCCCGGTCAACCTCCGCGATGAGCCATTGGGCCGGGTCGTGGCCGTGCAGACAGGCGGCGGCCGCCTCACATTGGGCGGTCCAGTCGGGGCCGATCGGGTTGCCGTCGTGGTGGGCGTTGGCGTGGGTGTACAGCACGAGCGGGTCGAGGCCGTTGCGTTGCGCGACGGCCTGCGCAATGCCCCACGGGGTGTCGCTCATGCGGCGACCCCCAGTGCCGCGTCGAGGCGCCGGCCGGTGCAGGCGGCGTCGACGAGGTCACGCAGCAGGGTCGCCTCGTACGCCATGCCGCGGGTGAGGAGCTCGACGCAGAAGCCGTGCAGGAGGGTCTCAACACTGACCGGGTCAAGGCCGAGGTCGTCGGCGGCGGGGGCCAGCTCGGTCCAGGCGCCGCGCAGCACCCGTTCGGCGTCGGCGACGCTGACCGGGCCGCGTCGGGTGTGGAGCTGGTGGCGGGGCGTGTCGGGCCACTGGTCACGTTGGTAGTGGGTGACCAGCCGCACCCCGGCCAGGGCAAGGGCCCGCCGCACCGCCAGCCCCGCCACGGGCAGCAGCAACGCTGCCGTCGGGGCCGGCGCGGGGGCGGGCTGGGCCGGCGGGGGGGCCGGTTTGGGAGCCTCGGTGGGCTGGGTCGGGATAGCGCGGGGTTCCTGACCCGGGGCGGGCGGCGGCGGGCTGGGGGCGCCGGGCGGTGGGGCCGGCGCGACCACCGACGGCGGGGGCGGCGGTAGGCCCACCAGTTCCCTGATCGTCGGGTCGGTCAGCAGGGTCGGGTCAGCCACCAGGGCCCGCTCCGCGATGCGGCGTAGCCGCTCCCGCTGCGTGGGCATCTGCTCCGGCGTCCACGCGCCCGCGAGCACGGCCGCCTCGTCGGACAACAGGATCTCGGAGTGGTAGGCGAGGGCGTCGGTGGTGCGGTTCGGGCGGGCGGACAGGGGGCCGGTGTCGAAGTCGTACGAGTACAGGTCCGGGTCGAGGCCCATCGACTCGAGCGCCGGGCGCAGGTAGCCGGTGGTGAGGGCGTCGGCGATGCGGGCCAAGATCGGTTTGATCTGCGTGGTGATCGCATCGTCGCTCACCTGCCAGGCAGTCCAGTGATTGCTATCTGCCTGACCTAGGAGGATTTCTGGTGGTATGTCCAGGCCCTGGGCGAGGGACCGCACGGCCGCCTCACGCAACGGCAGCAACTGCTCGGACAGGTCGCTCCAGAACGTGACCAGCCTGATCTTGTCGACGACGTCGGGCGGGACGGTCACCATGATCGGCACGAGGGCTTCGGCGGAGGCCCGGTCCTGCAGGCTGGTCGCCATCGCCCGCATCAGCAGCCGTTGGAAGCCGTCGATGCCGGGCGGGTCGTCGGGCGCCCGAGGGAAGTCGATGCCCTGCGGCAGGGCGAGCAGGCCCGCGCCGGCCAACCGCGAGTCCAACTCGGCGAACTCGCGCTTGCGCAGGGCCTCGATCTCTCGCAGGTCAGGGATGGCCGAGCGGGTCGGCGAGTCCGGCTCGTCCGGTTCGGCCGGGTGAGGCGTCCACACCTGCAGCAGCAGGTCCACCCCGGGCCTAAAGATCATGTCGCCGCCGCCGTGCAGCAGCGAGCGGCGAATGATGATCCGGTCGCCGGACAGGCGAATCTGGCGGCCGCTCGTCACGAACCACAGGTCGTCGCCGTCGGGGCCGGCGTCGGCCTCGGCGACGATGAAGCCGTCACCCGGCACGTACAGGTTGATCGCCAGCAGTCGCAGCGCCTCGTCTTTGGCGGGGCCCTTACCGAGGGGGCCCTGCGCCAGGGCGCCGATCTCGGGGTCGTCGACCTCGCCGGTGATCTCGCCGGACTCGTCCAGCTCGGCCACGTACAGCCGGCACCGGCTGACGGAGTTGCCGACCCAGTTGCAGACGAACCGCAGCTGGGGGGTGATGTCGTAGAGGCGCCACGCCTCGGTCTGCCAGGTGCGGGAGCCGGGCCGCCAGGTACGCCACCCCACCCCCTCCATCTGGACCGTGGCGACCGAGGCGGTGACGGCCTGCATCGGCAACGTCGCGGAGGCGTGGGTGCCGCACCGGTCGGTGCCGGGCACGGTCCACCGGCGGCACTGGGCGCCGGTCGTGGTCGCGGTGCCGGTGCAGCGCTGGTTGAGGTCGGGCAGACGGTGGGCGGGCAGGGTCGCCACCGTCATGGCGTCACCGCGGCGTCGTCACTGTCGGGTGCGGGTTGAGGGGCCGGCCGGCCCAGCGGCGACACCATGCCGGCGACCTGGCTGAGCGCGAGGGCGAGGGCCGGACCCACCAGCCAGGCCCGCCCACCCCAATGCCACGCGAGGGCCACGGTGCCAGCCGCCACCCACAAGGACACACACCAGACGCAGGTCAGCAGGTATTCGAACGCAACGGAGAAGCGCCAGAGCGGAAGGTGCTCGACGATCCATTCACGGGCCGGCCGGCTGATCTCGTCGGCGGCGATGAGGCCGGTGATGCGGGCGACTGCCAGGGCATACACCACCCACGGCCATACCGACATAATCCTGACTATAGGGGCGTATCACCGGAAATCGTCCGGCGTTTGGCGGGGTTCACCGCAAGGCTTCCTGTTCAGCCCAGGGGCGACACCGTGGTCGTCGCCTCCGCCGACTGGCCGCCCAGCGGCGACACGGCACTGGTCGGCATCGACCCGGACGGGGTGGCGAACTGCGCCCCAATCGACGGGATCGGCAACAACGCGTAGGCGAGGTACACCGAGGCGTCGATGCGCCCGGGCGACAGCGGGTCGGTGGGCTGCCACGTCATCCACTCCCGCTCAAGGTCCACGAACAGGCCCCGCAGCCGCACCCGGTCCATGAACATCTGCTGGGCGATCGGCTCAGCCCGCAGCAGCTTGCCTTGCCGGGCCCGCACGACCCTGATCAGCGGGCACAGTTCCTCGGCGTCGATCTCGCCTTCGCGGGCCATCGTCGCCCAGGCAGTGCGCAGCACCAGCGTGGCCATGTCGCCGCCGTAGTTGGTCTCGACGACGATCACTGAGGCGCCGATGTCGTAGGCCAGGCGCACCGCGGCCAGCGACCACTCCTCCGACGACATGACCGCGGAGACGTCGTCGGTGATCCACAGCCGGCCGTCGTCGCCGAGGAAGCCGCCGATGATGCCGGCGACGTCGCGGCCCCCGCCCGACGGGTCAACCGCGACGGCGATGCGTTGCGGCTCGACCTCGGTCTTGGCGTCGCGGATGTTGCGCAGCACCTCGGCCGTCACCAACGCCCCAGCGGCGGGTTGCGGGTCGCCCTGGTACAGCGAATGCCAGTCCCGCACGAGCGAGCCGGCCTTCTTGCCCTGCCACCACGCCACCAGCGCCGCCGTGTCGCTGGTGCGGATCTTCGGGTGGGTCAGGGGCTCCCCCGGCTGGCGGCCGAGCGGGTCGACGCCGAAGCGGGGGTCCGCGATGGCGGGCAGGTGGACCACCTTCCACCGGCCGCCGTCTTCGATGCGGCCTTCCTCCTCGAGGCGCCGGCCGGCGAAGTCGTCGAGGTGCCATCGGGTCTGGACACAGATCACCGCCCCCATGTCGGGTTGCAGCCGGGTCGACGCGGTCGACGACCACCAGTCATGCACGGCGCCCCTGATGCGGGGCGACTCGGCTTCGGCCCGGTCAGCGTGTGGGTCGTCGACGACCAGGAGGTTCGCCGGGAAGCCGGACAGCCCACCGCCCACACCAATCGCCCGCAGGTGCGCTCCGGACTCCAGGCGCCAGTCTTTGGCCGCGTTGGAGCCGCGCAACGGGCGCAGCCCGTACTCGCCGCCGTGGGCGATGATCAACGCCCGGACGGCCTTCGACCGGGCCTCGGCCAGGTCAGCCCCGTAGGAGGCGATCACAACGTCGTCGGTGGGCCGGTTCGCGAGCCACCACATCACGCCCCACTCGCCGACGAGGGTGGACTTGCCGACCTGCGGGGGCGTGATCACGAGCAGCCGGTCATAGGCACCGGCCAGCACCCCCGCCATCGCCGCCCCGATCACCCGCAGGTGCGGGCGCATGCGGTACTCGCCGTCCAGCCCCCGCGCCATCGTCGCCGGGTCGACCAGCAGGTCACCCGCCAGGGACCGCTGCGCAGCCAGCAGCGTCGAATAGACCGTCAGGTCATCGGCGGTGGCCAGCTCGCCGGCCCGGTCGGGGCCCGTCATTCATCGTCGTCCCCACCGGCCGACGCCCGTGACCGGCGGGCCACGGCCGCGGTCAGGTCCGCGATCGCGGAGCGGCGTTGGTCCGCCGTCATCGCCGCCAGCTCGGCCAACTGCACCGCGAGGGGGTCGCCGCCCGGGCCGGTCACCGCCACCGTCAGCCCCGGGTCGCCGAACAGGGCCCGCCGGTGCCGCATGACGACGTCCAACATGCGCACCAGGTCCGCCGGGTCCAGCTCCTCGGGCAGCAGCGTCTGGAGCCGGCCGGCGACCTTCCCGACGGCGGCGTTGAGCAGGGCACTGTCCCGTTCGGCGGCCTTGCGCCGCTCCTCCAGCCACACCTTCTCGTGCAGGTCGTCGCGGTGCCGGTCTTGGGCTTCGGCCCGCTCCACCCACCGGTACGCGGCCGCGACCGCCCGCACGTAGGCCGGGTGACGTGCAAGGGTTTCGGCAACCTTGCGCAGGGTGCGGCCCCGCCCCGCGTCGAGGTAGAGCCGGAACTGGTCGTAGCGCAGCGTCGTCTCGTCGGGTTGCCGGTCCCAAGGGTCACGGCCCGGGTCGAGCGGCAACGTCGGCAGCGTCACAGAAGGCACGGCCCGCCGCCTTAGTCGGCCGGGGCGAGGGCGGCCCGGCGGGCGTCGCCGCGGGTCAGCTCCTCGTCCGGGCTGCCACAGTCGGCGACCTTCGTCCGGAAGTACGACACGACGCTGATGCGTTCGGCGCCGCAGTCGGGGCACGCGCCGCGGGCCTCCCGCCCGCACTCGCACACGATCACGGTGTTGCCGTGCCAGTCGTGGGCGTCCATCAGGATCAGATCGCCGTCGTGCAGGTCGACCCCCACCCGCCAGGCGGGGAACACGAGGTGGCCGCCGATGTAGGAGCCGCGGCGCAGCACCCCGATCGTGGAGAACCCCTTGTCCAGGTCGCCCTTGTCCTTGTGGACTCCGGTCGGGTAGGTGTTGTTGACCGTGACGGTGCTGAACGGGGTGCCGGGCACGACCCACGCCGGGTCGGTGCGGGCCGCCTCGGCGAGCTGGGCGGCGTAGCGGTCCGGTACGTGCTGGGCGAAGTTGGCGGCGACCTCGGCGAGCAGCGGCTGCAGGATGCGCCACTGGGGCAGGTTCTCGCCGGTCCAGGCCGTCAGCCGGCAGTAGCGGATCTGCCCCATCGGGTCGACTGCCCCGATCACGGCCGACGCGGTTTCGAGGGCGTAGGAGCGGCGCACGTTGCCGCCGCGCAGGCGCCGCGTGCCCGACGCGGCGCCGCGGTTCTTGGTCAGCCGGTCCCGCAGGGAGTGCAGCACCTCGTACACGGCGGGTTCGGCGACCTGTTCGGCCAGGGCGCCGGGAAGGTAGACGCACAGCGGCCGCCCGTCCGGTTTACGGACCCGGGTCGGCCCGGTCAGCAGCACGTCGTAGTCGGCCGGGCCGAGCACCCGCCCGCTGAGGTGCTCCCGGATGGCGTCCTCCGACACCCGCGTGCGGAGTCTCACCTCTGTGTGGACCGTCGTCATCTATGCCTCCGGTAGGGCCGACAGGGCCGGCACGGCGGTCCTGAGTTGCGTCACCAGCTCGTCGACCGGGTCGGCCGCGTCGAGGCTGGTCACAGCCAGCCCGGCGGCGGCGGCCGCGGTGGCGAGCCGGGCGGCCTTCGTGGCGCGGCCGCGTCGCCAGGCGTCGTTCTGGGTCGAGCCGCGCCACCCGCACCGCTCGTCGAGCACCTCGGCCGGGGCGTTGAGGTGGGCGAGGGTGACGGCGTAGCCGCCCGCCGCGGCGGCCCGCAGGAACCCCATATGGGCGAGGCGGTCCCCTTCGGCGAGCAGCAACGCCGGCCCGCCGCCCTGCACCCACCGGCACGCCACCGGCGACACCGCCATGCCGAGGGCGTCGGTGCCGGGGAACCCGGCCCGGTCACGGCCCAGCTCGGCCCCGACCACGCTCCCGTCGGCCGGGTCGATCAGCCGACTGTGCGGCACGGGCAGGTCGGCCGGGGCCCGTTCGCAGCCGGCCGTCAACGCCGCCATCAGGGTCGACTTGCCCGCGCACGGCGGCCCGGCCACGTACAGCAGCTCCACGTCACGCCGCCGCGTCCTCGCCCGCCACGATCGCCGCGCGGGTGCGTTCGTCGGCCACCACATCCACGACGAGGTGGATGCGGTCGATGCCGGCCCGGTTGGTGACGGCGTGGGGTTTGCGGGCGTCGAGGTACCACATTGACCAGGCCGGCAGGTGCCGGTCGGTGCGGCGCCCGTCGAGGTTCCACGCCGACATCGTGATCTTCGGGGCGGTGACGAGCGGAATGTGGAACCGGACGATCTGCCCGTCGCCGGTGCCGGCGGCCCGGTCGGTGACGTCGGTGTGGCGGGCCAACGCGCCGCCCTTGCCGTCGCGGCCAGCCATGCGCAGCAGCCGGACCCGCTCCAGCCCGGGCCACCAGTCCACCGACTCGATCATGTCGACGATCGCCGGGCACCGCTTCGCCAGCACAGTCCAGTCGCACCGGTCGTACTGCTCGGCCTCCGGATGCGCCGCCCACCAGCTCTTCGACATCTCGGCCGGCTTGATTCCCCACGTCGGGTCGGCCGGGTTGAACCCGCGCAGCGACACCGCAGCCCACGACCCGTCGGAGTAGAACGGGAAGTCGTCGTGCCAGGAGTCGATCGCGGCGGCCTCGGCGGCCATGCGGGCCCGCAGCGGCGCCAACACGGTCAGCGGGATACGCACCAGGGTCGCCGCGTCGACCTTGTCGGTGGGGGTGCCTGTGCCGGGCCGCCCCCAGCAGGCGATGATCTCGCTGGCGGCGGAGATCCGCACCGCCCGCACCTCCCGGCCCTGCGCCCGCAGCTGCGCGGTGATGTTGGTGTCCTCGACGTAGGCGTAGACCCAGTCGAAGCGGTCGAGGTCGGGCAGGGTGGCGTCCGGGTCGGCGGCGAGGTGCGTGATGACGCGGGCCCCGCCCAGCAGCAGATAGGGCCGGCCGGTGAAGTCGCGGCGGGTCGAGTCGCGGGTCAAATGCCGCGACGCGGCCGCCACGCCGGGCCACTCGTGCCACCCGTCGCCGGCCTCGACCAGGCGGGCAATCTCGGCCGCGGTCGGGGTGGCGAACGCTCCGGCGGCGAAGCGCCGCGAGTAGGTGCCCATGAACCGGGCCGCGGCCCGCGGGTCGGTGGTGGCGGTGTTCATACGGTGGCCCCTTCCAGGGGTGTGGTGATCGCTCCGGTGTCGCGGTAGGCGCGGGCCAGGGCCTTGTCTGGGCCGGGCGGCACGTCGCACCAGGGGGCCGGGACGACGGCCTGCAGGGCGCGGCGCAGGTGGCCGCGGTGCGGGTCGGGCAGCCCTTCGATCTCTTCGCGGATCATGGCGATGTGCTGGCCCGGGTAGTAGCGGCCCTTGCACATGACCTTGAAGTCGCAGATGACGGTCTCGAAGTCCCACCACGTCAGGGCCACCCCGGCGGCGGCGAGGGCGGCGCGGCAGTCGGCGGCGACGGTGTTGAGCCACTGCGGCGACGGGGCCGGGGCGCCGCGGTTGTAGAGCCGCTCGAGCGACTCGCGGGGGCCGCTGGACTCCCACAGGTAGGCGTCGGGCGCCTCGACGGGCAACCCGCCGACCTTCGCGACGAACTCGCACCACTCGAACGCGGTCTGCCGGCCGACGCCCCACACGCGGCGCAGGTACGGGATGAGGGTGCCGAACGCCTCGGTGGGGGTGGCGCCGGGCGGCACTGCCTCCCACAGCCACGTCGACTGGGTCTGGCCGTGCAGGTGCGCCAGGTATGAGTCGAGGTGCTGGGTGATGCGGCCGCCGCGCAGGTTGCGCCTCTCGCGGGACAGGGGCAGCCCCCGGGCAAAGGTGTGGTCGAGGTCGGAGCTCCAGGCGGCCGGGGTGGGCCACCGGTCGCGTAGCCGCCACGTCGTGCCGAGGTCGTCGGTGGCGTTGTACAGCTTGACGGCCCACAGGGCCTCTTCGTCGTCGAGGTAGCCGCCGCGGTGGAGGTGCTCCAAGATCGCCGCCCACGGTTCGATGTCGGCGGCGGCAACCTCGAGCCGGGCGAACATCACCAGGTCGGCGAAGGCGTCGCCGTCCATCACTGCGCCCAGCCGGCGTGGCGGGCGAGGCCAGCGCCGGTGATGGGGTTGGGGTCGTGGCGGGCGTCGAGGACCGCGGCCAGCACCCGCATCGCCCGCAGGGCGATGTCGGCGGCGCGCAGGTCGACGCCCAACACTTCGCGGGCGTCGGCGACGAGGCGGCCGAACTCCTCCCGGTCTTCGCGCGGGTAGACCAGGATCACCTCCGAGAAGCCGCCGGCCCGGTCGACGGCGGGCTGGTAGCCGGCGATGCGTTCGTCACGCACGGCCTCCTGCTCGTCGGTCTCGGCGTAGCGGGCCCCGGTGGCCGGCACAGCGTCGTGGATGATCGGGCCCGGGTCGAGCAGCATCAACAGGTCGTCCAGCTCGCCCGAATCGAAGCCGGTCAGGGCGGCCAGGTCACCGTCGGCGTCGACGAGGTCGGCCAACATGCGGGCCAGCTCGGTGTCATCCCAGGCGCCGTTGACGGTGAGCTTGTTCGCGGCGATCACGTACGCCTCGGCTTCGGCGTCGGTCGCCGACGCCCAGCCCCGCACGACCGGCACCAGCCACTCCCCCGAGTCGGCGTCGACGCGCACCCCACCCGGCAGGCCGGGCCGGCCCACGACCTCTTCGAGGGCGGCCGCCGGCAGGGTGGCGAGGTAGTGGAACTGGTCGAGGCGGCCGTGGCCGGAGACGAGCTGGCCGGTGCGCTCGTCCAGCACCGGTAGGTCGGCGACGCCGAAGCGGGCGAGGCTGGCCCTGATGCCGGTGGCGTCGTGCTGTTTCGGGTTGCGGGGGGCGCGGTGGATGGCTGAGAGCGGCATGTACTCCACGCGCCGCTCGGTTGCCGGTGTGGTCACGATGCCCCCCGTGGTAGCGCGGCGCGGCACCCCCGCCGTCTTGGGGTGATTCGTCCGTCTTTTGCCCGAGATGGTAGACGCGCGGCCGCAGGCCGGGCAGCCGATCAACGCAAAGGGCCGCCGCCCGGGTGACCCGGGGCGGCGGCCCTTTCGTGCGGTCAGCGGGCCGCTTTGCTGAGCCGGCCCGTCTTGGTGAGCTTGGCGCTGGTCCACTCGGTCGGAGCCGACGGGAAGCAGACCGTGCACAGCGCCGGGCCGCGCAACGCGACGGCGTCGGCCTCGGTCTGGCCCGACAGCTCGGGCAGCCACCCGAAGGTCGTCGACCACCTGCACGTCTGGCAGGACATCGACGAGTGGATGTGCCCATCGCTCGAGGTGACGAGGAAGAACCGCGACCAGGGCCGACGGGCGAACTCGTCGTCGAGGGGCGTCTTCGCGACGATGATGCGGGTGTACTCGGCGTCGCAGGCGTCGAGGGCGGCCAGCCGCCTCTCGGCGTACTCGACGTTCCACGCCTCGACCTCGCCCGCGTCGAGGCGGCGGCGCTGCTCCCCGATTGCGGCCTCATCGGTCATGTGGTTGACGTAGTGGCCCTTCTGGGCCCAGCTGCCCCGGACGTACTCGCGGGAGCCGACGGCGCTGTGGATGGCGTTGAGCGCGATCTCGTAGGCGTGGTCGTTGGCGAGGCGGGCCATGTAGAGGTCGGCCAGCATCTCGTCGATCTCGCGGGGGGTCATCGTGCTCGTGTTCATCTCGGCTCCCTCATCCTGTGTATCCCTAAGATACACCCGTGTCCCTAGGGACACAAGGGGCGGGGTTGGCGAGATCGAGCAACACGTCCGCGTGGCACGGCTCCCCCGGCAGCCCTAGGTCTAGCTCGGCGTAGGCAGCCATGCGCGCCAAGATCTGGGGTCAGAGCCGCGTAGTCAACGGGGCGCATTAGCGATCTCCAAAAGAACATCGGCATGACAGGGCATCGGTCGGCCGCGGCTGTCGACGAGCGGGCACCAGCACATCAGGTCCCGCCCGGCCAGCTCGGCCCGCACCAGCTCGACGAACGTTGGGCTCTCGGCCACCAGGGTCCGGAACAGCCACACCGCCTCAGCCGCGTCGGCGGCGGCCCGGTAGCCGCGCCACGGCCGGCCGACCCGGTACGGGTTGCACCACTGGCCGGGCCGGGTGACGTCGACGACGCCGGCCGGCTTACGCCAGCCGGCCGTACGCCGCCGCCACACCCGCTCAGGCACGCGGCGCCTCGTCGACGGGGCACAGGGTGCACCAGGTGTAGTCCATCGCCGCGACGTCGTCAGGCGTGAGCCGGACGCCGCCGGCCGTCATCGACCGGTGGCACCCGTCGACGGTGAAGCCGGCCGGGCCGGCGCGGTGCAGGGTGGTGCCCTTGCGGGTCGTCGCCGTCCAGTACGGGTACCGGGCCAGCAGCTCGGCCGCCTCGGCGACGACGTCGCTGTACTCGTCGGTGTGCCCGCACGGGTTGGTCCACACGTCGACCGAGTAGTGCGCGCCGTCGTCGCACTGGTTGAGGTTGCCCGGCTCGCCGCGGCGGCCGCCGCAGACCGTGCAGAACGCCGAGATCGTGACGACCCGCACGACCGGGTTGGTGAGGCCAAAGCCCCATGGCGCCTCGGCTGAGCGGTCACGCACCCGCACCGTCATCGTCTCGGCCGGCCACGGCGCCGGCTCTGCCTCGTCGTCGACCGCGAACGTGATCGAGTCCACGCCGAGAATGCCGGCGATCGCGTCCCGCGCGGCCGGCTCGTTCATCTCGGCGAAGGCCCGCGCCAGGGCGGCCTCGGCTTCTTGCTTGGTGACCATCAGGGGTTGCCTTCCTGTGCGCGGCCGGTCGGGTCCGGCCGGACACGGACTGGCGCGACCTCGACGGTGCGCGCCGGCCCGTGACCGGCGGGGCCTACTCGGCCGGGGACAGCCAGACGGCGTACGAGAACCACGCCTCGACGAACACGCCGGCCGGGTAGCCGGTTGGCTCTGGCTCGGTGGCCAGCTCGACCGCCACGGCCTTGCCGAGGGCCGGCTCATCGGCGGCGAGGGTCAACAGCTCCTCGTCGACGCCGCCGACGCCGGCCCGGTACGCCCACTCGTACGGCCCGTCTTCCCACATGACCATCCAGCCGAGGGCCGGGTTGAACTGGTGGCCCGGCGGCAGCAGTTGCGGGCCGTCGTAGCCGGCCTCGAGGTAGTGCCGGTACTGGGCCTTGACCGCGGCCAGGGCGGCGTCGGCCTGCTCCTGGGTGATCGTCCGGATGGGTTCGAGGGTCAGCGGGTCGCCCGCGTGCAGCCCCCACCGGACCCGGTAGAGCTGGCCGTCGATGGCGATGGGCTCGTCCGTCTCGGTCAGGGCCCGGCCGACCAGGTCGTCGCCTTCGGGGGCCTGCGTGTCGACCAGGGCCAGCTGGACGGTGGTCGGCAGGCTGGGCGCCGACCAGATCTCGGCCCGGTACCGCAGTCCGTACGCGCCGGGACGCCGGAGCGCGACCCGCTCGTCCGAGGCGCGGACGGTGACCCGCGCGCCCGGGTCGGTGATCTCTTTGGTGGTGAAGGTGATCATGTGGAGCTCCGTTCAGGAAGGGGGCGCCGGACAGCTCCGGCCGGACACGGACGGGCGCGACCCTGCAGGGGGTTCACGCCCGACCGTGACCGGCCGGGGCTACTGCGCCCGCTGCGCCGTGCGCCGGGCTACCTGGTCGGGGCCGAGCGTGACCTTGCGGGGCTCTTTGGGGGCGTCGGGGAACATCGTGCGCTTGGCTTCGGAGAGCACCTTGCGCAGCGCGACGAGGGTGGCCACGAGGCCGTTCAGCTCGTCGGCGCTGACCGCGGTGAGGCTGGAGGGCCGGCCGTCGATGGCGTTGACCTCGCCCATGGTCCGGTCGAGGTTCGACTGGATCCAGTAGCGGCGCGTCTCGATCTGACGCTCGGTCGAGGTGATCTCTTCGATCAGGGACAGCACGAACCGCTGCGCCCCGGTTGGGCCCGTCTCGGTGGTGCACAGGCTGGCGAAGTCGAAGTCGAAGCCGAAGGCCTTCGCGATCTCGGTGGAGCGGGACTCGTGGGTGCTGGTGGCGGTCATTTGGCTCTCCTCGGTTGGTGTTGTCTCTAGGATACACTAGTGCCCTAGAGGACACAAGGGTGTCTCTAGGGCACTTGCGGCAGATCAGACCCGCACTCGCCGAACGAGCGGCCGGGACTGCTCCACGACCGGGTGCTTGGTGCCGGCGGTGCCGCCGAACCACAGGTCGCCGTAGAAGCGGCCCGTCCGGCTGTTGAGCCAGTTGAACAACTCTTCGGCGGTCCAGCCCTGCCTGTTGACCTCGGCCAGCAGCCACGTGTCGGCCTCGGTGACCCGGTCGGGCTGCGAGGGGATCTCCGGGTCGGTGCTGTTCAGGGCTTGGCTGCGGCGAGCTAGGTAGCCGTACCCGCACCAGTCCTCGTTGTCGTAGGCGTGCTCGATGTCGGCGAGGGTGCGGGCGTCGTTGCGGCGGGCGATGACCCGGGTGCCGGGCTGGCCGTCGGCCTCGAACGAGCCGCACACGGTGCAGCGGCGGCCGCGGGCGAGCGAGTTGAGCGACTCGCAGACGGTGCAGCAGGTCGTACCGTCCGGGCTGGTCTCGAACAGGGCGTCGGCGTCGGTCGCGATCGTCTGGGTGAAGTTGATCGTCATGGGGGGCTCCTCATCGCGTCGTCTTGTGTCTCTAGGATACGGCAGTGCCCCAGAGAACACAAGGGGTTCTCTAGGGCACGTCGGACGAACCGGTCAGGCGGCGCGGGCGATGCGGTGCGTGGACGTCTCCGCGAACGGGCTCACGCCCGCCGGCATCGGCTGCCCCGCTCCCGCCGCGTCCCAGCTCGCGCCGTGGAAGCGAAGGCCCCACTGGTCGCGCTGGAGCTCCGTCACGGTGAAGGTGCCGAACCAGTCCAGGTGCGGGTAGGTGACCGCGACCCGGTCGCCGACCTTGACGTCGAGGAGCGTTGCGGGGTCCGTCTCGTAGTTGGCCTCGTCGTGCTCGTCGCTGGTCGCCGGGTACAGGAACCCGCCCCGCGCCACCAGCCGCATCGTGGTGTCGCCGGCCGGGATCAGCAGCAGCTGGCCTTCGCGGCGCTCGATGACCCGGGTGCCTTTGAACGGGTCGCTGTCGGCCTCGTACGAGCCGCAGATGCCGCAGGTCTCGCTGCTCTCGTCGCCGGCATACATGCTGGGGTACGACTCGCTGGCGATCGAGTCGACCGAGCCGCACACGGTGCAGCGCATCGTGCCGTCGTTGTCGATCTGCTCGAACAGGGCGTCTTCGCCTTCGGTGAAGGTGCGGGTGGTCGTCATGGTGGGCTCCTCGCCTCGTCGTTGTGTCTCTAGGATACAACAGTGCCCCAGAGAAACACAAGGGGTTCTCTGGGGCAAACCGGACGCAAGGCCCGGGGCGCTTCAGTCCTGGCAGACCGGGCACCAGCCGTGTTCGCCGACCGCGTCGCTGTGGCCGGCCCAGCCGCAGCCGTAGCCGTCGACGTCGTACAGGTCTCGCACGTTGTCGGGTCCGGCCATCGGGGCGGCCGCGTCGATGCTGTAGCGGCCGCGGCGGTCGAAGTCCAGCCGGTACGCCAGACCCGACTCATCGAGGGTCGCCCAGAACACGACGCCGGTGACCCACTCGGCCCGGTTCGCGGCGAGCATCTCGCGGGCCTGCCGGCGGGCCTCGGCGAGGCTGACCGTGACGCCACCCTCGGCGAGGTGCTGGGCGTAGGCGGCGACGTCGGCCGGGTAGGTCTTGACGGTCCGGCCGACCCGGACGCGGATCGTGGTGGTGTCGAGCATGGCTGCCTCCTCGGGCGGCGGGCCGGGGCGGGGCGCCCCGGCCGGGGGGGGTCTAGTGGGCGGCGACGGCGTCGGCCACGATCGGGCTGAACGACTCGGCCCGGACGCAGCGCAGCTCGACGGTGGCGGTGAGGCGCAGCCGGTAGCGGATCGGCGCGGGGGCCGGGCTGCCCCAGAACTCCCACTCTTCGTCCCGGGCCGCACACTCGGCGCAGGGGTCAAGGACGTCGGCGTCGCACACGCCGATGTAGGTGGCCTCGCCCCGGGCCTCTTCGATCGAGCCGTGGTAGATGACCTTCTGGCCGGGGGTGGCGGGGTGGGTGTTCATGGGGGCCTCCTGTGGTTGGTATCTCTAGGATACGACAGTGCCCCAGAGAACACAAGGGGTTCTCTGGGGCAATATCGGACGAACCGGTCAGCCGGTCTTGACGACCTCCCGGGCCAGCACCAACGCGCGGCGCTTGAGCGGCTCGGGCTGCAACAGCGTCCGGTTGAGCTTGCTCTCCCACGACTTCGCCCGGCGGACGTGGTCGGCGTACTCGACGCCGGCCTGCACCAGCCCGTACGCGGTGTGGGCGACGCTGGCGGTGGTCTCGGAGGCCAGGATCTTCCGCATCAGGCCGCGGGAGGTCTCGATGTTGTTGGCGACCCGCTTCGACACCAGCGCCTCGGGCGGCGTGCCGATGAACAGCCGCACGAACTGCTCCTGCTGGGCCGTGGTGACGGGCATGCCGAGCAGATCGGTGGCCAGCTCGATGTAGTCGGCGATCTCGCGCCGGGCGCCGGTGACGGCCTCGCGGGCCTCGGTGACCCGGTCCTTCCAGTTCTTGGTGTGGCGGAAGGTGAAGGTTGCCTTGGTGCGCTCGCCCTCCATCTCGGCCGCCCGGAACGTGTTCATGCACACGATGCGGATGGCGGTGGCCCTCAGGGCGCAGGACCCCATGCCGTCGTGGCGGTTCGTGATCGCGAGGTACGGGTAGGTGACCGTGTTCGGGTCGCCGGGCAGGGTGATCGGTTCGTCCAGCCGGGCGAGGCACCACACGGCGCGGCCCTCGTCGAGGCTGCCGGCCGTCTCGTACTTGACGTTGGTCTGGGCCAGGACGGCCTCGATGATCCCGCCCATCGCCTCGTGGTCGATGACCTCATAGGTGTCCGACGTGTAGCCGAGGGTGCGGCGGGTGTCGGAGCGGTAAACCCGGCGGTACTCGCTGTCCGTGACATAGATCGGGAAGCCGTCGCCGTCGATGCCGTCGAGGTACTTGGGCTCCTCGGCGAGCACATCCCAGTCGATGCCGGCCTGCTCGCGGGCCTCGGCCCAGGAGCCGGGGTACTCGGCGAGCACCTGGCCCTGCTTGTGCCACGGGACCTCGCGGACCGAGTACATCGTGTCGACCTGTGCTGACATGGCTTGCTCCTTCTGTGGGGGTCTGCGTCTGTATGTCGTTGTCCCTACGATACATCCGTACCCCAGAGATAACAAGTCCCTGTTTCGCCCCTTGTTATCTCAGAGACAATCCGGCACACTTGGGAGCATGACGAAGACGACTACGCCACCCGACCCGGCCGCCGTGGCGGTGGCCGCTGAGGCCAAAGCCGCAGCCACAGAGGCGCTTCAGGCGATGCCGGCCCGCCGGGCACAGTTGGAGCGCGACGAGCTGGCGGCCGTGGCCGCGGCCCGGGCGTTGAAGCCGAAGCCCATGACTTGGGATGAGATCGCGGATGCGCTGGGCACCAGCCGCCCCTACGCCTGCCGCCGCTTCGGCCACCTGCTCACCGTCACCGTCGCCCCGGCGGCGCCGGACGAGCTGGCCCGCACCCGGCGCCGGTGATGGCGACCGCGCTGGATCTGCCCGTGCCGGGCTGCGTCGATGGCATCCGGGTTCATCCGGAGTGGCGCGGCTCGTTCGTGACGGGCTGGCTGTTCACCTGCCCCCTCCGCTGCGGGCTGGGCGGCGTGCACCGGCCGGGCCGCAGCGAGACGTTCGACAGCGAAGGTGAGGCAGTCGACCGGGCCGGCGACCATTGGACCCGCCACGAGCAGGAGCGCTAGCCCATAGCGGCATCGATCTCGTCCTGCTCCAGCCCGTTCACGACGAGGTGGGCGCGGATGACCGCGTCGGAGTGTTGTGAGGCCCTGGCCCCCGCCACGGTGGCGGCCAGGGCCTCACGCCGTTCCCGCAGCCGGGCGATCGCGGCGACGACGGACAGGGCGGCCAGGCCGAGGTCGCGGCCCGTCACGCCGGCCGGGGCCGGGGTTGCGCCGTTGCCCCCGCTCTCGCCCGGGCGCGCGCCCGCGTGCGTGTGAGGGCCGCCGTCGTCGCGGGTGACCGGCGACGGGTTCGTGAACACTGACCCGGACACGGGGGTCGGTTTGGTCGAGGCCATCACAGCTCCTGGTCTTCGATTTGGGCCGTGAGGGCCCGCAGCTCATCGAGCACCCCGACGTAGTCGCCGGCCTCGGCGCGGGTCAGGGGTCCGGCGTAGCGGGTGTACACGGCCAGCTCGCGGACCTCGCTGTCCAGCACCGGTATGCCGCTGATCGGGGGCGGGGCGGCGGCCAGCTCGGCCCGGGTCCGTTCGGCGGCGGGCGAGCGCAACGCGACCTTGGTGAGCAGCACCACCGGCCACACCGGCTGTTCGGTTAGCACGCTGCCGCGGCGGGCCGCCTCCACTGTGGCCGGTAGCCGCTCCAGCTCGATCGCCCGGGGCGCGAACGGCATCACCAGCAGCGGCGCAACCCGGCAGGCAGCCTGCAGCAGGGTCAGGTCGGCGCCGTCGGGGCCGGTGTCGATCAGCACGTGGTCGTAGTCGGCGGCGAGACGGCGCGCGTTGGCGAGCAGGCCCAGGTCGTGGGTCGCCCAGGGCACCACCCGCCACGGCAGCTCCCCGCCCCCCTCGAGGTACCGCCCGGCCAGGCTGTACAAGGTCTGCGAGTTCGGGTCGGCGTCGATCACCAGCACCCGCCAGCCCTCGTCGGCGAGCAGCGACGCCAACGCCCACGTCGTGGTCGACTTGCCGACGCCGCCCTTGAGGGCGGCGACGGTGACGGCCAGGCGTACCCCGGCCCGGGCGGCCCGGGCCGCTAACGCAGCGTCCACTGAGGACTGGGCGACCCATTGGGTGGGTGGGGTGATGCGACGCAGCCCAGGGTCGGCGTCGTCGGCGCCGCCGTGCAGGTCGCCGCGGGCGAGCCACAGCCGCACAGTGGAGTCGGGCACGCCCAGCGCCGCGGCAGCATCGCGCACGCTCAGGTGCCGGTCGGGTCTCGGCACGGTTGGGTCCTTCGGGTGTTGGGTGATGTTGAGTCAACCACCCCGCCCCCCAAAGCCCTAGGAGCGGCCTGCCTGGCTCGCCGGCACGGTTGCCTGGGGTCGGGCCGCTCGGGCCTCAGCGGCCACTACGGCCGGCGGGAGCGGCGTTCCTGACGTGACCTCCCACCGCGCCGGCATCCGGGCGGCGTAGTCGGTGGCGCCGGCCAGCCAGCCCGTCGACCAGACCTGGTCCACGACCCGCCGTATCTGCCGGTACCACTGCTCGGCGGTGGGCTCCCCGGTCAGGGTGCGGGGCGGCGGCCCGGTCAGGGCCGCGACGAGCGCGACGAGGTGGTCGGGGGCGTGGTGCCAGTCGCCCGGCGACGCCGGCAACGGCTGGGTCATGGCGCCCCGTACAGGCCGGTGCGGCAGGCGGTGCAGCCGGTCAGGGTGGCGATGATCGGGGAGGTCTCGTCGGCCCGAACGTGGGTGTCGACGCGGGTGTCCTGGCCGCACTGGTCGCAACGCAGGCCCCGCTCGACCTCGGCCAACACGGTGACGATTGAGGTCCCGCCGCCCATCTCGTCAGGGTCGGGTCGGCGTGGCGCGATCAACACGCAGGTACGGTACGGCCCCCGGCCGGGCGGCGGCGGCGGTGGCGCGCGCCGGGTCGCCCGATCGGGGGCCGCGGGAAGGGTCAGCGTTCGCCGGTCACGGCTGCCCTGATCAGGGCGAGGCAGCCCTGCGGGTCGCTGGTCAGGCCGGCCCCCACCCGCTGGATGGCTTGGGCCCGGTCCGTGTAGCCGAGCTGCTTGAGCATCGCCTCGTCGTTCAGGGCCAGGGCCACGGCAAGGGTTTCGCCGGTGGACCAACCGCGGTACTGGCCACCGTGGGCGAGCACGTCACGGGCCCGGATGGCGGTGTCGCGGGCGAAGCTGCCCGGCAGCAGCCGCTCCAACGCCTCGTCCATGACCTGCCCTCGGGTTTCGGCTTCCTCGTTTTCCCGGATCTTGGCGTCCTCCTCGGCGGCCAAGCGGCGGCAGCCGTCGACGTGGCCTGACTCGCAGTCAGACGGGTAACCGTCGTACGGCCCCCGGTCGGTGACGTGCGCGCCGCAACCCAACGGCCCGCCGCAGTACCAGTAGACCCGCAGACCGGACCAGTTGCTGTCGAACCCGACCGCGGCGGCGGTCAACTCGTAGGCCCGCTCAACCCGCGAGTGCTCGCCGCTCCAGGGGATCTCCAGCAGGTTGCCGTACGGCCGTGGACGCGAACACGGCGACGGTGACCATCACCAGGTCAACGGTGAGGGCGGCCCAGGCCCAGCTGAGCGGATCTGTCCAGGTGCCGTTCCACCGCTCGACCGGCCACCAGGCCAGCACCACGGCGGGCGGCACCACGAACAGGGCCAGGTCATGCCACAGTCCGCCGAGGCGCCACAGCGGCAGCCCCCAGTAGCGGGGCGGCGTTTCCCAGCGCAGCAGCCGGCCCGGGTCGACGTCATCGAGTTCGGCGGCCAACTGGTAGCGCAGTTCGCTGCGCAGGTAGTCCCTGGCCCAGGCAATCTTGCGGTCGTTGCCGAGGTACAGCCAGCCCAGCACCAACGTTCCGGCTGCCACGCCGAGCAGCAGGTCCGGCTGGCGGATCGTGATAGCGGTGTAGGTGACGACGCCGATCACGGCCATGGTGGCGTAGACGAGGGCGTCGCGGGTCTTCAAGCGGTCGTTCTGTTCGGCCTTGATGGCCCGGTATTCCTCCAGCAGCACCGCGGCGGTGGTGGTCATGCGGACGGTCCTCTCGAGTCGGGGGTGGCGTCGTACAGGGCCGCGGCGGCTTGCAGCCGCATCAGGAACAGGCTCATGACCTGCGACACCACGAGGGCGCCCAGCTCGTCGCCGGTCTCTTTGAACGCCTGGACCATGAGCGCCCCCGGGGCGAGCGCGTCGCGGCCGGCGGCGTTGGCGAGGAGCTGCTCCAGCTCGCCGCCCAACACGGCGTGGGCGTCGTCGAGGTTGAGGGGCGTTGTGGCCGGCCTCGGCCGGGCCGGCACCAGCGCCGCCGGGGGGGCGGCGTAGAGGTGCTGCTGATGTTCGGTGCACCAGTACTTGCCGTCGTCGGCGCCGGCCGGCAGCAACGCGGTCGGGCAGCGGCTGCCGTCGGTGTGGTACCAGCCGTCGACGCGGTTGACGCTGCGGCGCCGCTCGTACAGCACCTCGCCGCCGGGCAGCGCCACGATCGACCGGACCCGCCAAGCCTGGACCTGGAAGGTGCCGTCGCAGCCGGCCTCGTCGTCGTGGGTGTGTGAGCACCGCAGTGTGAGCGTGGCGGTGGCGCTGGCGTCGGCGGCGAAGCTGGCGACCAGCTCGTCCCGTTCGAGGCCGGACAGCGTCAGCACCCGCACCGCTGGTGAGCCTTCCTTGGCGCCCTTGGCGCGGTATTCGATCCGCACGTCGTGTAGGCCACTCGCCGGTGAGGTCGGGTTGTCGGTGTCCATGGTGGTGGGTTCCTCCCCTGCTGCGTCATGTGGGTATCGTTGTCGAGGCTAGCTGACATGCAATATCCAATCAACACGCGACACGGTTGGGTGAGGGCGCCCGCGACGCGGGCAAACGATCACGCCCTCCGGTCTAGCGTCGCGGCCAGTAGCAACCCCCCTTGGCCGCTCCCGGCGTAGGCCCCCGTCATCGCCGGGAGCGTGCCGTTTCTCGACCCCACGGCGCGCGGGAAGGGGCATCCATGCCGGTCAGGTCACCGCAGCGATGACCTGGCCGTCACGACGCCAGTTGCCGTTGGCGAACGATCAGGCCCGGGTTGCTCTCGTCCCACTGGACGCCCGACCGCACGTAGCGGCTCAGCGATTCGGAGCCGGGGGCGTGGCCGGTGCGCCGCTCGACCACCTCGCGCGGCACGCCGAGCGCGAACAGGGCGCTGATGAGGCCGGTGCGGTTGGAGTAGAGCGAGATCCTGCGCTGCCGGCCCGTCACCGGGTCGGTCCACAGGGCGAGGTCGGTGGCTTTGACGGCCCGATTCCAGGACCGGGCCAACGCCTCGTACAGCCACGGCTGGTTGGTGATGGTGCCGGCGAGCCGGCCGTCCAGGCGCGGCACGGCGGAGTTGACCTCCGGGAACAGCGGCCCGCTGGTGTGCCCGGCCGACTGGAGGGCCTCCCACCAGGTTCGGGTGAGCCGTTCGGGGTCGACGTCCCAGTCGACGGCCGGGTCGCCCTGGACACCGACGTGGCGGGGTTTCTTGCCTTCCCGGTTGGTCTTCCACCGGCGGATCGTGACGGTGAGCCGGTTGCCGGGCTGCCAACGCAGGTCGCCCATCTGCAGGGCGAGCAGCTCGGCCGGCCGGCAACCCAGGTCGAACAGGAGCCGGAACGCGGCGGCGTTGCGCAACCCGCCGACGGTGGCCAGGTTCTGTGTGCGGGCGATGATCACCGACTCGGCGGGGGTGATCGGGTCGGCCTGGTCGATCTCGTACCCTTGCCCGGTCCACCACGCCCAGTAGGCGTCGAGCTGCTCGCGCACCTTGGGGTGGCGGGTCGGCGACTCGAGGTAGCCCAGCCGCTTGTAGACCATCGAGATCACCGCAACGGCCAACTCGACCACGTTCGGCGAGTAGGGCCGGCCGCGGCGCCCGCGCAGCGTCCCGTCCGGGTGGGCCATCGTCTTGTGGGCTTCGATGTAGCGGCGGACGGCGTTGGGCCGCACGTTGGGCGGGTCGGTGGCCACCCCTATCTGTGGCAGCCCACCCCACCAAACCCACCGGGCCCAGCCCCAGTGGATGACGTCGATGGTGTTCTTGACCTCGTTGACCCGCAGCGCCTCCTCGGTGGCCCGGTCGACCCAGTCGTCCGGGTTGCGGCCCATGTCAGCCAACAGGACCCGGCCGCGGGCGATCAGCGCCTTCGTCGTGGGCACCGGCCCGTAGTCGACGATCTCGGCTTCGATGATCTCTTCTTCTTCGCGCAGCGACCGGGCCATGGCGAGGGCCCGCGACACCGCCGCATGCCCGTCAGATCGGGGGGCGCTCACCGCGACCGGTCCTCAGTCTCGGCCACCGGGCCACCTCTCCCCACCGGACACGTCGCCGACGGCCCAGCACACGCAGTCCAGGCACCGGACCGCGAGCGGGTCGCCCTGCATCAGCTCCGCTGCCCGCTGCCCTCCGATGAGCAGCAGGCGAGGGGAACGGCCGTAGGTCGGGCCGGCCATGTAGACCACGGCCGGCCGGTCACACCAAGGGGCCGCACAGGGGCCGAGATCGACTGCCGCCGCGACTGGGGCGGTCATCGCCGGCCCCGCGGCAGCACGAACACCGGCGCGGCACCGGTGGCCGGGTCGGGCGCGAACCACACGCTGCCGTCGTCGGCCCCGCTCGTCGGGAGCTCCCCGAACGCCGTGCACAGGGCGAGGTCGGCCGCCGACATCGGCGCGAGCATCCGGTGGGCAACGCTGATCGCGAACCGCACCGTCCCCGCGACGCCCCCGATCACCATGACCCCGTTCGGGTGGTCGTACCAGTCGGGGTGCTCGACGATCGCCCCGGCCACCTCGGCCGGCCCGCCGGGCGGCCACTCGTCGGCCGGCAGGTACACCGCCAGCTCGTCGCCCTGGGCGAGGTGGTGCAGCCGCCACACCGCGACGACCTTCCGCACGAACGCCGGCCGGTCCTTGATCGGGATGTACTGGCCGTCAGTCATCGCCGCCCTCCGGCAGGCAGTCGACGTGCCACAGGTCGCCCGGGAACTCCTCGCCCTCGGTGTAGGGCTGCCCGGCATAGATCGGCTCGCTACAGCCCTCGCAGTGGCCGATCAGCTCGGCCGTCGCCGCTTGCTCTGCCATTGATCTTCCTCCCCTGGAGACCTGTCGGGATAAGCAATCTTATAGTGACAGGTCTCCTGCCTCTATGGCGACGCGCCGGGCCGCTTCGCCACGGGCTCTGCGCCGACGGAGGGGGGTCCGGCCGGGTGATCTTGGGCCGGCCCGGCGGGGATGGGGATGAGGTGGTGGTTGAGCCACGACCCGCCGCCGGAGGAGACGTACCGGCCGCCCAGCTCGGGCAGGGTGGTCTGGTACCAGAAGATCAACGCGGCCCAGGGCATCGGCCCGTAGGGGCAGGTGTGGCGGATGTGGTCGTTGGCGCGGCGTTTCGCTTCGGCGAGGGTCACCTCGAACCCGTCGACGGGTTGGCCATAGCAGGTGAGGAGCCACGGTCTCGCGGGTGCGGTCACCGGGTCACGGCGCCCGAGTCGTTGCAGGGGTCGCAGCAGCCGAAGTGGATGAGGGCGTGGCCGCCGCGGAGCATGCCGTGGCGCAGGCCGGCCGGGGGTGGGCAGTCGCGGCCGCACACGTCGCAGCGGTGGGCCTCGGCCGGGGGGCACAGGGAGCTGAGCAGGCCGATGTCGGCGCAGTCGGAGCAGCACACGTAGCCGGGGGCCCAGACCGCGATGTGGATGGCGGTGATGGGGCCGGTGATGTGTTCGCAGACGTAGTGCTCGCGGTCCATGGCGTCGTTGTGGCGGGCGATGTAGGGCTGGGCCCAGAGGGGGGCGCGGTCGGTGAGGGCGGTGGGTGTTCCGCCGAAGGTGGCGGCGGCCGCGTCGAGGGCGCGGGTTGCGTCGGCCTCGGCCCGTTTGATCATGTGCGCGGCGACCTCGGCCGAGGCCGGGGGCCGGGTCGGTGGGTTGGTCATGGCTGGCTCCAGGAGCAGGTTTTGTGAACGCCGAAGTGGAGGACGAACGGCCCGTTTTGGGCGCGGCCGCCGGACATGGTGGCGGCGGTGCCGTGGTTGCCGCACACGGCGCAGGTCATGGCCTGCTCGTAGGTGGCGAGACGGTCGAGCCAGCCGGCCTCGGCGCAGGGCGTGCAGGCCAGCGACCCGGGCCGCCAGTGGGCGACGTGCGCGACGCGGGGGTGGGCGCCGATGTGGGGGCAGATGGTGCGCGGGCCGTTGACTAGGGCGTGGTCGTGGCGGTGGACGAAGTCGACGATCCAGCGGGGCGGGCCTTCGACCTCGGCGTGGTCGACGGAGTCGGGTTTGGTGGCCTCCGCCTTGGCCCAGGCGCGGGCCTCGGCCGCGGCGGCCCGGAACTGGTCAGCCTCCGCCGTCACGGCGGGTTGATCGGTCATGGAGCGCCCAACGAGGCCGGCTCGGCGACGTCACCGCAGGTCGGGCAGGCCCGGTAGTTGCGGCCGGTGCCGACCATGCGGCTGTTCCGGCGGCACCGGCCGCACCAGGGGCGGCGCGGCTCGCGCTGTGCCGGTACGGCTGTGCCGGCCTTCTCGTCGGCACGGCAGCCGGAGCACCCGTCCGCGAACTGGCCGGGGTGAGCAGGGCAGGGCCGGCGTGTGCTGAGCCGGCCCCGCTCGGCGGCCGCGGCCCGGGCCCGGGGGTTGGTGCCGCACGGTCGGCAGGCGACGGTGTCCGGGTGATTGCGGCCGCAGGGCCGGCCGGGGGTTCGGGTTTGGTCTGACGATTCGGGTTCCCCCGCGCTTGCGCGGGGGGTAGGGGGTTCTTGGTTCAAGTACGGTTCTAAGTACGGTTCGGCGGGCCTACAGGCCCCCCCGATTTGGAACTGTAGGCCCCCCCGATTTGTATCCAGGGCCCGCCCGGAACTGTAGGCCCCCCCGTTTTCCGGGTCGGCCAACAATCCGGGGGGCCTGTGGTTCCCCCCGTTTTCCTCGCCGGCCTTGAGCTGCGGGTTTGCCGTCGGCCGGCCCGGCTGGCCGTGAGCGGGGCGGGGGTCGCGCCGCTGGTCGAGGGCGAGGTCCCACACCACCGGACGCTTGTCGGCTGGCAGGTACTCGACGACCCGCTGGTTGCCGCGGCGGATCAGGCCCAGCTCCTCGAGCGCGTCGAGGTCTTTGCGCACCGACCGGTCGCCCTTGCGGGTGTACCAGGCCAGCAGCTCCTGGCTCGGGTAGGCGTTGCGGCCGTCTTCGTTGGCGTGGTTGGCCAAGCCGACCAGGACGGCGACGAGGTGAGGTGGCACGTCAGGCGCGGCCTCCAGGACCCAAGCGATCGCTTGAAGACTCATACGCCACCACCGCCGGCCTCGCCGCCGCGGGGGTCCGGCTCGTACTGGGTGACCGCCCTCAGGTAGCCGGCGTCGACCAACTCCTGGAGAGCGCCGACGACGAGGCCGGGCTGCGGTCTGTCCGCGTCGCTCGTGTACTTCTCAAGCCAGTCGACGGTGAGGTTCAGCTCCCGGTTGGTGGCTGTCAATGCGACGGCGATGGAGGCGTAGACGCCTCGCGCGGCCCAGGACAGGCGGCGGTCACAGACGGCGGAAAACAGGACGTCGATCGGGGTGAGCTGGTCGGTGGGGTCGACAGCCTGGTCGTCAGACTGCATATGCGTTCCTCTCCCCGCGCGGGGTTGAGGAAACGCCGGAGCCCGTTGCTAGACTCCAGACAGCCTCACCGCGCGAGCGGTTAGGGAGCCCCTTATCGCTTGGGTGCGTGGGTCTCGGTTCTCGGGCCGCCAGGAGTTGATCCCTCCTAGGCGGCCCTTACATTTGGCCTGTTTGCCGCACGCCCGTCCGGGTATGCGGCCTATCTGTCGTTTCCGGCACCGTACCGCCACCTCGGCGGGCGGTGCCTCGTTTGCCGCCGATCCAGCGGCCGCGCAGCCCTCATCTCACCCCTCTCTCGCTGCTGACCCGCGATGACCCGCCGGGCACGCCTCGACGAGCTGGGCTGGCGTGTCGGTCAGCGTTCCGGCCCGCCGTTGGGCGAGCCAGCCCGACTCGGTGCGGCGCCCGGCGGCGTGCCAGGTCCGTAGGTGCCGGAAGCCTCGCTCCTCGTAGTAGCCCTGAAGACGGAGGTTGTCGCGGCGTACGTCGAGACGAACCCAGGTGAGGTCGGCGGCGACGGCCCGCCGGCTGGCCCAGTTCATAATCGCGTCGCCGATGCCCCGGCCGGCGTGGGACCGAGCAACGATCATCTTGCCGAGGTACAGGGCGGCGGCGCGGTCGAGCGGGTCAGCCCAGCCCCAAAAGTCGAGGTCGGGCAGCCGGTGCACCGACACCGTCGCCACCACCGCGCCGTCATCCTCAACCACCCAGGCGGCGCCCGAGTCGATCCAGGCGGTCAGCACCCCCACGGCGTACTCGTCGTAGTCGGCGGTCCACTGCCGGATGCCGTTCTCGGCCAGCCACCGTTCGGCCTCACGGCGCAGCGAGAGCACAGCGTCGAGGTCAGCGCCGGTCGCGCAGCGGATCAAGTAGACACTCACCCGGTCACCGCCGGGTCAGTGAACTCCATCCGAATGCGCAGCTTGTCGCCCGGGGCGGTGGTGATGATGACCCGCACCGGCCGACCAGCGACGTTGTACCCGACCCGCAGGTGCACGATCATCGGCGTCACCGCGCCGAGGTCCATCAGGACCGCCTCGGCCCGGGTCGCCATCCGGCTGATGATGTCGTCGACGTAGCGGGCCTGACGTTGCCCCGCGGCGGCCATCAGGCCGCCCGGAATCGTTACGTCCCCGGGGGTCATGATCGGGGTGCCCTCGGCTACCCACAACGGGTAGTACGAGTCGGCCAACTGGACCAGGGCGCCGTCGACGAAGCGGCGGCGGCGGCGTACCACGACCAGCTCGCCGTCCGGGGTTTTGAGCTCCGCCGCGACGCGGGCCGGCGGAACGATGATCGACACATCGACCTCCTGGCGGGCCTCGTGGCCCTGCGCCTGCACGTCGGCGGCCCAGGCGTCAGCCCCCGCCTCAGCCGTGTCGCGGCGGCTGGCCTGGTGCTCGAAGGTGCCCGGCCACCAGTCCAACGGTGCGTACTCCCGGACGCTGTAGCTGTGCCCCTGCCGGCTCGTGACCAGACCCTCCTGGATCAGGAGGGTCAGGGCAGAGCGGACCGTGTTGCGCGCCGTCCCGTAGATCGCCATCAGGCCCCGCTCGGTGGGCAGTTTGGCGCCAGGGCCGAGAACCCCGGTGGTGATCTTTCGGCGCAGATCGGCGGCGATCTGGTCCTGGACGGATAGCTGAGGCGGCACCTACTCGTCTCCTTCTCGGCGGCGCGGGTCGCCCCCCATCATGAGCCAACACACCGGTCTAGACAAGTTTAGCCGAGAGGCTTGACTTTGGCCGTGTCGCGTCACACGCTGGTCTAGCTTGTCTAGACGTGACGTGTCAAGATCCTGGGAGGGTCGGCGGGATGGCCAAGGGCTCCAAGACGAAGGGCGAGCTTCGCCTACTCGCGATCGCTCGTGACGTCGCCCAGCCCGTCGCCGACCGGGCGATAGCTCTCACCGACTACGCACGGAGCAGGCGCACCCTTCCCGCCGACCTGGCCGCGCTCCGACGTGACCTGATCGCCGACCTGGCCCGCGGCCAGGCCCAGGCGGACATCGCGCGGCTCCTCGAGGTCGACCACGCCCGCATCAGCCGGCTCCTGTCCCAGACCAGGCCGGAGGTCGGCGATGTCTCTGCTTAGGCGGGCCCGTCAGACCGACCCGTACACCCGGGCGGCGGTGCGCCGCTGGGAGAAGGCGACACCGGCGGGCCGGCGGCAACGTACGGTCCGCCGTCTGCGGCTGTGGGGCGCGGTGTTGGTGACGGCCGTTCTGCTGCTCGCCGCCGCGGGTCTGGTCGGTGCGGTCCTGGCCCTGCAGGCGGCCGGCGTCGCCCCGCTGGCGTGGGCGCTCGCCGTGGTTGTCGTGCTCGACGTGGTCGCCGTGTTCGTGATGTGGAGGGCGACTCATGTTCGGTAGACGCCACACCACCACCGAGGCCGCGTCGGGGGCCTGCTGCTGGGTCGCCTCGGGCGGCGACATGGCCGCCGGGCCGATGTGCGCGGAGCACCGGCGGGGGGTGGCTGAGGCGGCCCGACGGCAGGGCCGGCAGGGCTACCACAGCCCAGTCGCCTTCGACGGGTCCCCTTTGCCCGGCTGGCACCGCATCGACACGAATCGTCCCGGTAGCGCCACGCCGGGCCTGACCGAGGAGCGGGAGAGCGACCGATGACCGCGTCGATGATGGCCGGCATGCCACCGACACCCAACACCGCCACGACCTCCCCCAACGGCCGGCACCCGACCCTGACCCCGGCCCTGGCACCGCCAACCCGTACCCGCAGCGAGCAGGCCGAGCTGGACCGCCGCCGGGCCGAGGCCCGGGCCGAGCGGGTCAGACTGATCGAGACGAAGGGCCGGGGCGTCAAGTGGCTCCTGCGGGTCATCTACGTCCTGGCCGTGGTCGTCGCCATGACCGGCCAACTCACCACCGACCTGGTCGCCAAGATGCCCCTGTTCGTCGCGATCGTCTTCGTCGTCGCGGTCGAGGGCTTCGCGGTCGGATTCGCCGCCGTCGCCAACTACCGGCGCGCCCTCGGCGAGAACGCCTACGTCGCCTACGCCCTGTCGACCGGCTTCTCCGGCTTCGCTGTGCTGGTCAACTGGTGGGGCCACCACGTCGTCAACCCGTTCCTGGCCGGGGTCTTCGCCGTCTTCAGCGCAGCCGGGTTCGTCACGTTCGTGATCGAGTCGGCCTTCAACCGCCGCGACAGTCTCTGGCGGCAGAACAAGATCGACGACCCGCCGCCGCTGTACGGGCCGTGGCTCACCCTCACCCAACCGAAGCTGGTGGCTCGGGCGAAGCAGCACGCCATCACCGACCCGGGCCTGGGCCGGGCCGGGTCGCTCGAGGCAGCCCGCAAGTCCCTGGCCGCCGACGCCCGCCGCGCCGCCATGCAGCGCATCATCCGCGCCGACCTGGGCCGGGTGCTCGGCGCCGACAACGCCCAGCTGATGACGTCGGTCATCGACCCGGACCAGCTCGCCGACGAGATCTCGGCGCAGGCCCAGCTGGGTCAGCTGGCCGCGATCTACGCCCGGCGGATCGACCCGGCCCAGATCGAGGAAGCCCATGCGGTCGAGCGGGCCAACCGTCGTCGGCTGTTCGGTATCCGCCGCGCCGCCCGGGTCACGACGCCCTCGGCGCCGGCCGGTGCCGCCCAGCCGGCGCCCGCCCCGGCCGCTCCCCGCCGCCGTCGCGGCAAGTCCGGCGACGCCGGCAAGCGTGAGCGCATCCCCGCGGCCGAGCTGCTGGCCCGCTCCGACGCCCTCCGGGAGGCCAACCCGACCCGGACGTGGAAGGACATCGCCGCCGACCTCGGCGTCTCCGACACCCGGCTGAACACCGTGCGGCGCGCAGCTGGCCGCACCAGCACCACCGACTGACCCGCCCAGGAAGGACCCACCGCCGCGATGTTCACACTCACCAACCACCACCGCTGCTGTGCGGGCGAAGTTGGGCCCGCCGCCGGCCTGCGAAGTTGGGCCCGCCCGGAGCATGTGGTGCGTGGCGATGTTGGGTCCGCCAACGGCTCGATTCGGCTGTCGTTGTTGGGCCCGGCCGGCCGCGTGATGGCGGCCGCCTGGGCGTCAAGTTGGGTCCGGTCAGACCCTTCCGGAACCGGCCACGACCAGCAGGATCTGTCCACAACATCGGCGTGGGGCGACGCGACCCGTGACGAGCTTCCCCAAGCCCAACTTTGCGGTGCCTCCCGCCGACGTTGTGGACGTTGTTGGGCCCTCGCCGGGCCCAACTTCGGGTCAGATGGTGCCCCGAAGTTGGGCCCGGCTGAGGGCCGTTACAGCGGTGCAGACGAACCCAACTTCGGGGCGTCAAGTTGTGCCCCGGCTGGGGCCGAAGTTGGGCCCTCCCCCGGGCGGTGCGCGCCCGCCTCCGCCCGCCCCCGCGATGCCGCGGGCTCGCGCGTGGGCCCGGGCGCGCGCCCGCGCACGCGCGAGGGTACGAGCGCCCGCCCGGGCCCGCAAGCGCACGCCCGCACTGGCCTGTCCACGGCGCCCGCGGGGGTGCCTGTGCGCCGGTCCGGTCGCAAGGGTGCCGCTACCGGGGTAGCGGCACCGCTACCGCGGCCGCTACCGGCTGACCAGCGCAGACGGCCTCAGGTAGCGGGTAGCGCCACGACGGCACCCGGGGCTGGGGGGCCGGTTTTCGGGCCCACTGCACCCGTCCCGGCCGCTACGAGCTACCTCGGGGGCAGGTCATGACGCAGCAGCCGATCGACGACGACGTCGACAACGAGGGCGCCCGGGTCTACCACCTGCCACCGCGGGGCGGCGCCGAACTGGTCAGCCGCGGCGAGCTGCTGGACACGCACTACGAGATCGAGCTGGACGAGCCGCCCCTGGCGTCGACCGGGCCGGTCTACGTCGACGTCACCAGCCAGGTCGACGACCTTCGCCCGATCATCCCGGCGGCGCTGCGCGGCGCCAACCTGGTGCCGACCGTCAAGCGCACCGCCGGCCGCACCGGCCACCGCGTCGGCTTCCACGCCGTCCGGTCGCCCGCCTATGTCGTGCTGGCGGCCTGGTGGGCGATCGTGGGCGTGTTCCGGCTGATCGGCCGGCAGCTGCGGTGGTGGTGGCTGACCGAGCAGCACCAGCTACGGCAGGAAGCCGCCAACGCGAACGACCCGGCCACGTGGTTGAAGTTGCACAAGGAAGCCCGCAACGTGCGCCTCTGGCGAGGCATCGTGTTGTGCGCCGAACTGGTCGCGCTCACCGTCGGGGCAGTGCTGATCGAGGTGCTGGCGCCCCACTGGGCGTGGGGCCTTGTTGCGGCCGTCGCGGTGCCGCTTCTCGCGCACCTGGGCCGCCCCGCCGGCCGGCCGATCGTGTCCGCCGCCGTCGTCACCAGCCGGTACCGCAGGCTCACCGCCGACATCGTGTTGCGGGCCTACTACGCGGCCGGCCTCGGCCACCCCGACAAGCCAGACCAGCAGATCATGTTCGGGTCGCCGATGGCCCGCGACGGCGAGGGCTCCCGGGTGACGGTCGACCTCCCGTACGGCAGGGGCCTCGAAGACGCGGTCAAGGCCCGGCCCCGCATCGCGTCCGGTCTCGACGTGACCCTGTCGCAGGTGTTCATCCACCGCGACCCGACCTCGCAGCGCCGCCACACTCTTTGGGTCGCCGACCGTGACCCGCTCGCCGTGCCGGCCGGGCGGACACCGCTGCTGCGGCTACGCCCGACCGACATCTGGGAGCCGGCCCCGCTCGGGCTGGATGAGCGGGGCCGGCCCGTGGTCGTGCCGCTGCTGTGGCACTCGATCCTCGTGGGGGCCGTGCCCCGGGCCGGCAAGACGTTCACCGCCCGCGCGATCGCCCTGTACGGGGCGATGGACCCGTACGTGAAGCTGACCGTCTTCGACGGCAAGGGCTCACCCGACTGGCGCTCGTTCCGGCTGGTGGCCGACCGGTGCGGGTTCGGGCTGGCCCTGTCCCGCGACGGCGACCCGGTCGACCTGTTCCTGGACTCGCTGCGCGAGCTGCGCGCCGACGTCGAAGATCGCTACCGGCGGCTGTCCGAGCTCCCGCCCGAGGTGTGCCCCGAGGGGAAGCTCACTCGCGCGATCGCCCGCGACCCCCGGTTCAGGATGCCGGTGCGGCTGGTGGTGATCGACGAGGTGCAGGAGTACTTCGACACCGGCGAGAGCGCCAAGGAGATCGCCGGCCTGCTCGTGTACCTGGTCAAGGTTGCCCCCGGCGCCGGGGTGATCGTGCTCGACGCGACACAGAAGCCGTCAGGGGTCGGCACCGGCCAGATCGCCAACGCCTTCACCGCGTTCCGTGACCAGCACCAAATCCGGCTCGCTCTGCGGGTCGGGTCGTGGCAGGTGTCTGACGTGATCCTCGGCGCCGGGGCCTACAGCGAAGGTCTCGACGCCTCAACCCTCATGCCGACCTACAAGGGCGTCGGCATCCTGCGGGGCGCCTCGGACGCCTCGCCCACGGTGCGCACGTACCTCGCCGACGGTCAGGACGCCGAGAAGATCCTCACCGCGGCCAGGGCTCTGCGGCAGCGGGCCGGGACCCTGTCCGGCATGGCGGCCGGCGAAGACGTGACCCGCCCCAGCCGGGACGTGCTGGCCGACGTCCGGTCGGTGTTCTACGCCGGTGAGGCCTTCGTCAGTTGGCAGCAGCTGGCCAGCCGGCTGGTCGGGCAGTTCCCGGACTTTTACGAGGCGCTGAGCCAGGAGGCCATCTCGGCCCAGGCCCGGGCGTTGGGTGTCCCGTCGGTCAACGGCAAGGAGAAGGGCGCCGTGCTCAAGGGCGCGAAGCTTGAAGCGGTGGTCGACGCGATGACCGCCCGCCAGATCGGGGCCGGGTCGTGAGCGCCGCCCCGGGCCGCCCCCAACGGGCCGACTACCTGGCGTCGGTCGCCGACACCGACGGCCATACCGCCACCTGCGGCACGTGCCGGTCGGGCGGGGTGTGCGGTACCGCCGACCTGCTCATGGAACGCGAGTACCGCGACCACGAAGTCCTACGCGCCGTCGATCCCTACGCCGCCCGTGCGGCTGACCGGGCCAACTGGCCCACGGAAGAAGGATGACCATGCCCGCACCCACGACCGTCCGGGGCCACCTCGGCCGAATGATCCACCTGTACTGGCGTGAGGCCCTCGTCGTTCTCGCCCTGGCCGTAACCCTCTGTGTGCCGTTGGCCATCCCACCGTCGCGTCGGGTCGCCCTGGGCTGGATGCGGTGCGGCCGTACCCGTCGCCTCATCCGGGCCGGCCTGGCCGCCACCAAGATGACCAACATGGCGGGCCAGGTTCCGCGGGTGTGGTCGGTGAAGGCCACCCCGGTCGGTGAGCGGGTGCAGCTGCGCACCCGGCCCGGCCACTCGGCCGAACTTCTGTCGCTGCGCATGGAGGAGCTGCGGGCGGCGTTGCATGCCCGCACGGTGCGCATCGATCGTGACCCTGAAGCCTCCAACAAGATCACCATGGAGGTGGTGCGACGTGACCCGCTGGCCGCTGTCGCGACGGTGGCGTGGCTCGACCAGGACAAGCCGACCCTGTCGCTGTGGGACCCGGTGCACCTGGGCATGACCGAACTGGGCGTCGACCTGCGGCTGTCGCTGGTCGGTCGGGGTGTGATCGCGGGCGGCATCATGGACTCCGGCAAGTCGTCCCTGCTGAACCTGGTCGTGTCGACCGGGGCGAAGTCGCCGGCCCCCCTGTACCTGATCGACCCGCAGGGTGTGCAGTTCGGGCCGTGGCGGGCGAGGGCCACCATGTACGCCCAGAAAGACCCGGACGAGGCCCTGGCGGTGTTGGAGGCCGTGCAGGCCGAGGTCGACGACCGGTTGGCCGCGATGGAGGCCCTGCCGGGCGTCGTGCGCAAGCTCACCCCCGAGGTGGCCGAGGTGTTGGGCCTGCACCCGTTCCTGTTGGCGATCGATGAGCTGGCCTACCACACCGCAACGGTCGGGTCGGGTGCCCAGCGGGAGCGGTTCGCGTCGACCGCCCGTGACGTGGTCTCACGGGGCCGGGCCGCCGGCCTCATCCCGGTGATCGGCACCCAGCGCCCCACCCAGGACGTCGTGCCGCGGGCCCTGTCCGACCTGTTCGGCATCAGGGCCGCGTTCAAGACGGCGAACTCCTCCAACTCAGACGTCATCCTCGGCGACGGCAAAGCCGCCAGCGGCTACAACGCCGCCGAGATCGACCTCGAGGCGCGGGGTGTGGCACTGCTGCTCGGCCCGGGTGGCGTGCCGGTACGCATCAAGGTCGCGTGGGTGTCCGACGACACCATCGATCACCTGGCCACGGCGACCTTGCCGTTCAAGCCCCACCGCCGCGCCACCGTCGCCGCGGCGGCCTAACCCCACCCGCAGGAAGGAGCCCCTGGGCCCTCGTGGGGGCCCGCCCCGACTGCCAGGGCCCCCACACACCCGCAAGCAAAGGAAGGACTACGCACGTGCAGTTCGACGCAGAGCACGACGGCGTCACGTTCAACGGCCCGGTTCAGGCCGGTGCGATCGGGTTCGGCGACGGCCAAACCATCGTCGGCACCCTCAACGAGACAGGCACGGACGAGCGGGCAACACGGCCCGAGCGACCCGCCCGGGCGATGGACGGCCTGGACATTCGGGCCGACCAGGTCACCTTCGGCCACCAGTAGGCGACGCGGAGAGGAGTAGCGAAGTGACGACGACCGGCCGGGACGCCAAACGGGCCGCGCAGATCGCGACGGACGCGATCGAGTGGCAGGCATCGGGTGCGGCGTACCCGCCGGAATCGATACGGGGACTGTCAACCGCCGACCAGGCCATGTTGGCCAGGGAGGCCCATCGGGCGGTGGCGACGTGTGACGCCCTCGCCGCCCGTGCGGCTGCGAGAGGAGCCGAACAGGAATGAGCAAACCGTCCAGGGCCCAACAGCGGGCCGAACTCGCCGACGACACCAACAACTCGACGGCGCTTGACGACAAGTTGCGAGCCGCCGAGCTGGCCCGGGCCAGCCGGCACCAGGTCGCCCGCCGCTAACCGACCGCCTACCTACCCGGCCGGGGCGCTGCCCGACCTCTATCAGCCAGCGCCCCGGCACCCACCGCCGAACTGGAGGGCACCACCGATGATGGACCGCCTTGTGGCCCGCATCTACGAGCACGCGACCGGCCGCGCCTACTGGACCCACACCCGCCCCGTCAACCTCAAGGCACTCAACGTCCGGCTGGGCCCGCACCTGGCCATCGCGTCAACCAACGACCCACGCTGGCCCCACACCTTCCGGGTCGTCCACTCGCCGACCGGGCGGCCCCTGGTCGGCGGTGCCGGGTGCATCACCTGCTGCGCTCGGGCCGCCCTGGCCGTGGCTGCGACCGACGCCGACTGGTACACCCTGCGGGCCGACAACGCCGCCGCGTGGCTGGCCGCCGCCTCACCTGCCGTGCAGCAGGTCATCGCCGACTACCGGCTGGGCATGAACTGCTTCGCCGGCCCGGGCGGCCGGGCCTGCGACCCGGACGGCACCGACGTCGCCGACGAGGACCTGGCCCTGGCGGGGGCGTGGTGATCCGCCTCGTCCGCCGCACGGTGACGGCACCCCCGCCGGTGGTGACCAGCCGCCGTCGGCGGCGTCCGTCGCACCCCGACTGGTGCGGCCGGTCGCATGTGTGCTCGGCCGAGGTGATGTCCAACGGCGAGCACCGCTCCCACCCGGTCACCATGGACACCGACGCCGGCCGGGTCGTCCTGACCCGGGTCCAGACCCGCGGCGGCACCAACCGGATGGAGGTCCGGGCCGTGGTGGACCTGCCCACCGACCCGGCCCGGGCCCGGGCCTACGCCGCGATCGTCACCAGGCAGATCTGCCAGGCCACCATCGTCACCGTGCCGGCCGGGGTCGGCTCGTGAGCGGCACCGCCGTCGCCGCCGCGGTCACGGTGCTCACGGGCCTGGTCGCCGGGGCCGTGTATTGGGTGGCGTGTCTGCTGTGGCCGTTCGCGTCGTGCGTCAAGTGCAACGGCGACGGCAAGACCCGCTCACCCTCGGGCAAAGCCTGGCGGGAGTGCCGGCGGTGCGGCGGCACCGGCCGGCGGCTGCGGTGGGGCCGCCACGTCATCAACTACCTGCGGGAGTCCCGCGCCGACGAGCGACGCGCAACCCGCCGCCGCTAACCCCCCCTCGAGGAAGGACAGTCCACCATGGACAGACGTGAAGCGAGCCGCTACCGCGACGACCCCAGGGTCAAGTGGGCGACCGACGGCTGGCCACCCGACGTGCCGGCGATGGTCAACGCCGACCGCCTGGATGACAACGGGGCGCACATCGTGCAGCAGATGGGGGGTGGCGGCTGGTCGACGAAGCTGGCCTGCCACGACGTCGGCACCGACGGCGACCGGTCGGCCATCGTCGACACCATGGATCAGGCCATCGCCAACCGGATCGACGAGGGGCGGGGCAGTGGCTGACCGCGACGCGGAGCGGGCGAACCTGCTCATGGACCCGGAGCGCCGCCCCCAGTACGACGGCCTCACCACCGGCCGGTTCGGGTTCAGCGACGACGGCTGGGACGAGCAGGGCCAGCCGACCGGCAACAGTGGTGTCGACGTGGCCCACGTCGACCACCCGAACCGCTGGGCCCGCGAGTACCGGCGCCTGCACAACCTAGGCAGAGGGGGAGACAAGTGAGCGACGACCAGAGAGGCGAGAAGCGCCGGGCGGCGCTTCGTGAGGCGGGCCGGCGTGACGGCTACGCCGTGGGCCGCAGCGGCATCGACCCGGACGGGAACCCGGCCGCGTACGACGAGGCGTCGTTCTCGTCTCGCGCGTACCGCGATGGGCTGCGGGAGGGCCGCACACAACGCATCGACGACTACACGGCGGCGAGGGGGGGCCACGATGACGGGCTCGGCTGACAGCGACGACCTGTACCGGGTCGTGTTGCGTGGTCGGGCCGGCGGCGTCGTGGCCAGCTCGCCCCGCAGCCGGGACGAGGCCACGAACGGCACGGCATTCGTGCTCGAGACGTTCGCGGCCGACCTGGCATCGGGCGACATGACCATCGAGGTGGTCACCGAGGCCGCCTACCAGGCCAGGGCAGCAGCGGCAGGGGAGGGCTGATGGGCGGCGAGCGGTGGACGGCCGAGACGGCCAGCGACGAGATCGAGGCCCGGCGTGAACGCAACGCCCGGATCTTCCCGAGCGCGACCCGCGACGAGTACGCCTGGAATCTCGTGAACGAGGCCATGGTTCGCGACGGGGCCACGATTCCGGAGCGGCTCGACGAGGTGCGCGAGGTGCTCCGCGCCGTAGACCGATGACCGGGAGCTCCAGCGACGGTGAGGCGTCGCAGGCGTCGTACGACGCGGTCACGACCCGGCTGCTGGCCCGCATCGCCGCGAACCCAATCGACCCGGGCATGTACGCCCGGGTGATGGCCGAGCTGGCCCCCGACGAGCGGGCCGAGGTTGAGGCCGCGGTGGAACGGCACGCCGCCCGGGCCCGGGCCGCGGGCGAGCCGGGTTGGTGAACCCGGAACTGTGAAACAAAGTTTCGGCATGGACCCCACCGGCTACGACGCCGACCCCCGCGTCGAGCTGACCCCGGCCGGGTGGTCGTTCGTGTGGCACGGCGAGATCTACCGCCTGGCCCCCGCCGACCCGGCCGCGTTCCGGGCGGCGTGGCGGGCCGGCCTCGTCGACGGCGCGGCCGAAGCCCTGTACGCCTTCGGCCGCAACGGGTGGGCCGTCACCAACCCGGCCGGCACGCAGCTCCTCCTGTACACCGACCCGGACCAGGCGTTGCGGTTCTTCCTCGGCGACCCCCGACCGGCCGACCCGATCGAGGGACGCCCGGCGGCCGGGCCCAGTACCGGCGGGCACACCCGACCCGGCTGAACAGACAAACCGGGCCGGCGCGCGTAACACGCCCCGGGGCCGCACCCGATGATTCGGGTGCGGCCTTCTCGGTCAGCCCAGGGGGTTGCGCTGCCGGGGGCCTACCGAGGCAAGGGAGCGACAGGATGCGAGCCGGTGATGTGGTCCTGCTGGGCCGGGCGGCCTCGCCACAGTTCGTCAAACCGATCGGGTTCCGGATCATTCGGGAGCTGCCCGCCGCCACCGCCGGGGCCGACGGGTGGGTGTGGCTCGACGGCTACGAGGTCGACGAGCAAGGCGAAGCGGTCGAGCGCAGATCGGTGTTCGTGATGCGGGCCGGCGTACGGCCCCTGCCCGCCGCGGCCACGCGGCGATGAGCGCCACAGCCGACCCGGACACGGGCGAGCAGCGCCGCCTCACCGTTGAAGGTCTCATCGACCAGATCGCGTGGTGGTTGAAAGGGCCCGACGCAACCCCACCCGCCTCGGTCGCGGCCCTGCCCGACGACGAGCAGCGCCGCGTCTGGCTCCACATCGACCGTCTCGCCCGCCGGTCCGGCGCGGCGGCAATCCAGGCTCTGCTCGACGGCCTGGATTCCCGGAACCGACCCCACCAAACGACCGCCTTCGATCGGCCGGGCGGCTGTACTGAGCCGTAGCCGCCGCCCGGCACACTGTGCGCCGGGGTGGTGACCCGCGGGGCGTGCGTGGGTCACCGCCCCATACGGCTGCCTACGGCCGGGCCGAGCTGGTGAAGTCGTGGCAGGCGCCGCAGTAGCCGTTAGCGGCATCGTCGGGGTGGGCGGACAGCACCAGGCAGCGCGGGCACAGGAACACTGGCCCGGCCGCTGCCCGCCACTCGGCGGCATCCTGGAAGTCCAGCCCGGCCAGCCGTGCGCACTCTTCGTCCTCGGGCCGGTCGCCGACCATCAGCCCCATGTGGGGCGGGTACCGCTCGTGGTAGTGGCGGCCCAACTCCACCGCTGACTCGATCACCAGCCCAGGCTTGGGCTTGCGGCACCAGCAGCGGGCCATCTCAGGGTCGGCCGCGTCAGGGTGGTGGGGGCAGACCGCGATCCTGTCGAACAGTTCGCCGGTCTGGCGGTGCGTCTCCAACAGCGCGGCCATGACAGCGTCCTGATCGACCAGACCCAACGCGACGCCGCCCTGGTTGGACACCGCGACGATGCGACCCCCCGCGGCCTTCCACCGACGCATCATCACGACAGCCTCAGCGAACACGAACACGTCGCCTGGCCCGTTGACGAACCGGCCGAGGGCGTCGTCTTTGCCCTGCCGCACCGTCCCGTCGAGATCGAGGTACAGAACGGGAACGGCAGGCTCACCCACGTGAATGATCACCGGGAAACGGTAGCTGGCCAGAAACGCAAAAAGGGCCCGCAGGCCGCCCCGAGCGTGTCGGAGCGGCCCGCGGGCCCTTGGGTGTGGACGCCGGTGGGGGAGAGGTTCGGCGAGGCGTACAGGCGGTCCTACGGGTCTACTCGCCGTCGGCCTCGCCGACGGTGACAGCCGTGTTGCTGTGGCCGTGCACGTGCAGGGTGATCGTGCCGTCGTCCTGCAGGGCCAGCGTGATCAGCCCACCAGCCCCCGACGGGGCGGAGAAGCCGATCATCCGTTCGTTGCGGCCCGCGTCGCGGCCGGCGGCCGGGTGGACGTCGATGGACGGTTTGGGCAAGGTGGAGCTCCTCTCGTCGGTGAGGGGGGTTGGGTTTAGGTCGGAAGGTGGCCGGTGGACAGCAGGTGCTCCATGTCGCGGGTGACGTCCTCGGTCATGAGGAGCAGCACCGGGTCTTCCTGGCCGGCGATCGTAACGATCATTCCGAGTTTGATCACGCCGTCGGTCAGGTCGGGGCCGAGTTGGGCCGTGGCCTGACCTGTTCTGACTATCCCGGTGATCTCGAGCCGGTCACGGATTGGACTCGCTGCCGCGGCCACCGCCGCGTCGAACGAGGCGTCCAACTCGGCGCGCGTCGGCTGGTCGGCGCTGAAGAACACGCGCCGCAACATCTCGTCCACCTCGCCCTCGGTCAGGTCGTCGCTGACCTCTCGGAAGGTGGTTGCCGGGCCATGGACGGCGATGCACACCAGGTCGTCGCCGACCGTGATGTACGCGACGTCGCGTTGCGCGGCGCCGTCGATCTCGACGACTGGATAGGTGCCGGGCGGCACGCGGCCGCCCCGGCCGGTCGGAAGGATGCAGGTGACCTCGGCGGTGAGGTCGACAACACGGCTCATAGGGCCTCCAGGTGTGAGCTGCGAAAACAGGACTTTGCAAGATCTGCGACGCGATCGCTCGCCTCCACCGTTCGGCTGAGGTGCGTGATAGCCGAACGGTGGAGGCCAGCGACGGCGCTACTCAGTGCCTCAGTAGCCGGCGACCCGGGCCCACGACCACTCGCACTGGTCGCCCTCGTCTGTCTTGTGGCCGAGCGGGTAGCCCTCCGCCTTGAGGTTGATGCCGCAACCGGGACAGTGCTCGGGGCAGTTGTCGGAGCGAAGCAGCAGGTGCGAGCTGATCCACTGGCCACCCCGGACGTCGCCCGGGTCGGTCGGCCAGATCCGCACGAGCGGGTCAGGGTCGGTGGCCGCGTCGGGCGGCAGCTCGGTCACCTCGAAGGTGTGGCCGGTGACGGGCAGGATCGCCAGCACGACAATGTCGCCCACGTCGAACTTGGCAGGGCCGGCGACGCGCAGCACGGACGCCGTGGCGCCCGGGCCGACGGTGCGGATGGATCTGGCGATGGCGGCGTTACGGGCGTCGCGATCGGTGTTGGGCATGCCGGGGTTCTCCTCAGTCGGGTAGGGCGTTGCGGGTTTGGTCGACGATGCCGGGGTAGCGCCTCTCGACCTCGTCGGCCAGCTCGCGCAGCGCGTACGGGTTGACGAGTGTGCGGGGCAGCAACTCGCCTCGGTTGGCGAGATTGGCGGCGCTGACGCTGGCCAGCACACTGATCGCGGCCCGCACGATCTCGACGTCTTCGGTGAGGGCCATCACTGCGCCGCCCGAGAACGGACGACCGCGACCGCAACGCCGACCGCGGCGGCCAGAGCCACCGGGACGGCGATCCACGGGTGGGCCGCCACGAGCGCCGGCATCACCCTGAACAGGTCCACGACGGCGTTCACAGCGACCCGCCCAGGAGGGCGTCGATCTCGTCGAGGCGCGCCACAAGGGCGGCCCGCTCAGCGATCAGGGAGTCACGGTCGACTTCCTCGCCGACCACGGTCACGCCGGCCGCGTGGACGTCGGCGTGCCCGGCGGGCACGTCCCGCACCTCGAGCACAGTGCCGGGTTTGGCGTTGAGGGCCGGGTTCGCCCTCGACCCGCCGCTGGACGGGAACCCGCCAGCCACAACCACGGCACCGCTCAACTTGACGGAGCTGTCCCGGTCGCGTCGGTGGGCGACCTCTCGGCCGGCCACGATGATCCGGTCGTATTCGGTGCCGGGGTAGTCGGCGACCACGACGTGCAGGGTGACGGTCTGCGCGACGGGCGAACCGTCGGAGCCGTACACGGCGATCAGCAGGGCACGGACCCGCTGCTCGTCACGCGGGTCGAAAAACCAGCCCCGGAACGAGTCGGTGTTGGCAAACTTGCCGCCCAACTCGCGGGCACCGGCAACGAAGTCGGCGTTGTAGGGGCTGGTGATGGCCAGGACTTTGCCGCCGTTGGCGGTCTGGACCCGGATGTCGGCGGGTTGGTGCATCTCGCGCTCCTCGCGTTGGTCGAGATCTGGGTGGTGCAGGCCGTATGGCCACCGCTCCCGCACCGGCCCGGGCGTGCCCGAGGCGGTGCGGTGCGGCTGGTCAGGCGGACTTGCGGGCGACGGGGCTGACCATGAGGCCGAGCAGCGCCTCAAGGTGCCGGTCAGGCTGGCCGGCCATGTACGACGTCTGGAGCCGGGCGAGCCGGTCAGCCATGACGACCGGCCGGGCCGCGTCGGCGAACCAAGGGGCGAGCGCGTCGGCAATCCGGTGGGGCGCGACCACGACGACCCGGTCGCCGCCGGCCTCGGCGATCCGGAGCCGGCCCCGACGGGCCCGCACGCGGAGCCAGTCGATGGCGATGTTGAGCAGCGACGCGATCGACCAGACGGCGGCGCAGGCGTACAGCGTGAACCGGATGTTCTCGGCGGTGGCGCCGAAGAACGCGACCGCCAGGGCGGCGCCCACCGACCAGGCCAGGAACATGCCAAGCGCCAACAGACCCGTCATGATCATCCAGATCTTCATCCAGATCTCCGGGGTTCGGTAGCCGGCGGCGTCCGAGGCGGTGGCGGTGCGGTTGCGGGTGGTGCAGGTGACCACGATGGGCCTCCTTCGGTTGGGGGGGGTTTCGGGGTCGCCTCCCTGCCAGGACTCGAACCTGGACCACCGGCTGGGGGCCGGTGCGCTGCCGTTGCGCTACAGGGAGGGCCGGCCGGTCAGCGGGCCGGCCGGAGGATCACGGTCTGGGCGTCGATCGCCTCGACCTGCGGGGCGCCGGGCAGCTGGTCTGCCTCGGTCTCGGCCTGGTACGCCCAGCCGTCGGGCCCGTCGAGCCACCGCATCAGCCAGCCCGATGAGCCGGCCTGTTCGGGGGTCAGGACTTCGATCTCTTCTTCGGCACCGTCGGCCGGCCGGCGGTAGCAGGCGACCACCAGCCGGATCGCGTCGACCCGGCTAGCGGTGAGCTGGCCGAGGGCTTCCCGGTCCGGCTCTTCGGTGTTGGTCATATTGATCTCCTTCGGGAAGGTGGGGTTCGGGGTCGTCTCCCCGCCCGGAATCGAACCGGGTCGCCTCCGGCGTGTGTGCCGGCGCGCCGCCTTGGCGCTTCGGGGAGTTGGGAGGGGGGCGGGGACCCTGCTAGGACGTCCCCGCCCCCCTCGTCTTTCACCGCACCGGCTAGCAGGACCGGTCGGTCCGACTAGCCGAGGTTCACGGGGTGGCCCCGGTCGCCGCGAGCTGCTTGGCCTGCTCGGCCAGCACCCGCTTGCGGTACTTGGTGGTCATCGCGTTCCGGTCCTGGGCCGTCTTCTTCGGGCCGTAGTAACCGTTGGCCTTGCGCCAGGTCTCCTCGGCCGCCTTCATCTCCGGCGTGGGCTGCCAGCGCGTTGCGGCCGGCTTGGTCGCCGAGGCGACCTCGCGACCCTCGATCAGGCCAAGGGCGATCTCGCCCAGGATGAAGCCGGTCACGGCTAGCAGACCGAGAAGCTTCATGCCGAGCGACTCACCAGCCGCCAGGTTCGCGGCGAGCGAGGCGCCGCCGCCCAGGATCAGGTAGACCAACCCAGCCTGGTTGGTCTTGCTGCTCAGCGATCGCGACCGCATGAGCTTGCCCAGCCACGTCACGCCGTCGATGAAGACGGGCGCGAGCCAGGACAGCGGCGCCGGGGCGCCGATGCGCTCGAACAGCGTCACGATGTCGTGCGCGCTCAGGCCGGCCGCCGCGAGGACGAAGCCCCAGACGATGACCTTGCCGCTGATCGAGCTTGCGTTACGGACGTACATGGCCCCTCCTCAGGGGTCGAAGTTTGGGTGACCGTTTGGCCGCCCCCGCGGCGGCCCCCCGGTCGGGGGTGGGGTTGGCCCGGGCGCTGGCGGAGCTTTCGCTCGACGCCGCTGCCTCGCGGGCTCGGGGGTTGTGGCCCTGCCACTTCAGAGGGGCTGAGGGGGGTCGGGCCTGCCGGGCCGGCCGCTGTCTGGGCGAGGGCTCCCGATCGCCGCTTGACCAGGACGGACTTGCACCGTTCCGTGGCGGCCGGGGCCGCTCCCTGTCTGCTTAGCTCTTGGCGCCCTGCCAGCCGTTGGCTGGTTGGTGGCTTCCCTCTTCGCCTCAGCCCCTTTGGAGGGGCAGGGTTTTGGGGGGCCCTGTGCGGGGCCCCCGCGTCTTCGTTCGATGTGTTCCTCGAGGCGATCTCGCTGTTTTCTCGGTTCCGGCTACTTGGGGGGGCTTCGCTTCGGCTGTCGTTTTCCTCTGCCAGGTTTCTCGGCTTTGCGGGATCTCGCGGTGGTGTCCCGGTGTATCTCGTGGCCCTGGGTCTTCTGGTTGTGCCCGTCTGCCTGGGCTTCCCCTTGCACTGCTCCGGTTCGGAGTGGCTCGCCTCTGTGGAGTTGTGTCTCTAAGATACCACAGGGCCCTAAGGGTACACAACCATAGAGGTAGCCATTCGGCTATATCGACATCAGCCGAACGGCTAATTTAGGGGTCTGGCGGTCAAGATCAGGCCGGACCGGTACGCGACCAGGTCGGGCCGGCCGTGCCAGTCGGCGACCCCCAGCAACCAGGACAGCACCCGCTCCTGCGGCAGCTCCCGCTCCACGCGCCCGCCGTCGCGATCGGCGACCGACACCACGTACGACCGGCCGGCCGGCCCCGGGTGCAGGTAGACCAGCCACCCCTGCCGTTCGGCGATCAGCAGCCCGTCAAGACACAGCGCCGCGGTGCTCAGCACCTCCGGGTCGAGCGCCAACCGGACCCGGCCGGGCGGCAGGCTCAGGTCCACATCCACCATGTGCTCGCGAATCGGCACCGGCAGCAGCCGTTGCAACGCCAACCACTCCGCCTTCGCCGCCGCGACGGCCTGACGCAGCCGGGCCGAGGGCCGCTCGGCCGTGGCCAGCCGACGTTCAGCGGCGGCCGCCTTCACGTCCAGCTCGAACAGGTAACGCTGCCGGCCGCGGGCGTTGATGTTGTTGGCGTAGAGCGGGTACAGCTTCTGGGCGGCGTTGGCCAGCCCGTACGTCGTCAGCGAAGCTTCCGGGTCGGCCAGCGACGGCAGCAGCCCCGCCGCCTCGACGAAGGTCAGCACCCGCGGCATCGGCCGGGCCGCGAGAGCCGGCACCAGCTCGGGAAAGCCGGCGGCGGTGGCCAGGCCGTCGCACCAGCCGGCCGGCTCGCCCCGCAGCAACGTCCGGTAGCGGCCCTCGCCCTCGTCGTCGCCGGCTGGCAGGCGCATCGTGTGGCGGGCCTCGGCCGGCTCACCCGCCACGTACCGGGCCAACGGCAGGTCGTGGACGGCCCGCATCGCGAACAGGTCGACGATCGCGTCGGTGATGCCGGTCGGGTCGCTCTGCGAAGGGATCACGCGCGGGAGACTAGCAGCCATCCACACTGCGCTCAACACGCAGCACCGTGGAGGTACGCCAGCTCGGGCCACTTCGCTATGCTGGCCGGGCGTCGACGGAGGCAAGGCGGGGTTGCTACTTGCTTGTGTTCCCTGTTGGCGTGGCAGCGGCCCCCGGTCCACTCATGTCGTGGCGGGGGGCCGCTGCTCTGTGCGCGCGGGGGCCGAGGCTACAGCGCCGGCATGGGGGAGTGGTCGACGTCCTTCATGCACCGGAACAGCCCAGCCTCGTCAAGCCACCAGGCCTGATGCGGCCTGATCGGCCGGGCGCAGTGCCGACACTTGGCCGGGTAGTCGACCTCATCGAAGTCGTCCGGCGCCCAGGTGAGGCCGGTGACCGGGTCAGTCGACGACGTCACGGGGCACCTCCACCGGCTCGGGCCGGTCACGGTAGGGCAGGGGCAGCCCGGCCCGGCCCTCCTTGTCCAGCGGCACCGACCCGAGCGGGAACGCGGCCGCGTCGAGCACCCCGTAGACGAGCCACATCGTCGCGGCCAACGAGAACTCGGCCCACTCCTCCCACTCGTCGTTGTCGCTGGGCCGGGGGCGGGGCCAACACATCGCGTACAGGTACCGGGCCAACGGCTCGACGTCTTCGGGCGGCATCGAGTCGATCAGGGCGTTATCAACGAGCACCTCGAGCCGGCCGCGGCCGAGCCACCGCTGCACGCCGTGCAGCCTGAACCTCATGACGCCTCCTCCAGGGCCCGCACCGCGGTCACCCTGATCGATCCGTTCTTTGTCCACGTTAGACGCCACGCCCCGTAGATGCCGGCCGGTGACCCGGCCAGCACCGACCGCCAAAAGTCCTGCTCCAGGGCCGCGTCGGACGAGGCGCGGGCCGCGGCCGAGTAGGCGCCCAGCGCCGCCTCGATCGCCGCGTCGGTCCGCACGATCGCCGCTTGCGCCCCCCGCACGCCCGGCTTCGCCCCGGGCCAGCACCGCGCCAACCAGCAACACTCGTCGCACTCGTACGAGGCGCCCGGCCCCCGCATGCGCCACCGCCGCCCGCCCGGCAACGCCGCCGTGGTGCGGGGGGCGGTGTCCGGGTCGGCGGCCGCGGCCACGATCTCCCGCACCCGGTCGACGATTGCGAGCAGCACCGCGGGGGTGATCTCCCGCACGAACACTTCCTCTTCGCCGGAGCTCCGGTCGAGGTAGATCAGCACCGCCCAGCGGATGAGCCGGCCGGTGCGTTGCGTCTCGCCCAACGCGTAGGCCAGCACCTGCACCCAATGTTCGCCGTGGGGGCCGTAGCGGCGCACCGGGTCCAACCCGTTGACGGTCTTCACGTCGACGATCTCGCCGCCGTCAACCGACTCGACCACCGCCAGGTCGGACTGGCCTGTGATGGCCAGCCCGGCGGCGTGGGCGATGACGTCGGTTTCGTGTTTGCCGCCGACCTGGTCGGCCAGGCGGGGCAGCAACCCGTTGTGAATCCAGGTGCCGTGGTTCGCGGCCCGGGCCTCGGCCGGCGGGGGCGTGTCGCTGACCGGGGTGCCGGACAGGGCGTAGCCGGCCTGCCGGGTGCAGCCCCCGAGCCGCGACACGGACAGCCGATGCGGCGGGCGGGCCCGGGCGATGTTCTCAGCGCGGTGGGCCTCGGCGAGGGCGGTCACATACCGGGCCCGGACGGCGTCAGCGGCGCCCGCCACGACGACCTCCACCCTTGCCCTTGCCCTTGCGGCGGGCCTTCGGCTTGCGGCGAGCTGGGGGCGTGTTCGCCGGCGTGACGGGCCCCCACTCGGCATCGACCCAAGTGATGCCGGACGGGTCGGGTTCGCCCGCAGCGGCGGGGGCGTCGACGTGCTGGGGGCAGCCGTCGCGGTGGTTGCCGGTCATCACGACCTCGTCGACCGGGCACAACCCGCACCGCGCGGTCGACCCGGTCGGGGCGCCCGAGATGGGCGGGGCGGGCCGCTGCTTCGGCGGGGGCATCGTCGCGTCGAGGGCCCGGCGCAGCACCGCCCCCAACGACAACGCCACCCCACCCGGCCCGTCGACCGCGTACGCGTTGAGCAGGCCCCGGTCGATCGCGGTCTGCCACCTCGCCCGCACCTCGGCGTGGCCGGCCGTCTCCAACCCGTCGAGCAGCGCCACGACCGGCTCAGTGACGGTCCGGTCGGTGAGTTGGGCGTCGGCGTCGCCTCCATCGGCGTAGCCGGACTGAAGCTCCTCCGGCACGTACACGACGCCGCCGGTGGCGTCAGCGGCGTGTTGGCGGGCGAGACGGGCCATGCACCGCGCGAACAGACAGTCGGCGGTGAAGTTGGCCCAGATGTCGTTTTCGAGCAGCCCGGCCACGCTGGCCTCGTCGATGGTCCAGCGCACGACGCCGCCCGGCTTGCCGTCGCCCCGCTCGATCTCGATGACCGCTTCGAGCCGGTCGGTGCGGTGGATGATGATGGCGTGGCCGGCGCGGCGCACCAACATCTGAATCAGGCTCGCCTTCATCGCGACCTGGCCCGACCCGTCGTAGTACAGCTCATCGAGGGCCGCCGCGATCGGGATACGCAGCCGGCGGGCCTGCATGATCGCTACGCCGATGTTGGCCGGCTTGCCGGCGTACTGCTCAGACAGCATCCCGGCCGAGGCGGCCAGCCACTCGGCCAGCTCCTTCATCTCGGCGAGCTGGTCGGGCCCGTCGTACTGGTCCATGGCGTGCAGAAGCGGAGCCAACCGGACCGGGGCCGGCGGCGCCTCAGCCTCAGCCGTCACCTCGACCTCGGGTGTGGTGTCGATATCGGGCATGGGGTGCTCGCTCTCTCTTGGATCCCCACCCGTCGACTCTGTACCGTGAGCCGAACGGTGGGGCCCTCATTCGGGTTGATTGGGGCCTTCCGTGGTGGTGGGTGGTCCCTTCCCGTCCTGGTTGGCGCTGGCACGGGGAGGGGCCACGTTATGCGTGGGCGGTGCGGCGGCGGTGCTTGGCGCGGCCGCGGCGGGGCCGTAGCCGCAACGGCGTCACCCCGTCGGGGGCGAGCCGGCCGGTCCGGATCGAGAACTGCTGCACAGCCGGCCAGTCACACAAGACGACTTCGATGGTGCCGCCGGCCGGCACGACGAACATCGGCCCCGGGAACCCCGGGGCCCGACCCGGCATCGACCGGGCCGACTGCTCAGCCACGCCCCCCTTGCGGGTGCGGAAGCCGAGCCGCTTGGCGATGCCGTACCAGCCGATCACTTCAATCCCGTCGACCAGGCCGTAGGTGCCGTGGCGCATCAGCTCGAGGTCGCCGGGGCTGGGGCGGGGCCACGGGCACGCCAGGCCCCGCTCGAGGCCCAGCGCCGGACGGAGGTCGGATGGGAGTTGCAGCAGAGTCAACAGGGGTGCCTCCTCGGTTGTGGGGCGAGCGCCCCCGGTAGAAAGGCTATCCGTCAAGCCATATGCGGTCAACACGCCGCGTGGGGCGTGAGGCGAAACGCCTTACGCCCCCTCGTCGTCGTCATCCTCGTCGACCTCACCCGCCCACGCCGCGGCCGGGTCGATCGACAAGTAACGCTGCACCTGCCGTGTTGACCGGTCGATACGCTCGCCGATCTCAGCCGCCGACATCGGCCCCCACCACGTCGTGCCGGGTAGGAGGTGCAGCCGGTGGACGAGCACGACCCGTTCCGCCGTCGTCAACCCGGCCGGCACCGGCAGCCGCCGCTTGGCAGCCCAGAACGCGGCCTCAACGTCACCCTCGTCGACCGGAGGCCGGGGTCGCCTCGACGGGCGCGGCTGACGCACCCCGGCGGCGATCTCCTCCCGGTGCCGGGCCTCCAGCATCAGGTGGTAGGCACGCTGACGCTCCATCACCTCGGGGCACTTGCAGCCGTGCCGGCGATACGCCGACACGGTGCCGTGCATCCGGCCCGGGCAGGCCGGGTCGGTGGGGGTGGGGCTCAGCTCGTGCGGCAGCTCGGGCACCTCGATGGCGGTGGCCGCCGTCATGACGTCACCTCGCTCGGGTTGAACAGAGCCTGCGGCACCCACGTCCCGCGCTGGTCATAGAAACCCGGGTCGCGAGGTCGTGGTACGGCGAGGCTGGCCGGACACAGGGTGCGGTGGACGATCGGCTTGGGCAGGCGCCGCCACGGCTGCGACAGCTTGGCCCGCAGCATCCACTCCGCGTCGTCGATCTCAGACGAGCGCAGCGCCTCGTAGTGGTCCCGGTTGCCCATCTCGGGCAGCCCGGCCAGGGCCCACACCCGGTGGTACAGGCCGGCCGCGACAGTGTTGAGCGGCACCGCCGTCGACACCTCGCACAGCGCCACACAACACTCAGCCGCCGTCCCGGCCCGCAGGTCGGCGCCGAGGGCGACCCGGTCGAGCAGCTCGCGGCAATGGCTGCGGTAGACGGCATCGGTCAGGCCAACCTTCGCCCCGGTCGGCACCAGCAACGCGAACGCGTGCCAGATCGGGTCGGCCGCGGCGGGATGCCGGGCCATGGCGGCTTGGATCTCCTCTTCGGCCAGGCCGACCCGGCCCAGCTCGCGAATGATCGGGGCGGCGATCTCAGCCACCAAACGGTCAACAGCGTCCACAGTGGATCACGCAGCTCTCAACACGGCGTCGGGTATGCAGTCCAGGCACTCGCCGAACCTGCGCGGGATGTAGTACGGCCGCTCGTGCCCGCACGTCGAGCAGGTGCGGCGGGCGGCGAGGGCCTTGTTGACGGCGGCGAGCTGGGCCGGGGTAGCGGTGCGTTTCGGCTTGGCCAGCTCGACCCGGTACAGGTACGCGACCCGCTCACCGCCGACGCCGTGCCACAGCACCTGCGCGGCGATCCCCTGCCCGCCAGGGGCGAGGCCGTCCTTGCGGAGCTGCCGGCGGGTCTTGAGGCCGTCCGGGGCGCCCTTCCACCAGTACGTCGGGATCGAGTGGGTCTCGGCCTCCGGGTCGTGGTAGGCCTTCCGGATGCGGCTCACGACGCGCCGCCGGTCATGACAGTGGGCGCTGGCATAGGTGGCTCCTCGGGTTGACTGGGCGGTGGCGGGGGTTGTGCTCAGGCGGCCTGAGCGAGGTCGGTCCACAGGTCGGGTTGGGCGGTGCCGGCGGCGGCCCGGGCGCGTTGGCGGTCGGCCCATGCCACGGCGGCGCGGGGGCAGTTGCGTTCCCACGTGACGAGGCCGTGGGGGCAGGCGTCGGTTTGGTGGCGGGCCTCGGCCGACCACGACGCTGAGTCGAGCGATTCGAGCAGCGCGCCGATGTCTTCCAGCACGCGGCCCTTGACGCCGAAGCCGTGCAGGCGGCGCAGCCCCGCGTCGTACAGGGCCCGCACGATCGCGGCGACCTCGCCGGCCGGGCGGCCCACGAGCGCCCCGACGCCGACGACGAGTTGCTCAGCGCGCAGGTCGATGCCGGCGGCCGCGTACAGGTCGAGGTGGCGCAGGTAACCGTCCACTGTGGTGCCGGTGACGACGGCGATGATCGGTAGCTCGGGGGCCATCGCCCTCAGCTCCACAACCGACGCGACCGTGCGGGCCTGATGCTCGGCCTCGGTGAGGCCGGTCCGCTCGAGCAGGGCCGCCCCGGCCGGCCAGTCCTGCGCGACGGCCCACACCAGGTTGCCGATCTCGGCGGCGTAGCGGCGAAGGTCCGCGACGTAGGTGGCCGGGTCGATCGTCCACGTGCCGTGCTGGGTCAGCTCGGTGTAGCCGCGCGAGTCGATCACCCACGGGGCCGACGCGACGGGCAGGGTACGGGCTGAGCGGAGCCGCCCGTACGACACCATGATCGGCAGCCCCCACCAGAACGCTTCGACGTCGGCGCCGATCCACACCACGGGGCCCGGGCCGCTGGCCGGCGCGGCCGCCGGCCCGAAGGGCCGGGCGATCAGGGCGTTGACCCGGCGCTGCTCGCCGATGCCGCCGCAGCCCTCGTAGACGTCCTGCACGTAGATGTCGAGGGGCCGCAGGGCCGCGTCGAGGCGGGCGAGGTAGGCCCGGGGCAGCAGCCCGTAGACCTGCGCCCCCCAGTCGATGCCTAGCTCGAGGGCCTGCGCGGTGATGACGTCGGCCGCCACGGACCCCTTCTGGTCCATGCGCAGGTCGTACGGCTCGACCACCCGGTCGAGGTCGACAAGGCCGTAGCGGGCCGACAGGATCAGCACCCGTGCCGGGCCCCGCCCCTCGGCCACGTCCAGCGCGGCGAGCCGCTCAGTGTTGGCGAGGGTGTGGCGGAACATCTGCCCGACATACAGATCACGGGCCGCCGCGGAGTGATCGAGCTTCGCCCCGCCGCACGGGATCACGTAGGTGATGCCCTCGTAGATCTCGGCCATGTCAGCACTCGCCCGCGTGGGTGGCGAAGCAGCGGGGGCAGGCCGAGGCGCGAACCTTGGCGACCCCGCGGGCGTTGACGCGGGCCTGCTTCGCGGCTTCGACGGCGGCGTTGTACGCCCGCACCGCCGCGTTGTACTCGTCGACCTCACGCTCATAGCGGGCCTCGTCGGCCAGCTGGGCGTCGGTGCGCCGGCACAGCATCGCGTTACGCAACGCAAGGGCGGTGTCTTCGAGCAGCGATACGTCGCGGCCGCGGCTGTGCAGGGCCCGTTGGAGCAGGTTGTCGACGTCGTCCATGAGGAGGCTCACGCCGATGAGGTGGGCCGGCCGCATGGGCGGCACCCGGTCGAACGGTGCGAGGGTCGTGGTCATCGGTCTCTCCTCAGTGGACGGTCGCGCTGTTGTCCCTAGGATACATCCGTATCTCAGGGAACACAACCGAGGGTCAGGCCGCCGGCCACCGGTGCAGGTAGTCGACGATGCCGTCGTCGCCGAGCAACGCGAGCCGGCCGCGGTACAGCAGCGGCGAGGCGGCCGGGTCGTCGCCCTCACGCAGCGCCAGCCCCAGCACCTGCGCCTGCCTCGGGTGCTCGCCGACCCAGTCGTGGCAGGGCCGGCAGGCGTCCATCACGTCGGAGAGCCGGTCGTGGTCGACCTTCGCGTCACCGTGGCGGCCGCCCGTCTTGGTGGTGATGCGGTGCGACGGGTCGGTGGCCCGGCCGGCGCAGCCCGGCAGGGCGATCTCACACACCCCACCCGACCGGCCGGTCAGCCCGGCCGACGTTTCGACCGGCACCGCCGGCTGCCACCGCCGCCGCCTCATCGGAGTACGGGCCAGCCCGCCGCCCCGCGCCAGCCGGGTGCGGCGGAGCGGCCTTCGACGGTTGAGCATCAGTCGCCGTAGCCGTGGTGGCCGGCGCAGCAGTCCTCATGCCCCGACGGGCACTGCGGCGCGTACGCGCAGGCCTTCGCCCGGCAGGGGTGCCCGCACACGCGGGGCGCCGGGTCGAGGCAGATGCGGTGGTCGGCCGGGTCGCACACGATCTCGTCGCACCGGGGCAGGGCGGGGTCGGCGGGCAGTCCCAACAGCTCCCTGGTCGTCGGGCCCGGGGTGGTGGGGTTGATGTCGTGGGCGCACGCGTCGACGTGGACGAGACGCCGCCCGGGGGCCATCGCCAGGTAGCCGCCGCACTCGCACCGGTACTCGGCCAGGTCGACCGCGCCGGCTGGCAGCAGCAGGTCGAGCTTGACCAGCGCGACCCGGGCGTCGTCCTTCGCCTCCTCGAGGGCGAGGCCGTTGAAGGTGCCGACGGCCTGCGCCTTCGCCTCGGCCAGCGCCACGCCCGACATCAGCCAGTCGTCGACGCCGGCCGCGGGGTGGGTCAGTTGCAGGCCGGTGGCGAGGTGGGTGACGACCACGAGCACGACCGTGTCGCCGGTGTCGTCGTCGTCGCCGAGTTCGTGGGTGAGTGACCAGATGCCGTCGGGGCTGACGCGGTCGCCCGCGTCGCCGCGCGCCGGGGTGGCGCGCACGAGGGTCAGGGCCATGAGCAGGGCCTCCTGGGCTTGTGTTCCGAGACGGGCAGGGTTGCTGTCTTGAACACTAGACGCCATACAAAATGTAGTCAACACGCCGCGCGGCGTGTTGACTACATTTAGGATCACGGCTAGCCTAGCCCACGAGCACGCCCCCGACCGTCCACACTGGAGGCACCGAATGGTCCGCTACCCGGTCCTGATCGAGATGCGATCGACCCACGTGGTGTGGGTCGAAGCCGACGACCAGGCCGACGCCGTCGAACAGATCAAAGACAGCGGCGGCGCCGACCTCGACCAGCTCACCGACGTGAGCACCCTGCTCGACGGCGATTGGGAAGTCACCGCCCCCGACGAGTTCGACTGGCACCTGATCCAGGGCCACGAGCAGCAGCCCGACTTCCACGTCCGCGCCCACGAAGCCCACCTGCGCGAGGCGGCCCGGGCCGAATGTGCCGCCGCCGGCCACCACCAAGCCAACCACCGCCGCTACCGCGACGACGTCGAATGCGACCTTTGCCGGGTCGTCGTCGCAACCGTCGAGGCGGTGGCTGTATGAGCGACCTCGTCGACCTGCTGCGCCGCGCCATCAACGACCCGGGCCAGTTCTGCCCCCGCGACCGCTGGCCCGACACGTCGGGCATCAGCAAGTGGGAGTACGAGACGGTCGGGGCGTGGGGCGCCCGGGCCGCCGCCATCGCCCTCGCCGACGCGGGGCTGCTGCCCCCCGGGGGTGAGACGCGGAAGGAGTGGGCGGCCCAGATTTGGCTCGACGGCCAGGACCCAGATCGGGGACTGATCGATGAGCGGCCGCAGCTGGAAGCGCTGGGGGTTGTCGAAGCTCACGCCGCACGCCGGGCTCTGAACCCGCCGGAGACGGACATCACCGCTCGGCGCTGGTGCGGTAACGCGAGGCTGATGGTCCGCACCGTCCACATCGGCCCGTGGGAACCCGCGCCGGAGCAGGAGGCGCCCGATGTCGTCGCCTAAGATCACGCTTCACCTCACGGAGGCCGAAGCCAACGCCCTCTACGGCGCGGCAAAGGCCGGCGAGTACGAGTGGGTCGACGTCACCCAGCGGGCCCCTGACCTCACGCCGCAGGGCCGGGCCGCCGCCGTCGCGGCCCTCGGTCGGGCCCTCGCCAAGCTGCGTGCCGCATGAGCGCCCGCCTTGTGGTCTCGCCGGTCTACCGCGTCGAGTGCGACGAGCCGGGCTGCCCGCGGTTCTACCAGTCCGACCAGGCCTGGAATCAGGTCAACTGGCGGGCCGCCCGGGTCGAGGCGGCCGAGCAGGGCGGCTGGCAGGTTCGGCCCAACGGCGGCCCGGGTTCCCGCACGGCGCCCGACCTGTGCCCGCAGCACCGGACCACCCCATGACCGCCCCCACCCCGCCGCCGGCCGGGTTGGACGCTGCCCTGTGCGCGTTGCTGCGTGACGTGGCGGCGGGCCTCGTGTTCCGGGTCATGCGGCAACGGTCCGGGGAGACGTTCGCGATGAACGAACGCGACTGGCGCCGCTGCACCCGGCCGGTCAGGGCGGCCGAGGCGGCCGGGCTGATCGTGCTGGGGGAGCGCAAGCCGTGGCCCCGACAGGGCGACCCGCTGCGGTGGCAACTCACCGACGCGGGCCGCGCCGCCCTTGAGGCTGCCCAGGAGGTTCCGTGACCACCGAGCCGGAGACACCTGTAGCTGAGGTGCCAGAGCAACGCGACGAGCGGGGCGGGTTTGACCGCACCCCGCCGCAGGACCTGGCCGCGGAGCAGTGCGTGCTCGGCGGCATGATGCTGTCCAAGGACGCCATCGCCGACGTGGTCGAGATCGTCCGGTCGGCCGACTTCTACCGCCCAGCCCACGGGGTTGTCTTCGACGCGATCCTGGACCTGTACGGGCGGGGCGAACCCGCCGACATTGTCATGGTCGCCGACGCCCTGACCAAGGCCGGCGAGATCGCCCGGGTGGGCGGCGGCCCCTACCTCCACACCCTCATCGCCTCGGTCCCGACCGCTGCGAACGCGGCCTACTACGCCCGCATCGTGGCCGAACGGGCCGTGCTACGGCGGCTCGTCGAGGCGGGCACCCGCATCGTGCAGATGGGCTACGGCGCCGCCGCCGGGCAGGGCCGCGACGTCGACGACGTGGTGGACATGGCCCAGCAGGCGGTGTACGACATCACCGAACGACGGGCCGGGGACGACTTCGCCATCCTGGCCGAGCTGCTCCAACCCGCCCTCGACGAGATCGAGGCGGTGGGCTCCCGCGACGGCATCCTGGCCGGCATCCCGACCGGGTTCGGTGATCTGGACCGGCTGCTGCAAGGACTCCACCCGGGTCAGCTCATTGTCGTGGCTGGCAGGCCGGGTCTCGGAAAGTCAACGGTGTCAATGGATTTTGCCCGCAACGCCGCGATCAGGCACAACCACACCAGCGCGATCTTCAGCCTGGAGATGTCGAAAATCGAGATCGTCACCCGCATCCTGGCCGCTGAGGCGAGGGTGCCGTTGCATGTGCTCCGGTCGGGGCAGCTGTCCGACGACGACTGGACCCGGCTGGCCCGCCGCATGGGTGAGATCAGCGAGGCCCCGATCTTCGTCGACGACACGCCCAACATGACGTTGATGGAGATCCGGGCCAAGGCACGCCGGATGCGCCAACGCCACGATCTGAAGCTGGTCGTCGTGGACTACCTGCAGCTGATGACCTCACCGAAGCGGGTCGAGTCACGCCAGCAGGAGGTGTCCGAGATCTCCCGCGGCCTGAAGCTGCTGGCCAAGGAGATCGAATGCCCGGTGATCGCCGTGTCGCAGCTCAACCGCGGCCCGGAACAGCGCACCGACAAACGGCCCCAGCTAGCCGACCTGAGGGAGTCGGGATCGATCGAACAGGACAGTGACGTCGTGATCCTGCTGCACCGCGACGACTACTACGACAAGGAATCACCCCGGGCCGGCGAAGCGGACTTCATCGTCGCCAAGCACCGCAACGGCCCGACCGACACGGTCACCGTCGCGGCGCAGTTGCACTTCGCGCGGTTCTACGACATGGCCATCCAGTAGCCGTCCACACAGGACAGACAGGAGAGATCACCCCATGTACCTCTGGCAGCTCGTAGGCGAGTTGAAGGCGGCCGGCAAGACCGAGACGACGGTCACGGTGGCGCAGCTCGAGAATTGGCAGCGGCTGAGCAAGGAGACTGCCGACGAGCGTGACGCCCTCGTCGACTGGCAGAACACCATCACCGGCCACATGCCGGAGTCGTACGACGGCGACGAGGCGCAGGAAGCCATCATCGACCGGTGGCTGAACGACCTCGTCGTCGCAGCGACGGTGATCCTGGCCGGCGCCCGCGCCGGGCGCGAGTGGGCCTCGGCCGGCAACGCAGCCGCCGCCGAGGTCGCCAGCCGCTACCAGGAGATCGTCGCGCTGCTCCAGCCCGTCCTGGAGGGCCCCAATGACGACGACTGACCCGACCGGGCCCCTGCTGTTGGCTGAGCCGTGTTGGATGCTGGCCGGGTCGCCGCTCTTCGGCGACGGCGAGCGGCACTGGACCGCCCTGGAGCGGGCCACGGCCGACATGAACCGCGAGAGCGACGCAGACCACGGCCGCCACGCGGAGCTGACCCGCGCCGCCGTGCCGTGCCGAATCGCTACCGCCGCGTGCGGCTACACCTTCGACGAGGAAGGCGACGACGGCATCCAACACCTGCCCAGCGACCTGGCCGAGGCCGAAGAGATCCTGTTCGACTCCGGCTGGGTACGCCTGCCCGACGGGCAATGGGCCTGCGGCGACGACGGCTGCCAGTGCATCGAGTTGCTCGGCGACGCCGCCCGGCCCCGACCCCGCCCAACCCGCGACGGTGCGAAGTGGACTGCTGACCGGCTGGAGGGTGTCGATGTCTGACCGCGCAACCATCCCGACGCTGGACGGCTTCACCGCGTGCTACGGGGTGCAGGTCTGCACCTTCGGGGAGGACGGCATCCTGCTCGCCCTGGGCCATCACCCGGCCCGCACGGCCCTGGCGGCGTTCAACGCCTACAGCCGCCGGGTCATCGGCAATCGCAGCCTCACCGACCATCACTGGGTTGCACCCCTCACGCTGCTCGAGGAGATCGAACAGGACTGGGCCCGGCTGCTCGGCGAGTGCGGCGAGTGCCCGCCGGAGCGGGGATGCGAACAGTGCCTCGCCGTCCGCGGCGGGAGCTGGTGGATGGAGCTGGGGGCGACAGAGTCCGACCCGGGCACGTTCCCGGTCACCGTGCTGGAGATGTGAGCGGGGGTTCCCTCTGACGTGCCCGGGCGGCGTCCCGGGCCGGGCCGCCCGAACCAGGTACGTCTCTACACGGGCCCCCGCCCGCCCCCCGTGTCGCGTTGATTGCATTCCGGTAGGCGACTACCGTCCATAGGGAATCGAAGGAGCGCGAGCGTGAACCCGTACACCCGGCCGGCCCTCATCGGCGTCCCGGCCCTCACGTTGCTCAACCCGTGGGGGCTGGCGGTCACCCGGCTGGGCAAGTCACCCGAGAACCGCACCTGGGGACCGCCGCCCGACGTCCACCGGCTGCTCATTCACGCCGGCAAGGGCGACGACGAGGCCGGCTACGAGCACCTCGTCACCAAGCTCGACCAACGTTACGACCAGCTCGAGGCGTGGACGGTGCGGTCGGCGATTATCGCGATCGCCGACCTGGATGGGGTGTGTCACGTGTCCGAGACGGGGGCGCGGTGCCAGTGCCCACCGCTGTGGGCCGCCCCGGGTCAGGTCCACTGGCTGCTGGCCAACGTGGTGCCGCTGCCCGAGCCGGTGCCGTGCCGCGGGTTTCAGCGGCTGTGGTACCCGACCCGGGAGATCCTCGATGCGGTGGCGGCGTCGCTGGCGACGGTGGAGTGGGCGCCGATCGTGTGCCGGGGCCGGCGGGTCGACGGCCAGGGCAAAGCCCACGGCGAGGCGTGCGGTGACGTGTTCCCGCCCGCGCCGGGCGAGACGTACCGGCGCCTCGAACAGCGGGCCCGCTCGCAGGGCTGGAGGGTCGCGGCGCGGGCCGAGGGCGGGCCGATGCCCGATGCGATGTGCCGGGCCTGCGCCCTGCCCAGCGACGCCCCGACGCCCCTGGAGCTGGCATCGTTCGCGGCGTCGAACCGGCGCCCGGCATGACCGACCACGACCACTGGACCGAGGCTGAGGTTGACGACCTGATGGGCAGGGCGGCGGCCGTCATGTCCTTGGCCGTCGACCGGAACAGCTTCGAGGCGGCGATGGAGATGGTGGCGGTGATCGACCGCTACGGCAACGCTGGCGTCTACTCGCTGTGCATGTGTTTCGCCGAGATCGTCCACGGCCACGCCACCGCCGGCATGCCGGCCGAGGCCCGGGCCGGCGCCACCGCGGTCGTGCTCACCGAGCCGGGCGCGCCGGAACCGTCAGGCAAGGCCCGGGCCCTGCTGTGGGCGGCCCGGTTCGTCGCCGCCTACGCCAACGACGACGACCAGCAGACCATGGCCCTGTTCCTGGCGCCTCTCGAGGGGGGCCGCCCCGACCACGCCCGGCTCAACGTGGCGGCCCTGCTCGGCATGGCCGCTGACCTGGTCCGCGCCGCCGCCGCCAAGACCGGGGGCCGCACATGAACATCGGGGCACTCGACGACGGTGACATCGCGCGTCTCGCCACAATCACCGGCGCGGTCTTGCTCGCCGCGGCCGACGACAACACGCCCGCGGTCGAGCACTACGTCAACGAGGCCATCGAGTCGTTCGGCCTGGCCGGCCTGTACGGCCTGTGCTGCGGCCTCGCCGCCGCCCACCGGGCCCTGACCGTCACCGACGACGAGTCGGTGGTTGGTGCCGCCCTGGTCGTGGTCGGCGGCGACGTCGACGAGTTGCCGGCTGAGGCCCGGCCCGCCCTGTTCGCAGCCCGGTTCCTGACCGCGTTCCTCAACAACGACCTGGCGATGTGCCGGGCCCTGTTCAATGCGCCGATGGAGGCACGTGACTTCAACGGCGTCCACCGCAACGTCTCCGCCCTCATCAACATCACCGGCGACGCCGCCCGTGACCGTGAAGAAGCCAACCGCCGCGCCAACGGCGGCCCACCGTGACACGGGTCGAGCCGGGCCGTCTCGCCCGCCTCGGCTACGTCCTGTATGGACTGTGCAGCCGCGACGCCGAACTGCGCCACATGGCAGTGTTCCTCACCTTCGAGGCGGTCCCGCGGTGGGCCCGCCGCGGCCCCTACCTGTGGGCCGCCCGCTGGCTGATGGACCGTTGGCACAGCCCGACCGAACCCCGCACCCACCACCACCACCCGGCAAGGAGGCCCCTCCATGGCCCAAACCCCCCGCCCCCGCCCGCCACGCCCGGCGATGGTGCACCTCATCGACCAGGTGCTGGCGGCACTCCGTGAGGCCAGCACCGCCGACGGTTCGATGGCGACACCCGACGTTGCCCGGGCCGTCAACCGCAACCCGCACCTGCCCGAGACGTGGCGGGCCCTCGACTGGCTCGAACGCCACGACCAGGTCGAGCGGGTCCCGAAGCCGTACGGCGCGGCGACCTACTGGCGGCCCATCGTCGCCACCCCCGACGTCACCCCGGTCGACCTGGAAGCCTTCCTGAAGGGCGACCAGTGAGCAACATCGAATGGACCGATGTGGTGTGGAACCCCACCACCGGCTGCGACCGGGTCTCACCCGGCTGCGACAACTGCTACGCCCTCACGATGGCGAAACGGCTCAAGGGCATGGGGTCGGCGAAGTACCAGATCGACGGCGATCCACGTACGTCCGGCCCGGGGTTCGGGCTGACCATGCACCCGTCGGTGGTGACGGTGCCGTTGTCGTGGCGGGCCCCGCAGCGGGTGTTCGTCAACTCGATGTCAGACCTGTTCCACGCTGAGGTGTCCGCCGACTTCACCGCCCGCGTGTTCGCGGTCATGGCCCTCGCCGGACGGCACACCTTCCAGGTACTGACCAAGCGGGCCAAGCGGATGGAGCTGGTCCTCACCCGCCCCGGATTCGTGGACCAGGTGGCCCGGCACGTGGAAGACATCCTCGGCCACTCAGGGCGCCGGCCACGGTGGGCGTTCGACCTGGGCGGGCGGCGCCTCGCGGGCGACTCGGGCCAGCTCGGGCAGGGCTGGAGCCGTAGTCCTGAACGGGCGTGGGTGCCGCCGTGGCCGATGCCCAACGTGTGGCTAGGGGTGTCGGTCGAGAACCAGCGGGAAGCTGACCGGCGTATCCCCCACCTCGAGAGGACACCGGCCGCCGTCCGGTGGCTGTCGTGTGAACCGCTGCTCAGCCCGGTCGACCTCAAGCCGTGGCTCGGCACCCGCCCGATCGCGGGGAAGTGCTTCGACATCGACGGCCAGTCCTGGCACGACGGATGCCAGGACTGCCGACCGGCGCTGCATTGGGTTGTGGTGGGCGGCGAGTCTGGCTCCTCACGGCCGATGGACCCGGACTGGGCCCGGGCGCTGCGGGACCAGTGCGCCGCGGCCGAGGTGCCGTTCTTCTTCAAACAGGCCGGCCAGGTGCTCGCCCGTCAGTGGGGCTGCCGCGACCCAAAGGGCCACGACCCGGCCGACTGGCCCGAGCCCTTCCCAAGGGCGTACCCCGATGCAGCCTGACGACGGGGTGGTGCGGGGCTTCCAGCGCTACAGCCCCGAGCAGCGCGCCGCGCGGGCGGCCTCGCACCGCCTCGGCCACCGGCAGCGCCAAGCGGTCGGCGAGTTCTACTACACCCATCCGGCCCGGCCGGGCGTGGCGTTCAGCTCGCGGCAGGCCGCCGCCCGGGCCGGCCTCGAGGCAGCAGCAACAGAGGGGGCAGAGGATGGCTGACGACGAGGTGGTGCCGTTCCGGCGGCCGACGCCCCGCGACCACAGCCCCCGCCAAGCCGCAACCGCGGCCCGCCAGCTCGCCGCCGACCAGACCATCAACGACCGGAACCGGTACTGGTCGGCGGCGGCCCGGCAGAAGGCCGAGGCCCTGATCGCTACGGGCCGGGTCGTGCCGGCCCGCATCACGATGGCCCTGGACATGCGGGGTTTGGACGGGCCCGGCGTGGACCTCGCGTGCGGCACCCAGGAGCCCTACGTCGACCTGTGGGAGTGCGGCCTGGAGGTGCCCACCCCCGAGCAGGTGCTGCTGCTCGCGAAGCTGACCGCCTTCCCGCCCGAATGGTTCTACGAGCCGATCGAGGCGGGGCCGCTGCTCGGCGGGCCCGTGTTCATCTGCGGCCCCCGCAAGTGCCAGGTCGTCGCCTCCCACGTCATCGACGAGCGAGGCGTCCTGCACCACAACGGTGTCCCGCGTGAGCCGCCCGCCGGGTGGCAGGGACACCTGTTCTGAGAGGAGCCACCCCCCGTGACCAACGACCCGACCCCCACCGGCATCGACGCCGCCACCACCAACGTCAACGAGGTGCTGCTGCTGCTCGGCCCGCCGGTCGGGCCGCGGCCGCACGGGCCGGTCTCGGTCGACGGCGAGCCGCCCGAGGCGTACCTGGCCCGGCATGAGGCCTTCCAGCACGCCAGGTTCCTCGAAGACCACACGGCGGCGTTCCTCGGCATCACGGAGCCGGAACGGGCCGCCCGCATCGCCACCGAGTACGCCGCGGCCGCCCCGGTCGGCACCCTCGACGAGATCAGGGCCGCCACCCCAGAAGGTCGCCTGCGGGCGAAGGTGGCCCGGCTGGAGGCGGAGCTCGCCGCCGCCCGGCCCGCCGACCCGACCGAGCCGCGGTTCGTGATCCGGGCCCAGGACACGCTCGCCGTGCGGGCGGTGCGGGCCTACCTCGGGCTGTGCCTGGAGTTGGGGCTGGATGAGCAGGCCGCCCAGGTGCAGGCTGCCCTCGACGAGATCGAGGCGTGGCGGGCCGCGAACCCGGACCGGGTCAGGCTGCCCGACCACACCCACGTGCCGGCGCAGGTGACACCAACCGAGCGGAAGGCAGCAGGAGGGCCCGCTACGTTGCCGTAGCGGGCCCTCCGGGCGCCCCCCAACACGTGGGCCGCCGCAGCTTCTCAGGGCTGCACAGCGCAGCCTAGCCGGCCCGCCGGGAAGGCAATCATGCATCGACACCCCGACACGCCGACCGGTGAGCGCGACCCGAGCGGAGCGGCCGCTCGGCCGGTACGGTTGCACGCTTGCGGGTAACCGGCCCGAACCCGGGCCGCCCCTCGGCTTGACCCGCCCGGTCGGCTGCGCCCACCCGGCGCCGGCCGAGTGACCGAGAGGACCCACGTGTGGCTAGACGCAAGGCCGGGGCGGGCAGCAACGCTGCACCGCTACCGGCGTCAGAATGGGAGAAGCTACCCGACGAGGCGAAGGCTTGCCGTGACGTCGGCCACGCCTGGCCGGCGAAACTGCGCCTCGAGTTTTTCCACGTCGACCGGCCCGAAGGCCGTAGCCGGCGGGTCAAGTCGTTGGAGCGGCGCCTGCCGTGCGAGCACGGCTGCGGCGCGATCAAGGTCACCCCTTATGTGATGGTGCGGGGCCGGCCGGTGCCCGACGTCACCCGCCGCTCGACGGTGCGGTACACGAAGCCGTACCTGCTCAAGCGCGAGTTCGAAGGTCAGGACATGCCGGCCAGGGCCGACTTCGCCGCCGAACGGGTCGACAACGTGGTGGGTCTGCGGGATCTGCTCGCGCTCGCTGCCTGACCCTGAAAAGGCGTAGGGCCCCCCGCATCGGGGCGGGGGGGCCCTGTCCGTGACACTCGATCAGGAGGCAGCCTACCCGCCGCGGCGGTGCGGCCGCCGCCCCGCAGCGGCGAGACACGGCAGGATGGGCGCCATGACCCAGCCGTTGCCGACCCCCGACCAGTGTGAACAGTGGGTGCTGACCGGGTTGCAGGCTCTCGACGTGGAGGCAGTACGGACGGCGCTGCACGTGTTGGCGGTGCAGGACCCCCGCCGGGCCGGGCGGCTCCTGGAGCACATTCAGCGGGCCCTCGCCAACATCAACCCCACCACCGGGTTGGTGATCTAGGCCCGGTCGGTGAGCTTCGCGTCGGCTATCTGGGTCGACTTGGCCCGGTCGGTGAGCCTGGCTTGCAGCTCCGCCACCCGTGCTTCGATCGTCGCGATCGCGTCCAAGGCCTCCGGTGACGGTTCCCGACCGGCGGCCCGGTTGAGGGCCACGACCTCCCGCATCAGCACCGCCTGCTGCGAGAGGGCGGCCGCCGCCTCCTCCATCTGCGCGGTCAAGCTCGAATTGACCAGCTCGTGGATCTGGCCCAGTTTGCCGCTGACCTCGGCGGCGTCGGAGGCGGCCTGTTCGGCGACCTTCTTGTTGGCGGCCAGCAACAGCCGGGCCGTCTCGGCGGCCCGTTCGGCGGCCTTGTCAATGGCCGCCTCGGCTTTGGCGGCGACCGCGTCCTGCCGGGCCCAGTCCGCACGTTGATCGCGGCTGCGTTGCCGGCCGGTGAGCCACACCGGCAGGCTGGTGCCGGCCACGGCGAGCGCCGCAACCAGGACCGTCGGCCACAGCTCGACCAACTCGACCACTCTCAGTTCACGGCCTGGACGATCATGTTCCGGTCGGTGTAGGTGCCGGTCGCACCGCCGCTGGTCTTGTACTTCGCCGTGAACGTGTTGCTGCCGGGGGTCAGCCCGGTCATGAGGAACACCCGGCTGGCAAAGATGAGCTGCTGGTTGGCGATGCCGACGGCCCGGGCGTCGACCGCCGCCGACGTGGTGGCACCGCTCACGGCCCACGACATGTAGCAGGTGAGCAGCGAGCTGGAGCCCTGGATCGCCGACCCGATGGTCACCAGCGCCGACGTGCCGGTCGTGATCGTGACCGCCGGCCCGACGGTGGCCAGGTCGGTGTAGGCGCCCGACACGGTGGTCTGACTGGTCGCCACCGTCGCCTGCACCGGGACGCGGGCGATGGTCGCCGCCGCGGCGGCCGCCACCGTGGCCGCCAACGCCGCCACCGTCGCCTCAATCGCGAGGGCCAAGTCCTCGCCGAGGTTGGGCCCGTCAGGCGGGTCGGACAGGCTCTGGTACGGCCAGCCGTAGGTCGGTGTAGTCGCCACGGTTCAAACGGTTCACCAGCCGACCCGGCCGGGGTGGCGGGACGGGCAGGCTGGTAGTCGTCATTTCAACGTCTTGACGACAGGGCTACAGGGTGATCACGGTGATGGAGCGGCGGCCAAAGTCGACGCCAGCGGCCTCGCCAGCCGGGCGGGCCTTGTACTTCATGGTGATCGTGGTCACGCCAGCGTTGAGGCCTTCCACCACGACCGCCTGGGTGTAGGTGCCCTGCAACGACATCGACGTGCCGGCGTTGACGCCGTTGTAGTTCGTCAACCGGATCGGGCCCTCAGCGGTGGCGGTCGACATGGTGTTGGCGCCCGACATCTCGACGGTGACCTCACCGCCGCGACCGTCGGCCGGGTCGGAGTCGATCCACTGGATCTGGCAGGTCAACACCAGCAGGATTCGGCCGGTCTGGCGGATGTTGACCGTGACCGATGGGCCGGGGGTGGTCAAGTCGACGTAGCTGTTGGTGCTGGTCGTTTCCTGCGTCTCGACAGCGGCGGTGACGATCCACGACGACAACAGACTGATGGCGTTCTGGGCGTCGGCGGTGCCGGGCACCACCATCCGGCCGATGATGGCCCACGTGGCGGTACCCCGCAGCGACCTGATCGTGGTGATGCCGACGATCGACCCGGCGGCCAGCAGGGTCGCCTCACCCACCCCCAGGATGGGCAGATCGGTCAGGATCGACCCGCCGACGTCGACCGTGTTTGACAAGGTGTTCGGATCGAACGACACGATCACACCCTGCCGGTAGCGCATGTCCAGCGACGGCCCGGCCGCCGGTGGCAGGAACAGATCACCCAGATCGTCGGCCATCACAGTTGTCCAATCAGGACGTTGGTTTGCTCGCGGGTCGTCGCTGTCAACGGGCCGTCCTCGGTCAGCGGGATCGTCACCGACTGCAGCACGTGGATCTCGCTGGCCGTGGCGCTGCTGTACTTGACCCGCACCGGGTCGTCAGGCTCCAGCGCCGGGTTCGGGATGGAGGAGAGATCCACGTTGTAGGGCAGGCCCAGCTGACGGGTCAGCAGCGCCGCCGCCGCTGACTGGCACTGCGTCGCGTCGGTCAGGAACGGGCTGCTGTAAAACATCGGCACCGGCCCGAACCGGCCGTAGTAGTAGGTCGGGCTGTCTGGATTGCCGTCGACGGCCACGCCCCGCACCGGCGCCGAGTCGGCCTCCACCGACTCGCCCGAGGCCACGACCGCGTTGTAGACCCCTTCGCGGGACAGGGTCCGGCTCGACGACACCAGCACCCCGCCCTCACCTGAGACGACGTCCCACACTGGGGCGGTCGGATTGGGCCGGTCGGCGATGACGAGAAACCCGCGGTGGTCCCAGTACCAGGTTTTGCCCAGCGACGTGATCAGGTCGTCCAAAAACTCGAACCGCGTCTCTTCGGTGATCAACGTCCGGCCGAGGGTGGCCGTGTCGGTGGCGTCGTCCCATTGGATCGTCGCGCTGGGGTAGACCTCGGTGACGAGCTGGGTGACGACCGACCCGTAGGTGACGGTCGAGTCGAACTGAAGCGGGGCCAGCAACCGACCGTCCACAATGGCCTGCATGCGGTCCTTCCCCACGACCCTGATCGGGCCGTTGGGGGGCGCCGCCTGCGACGGCGACTCGATGCGGAAGTAGCCGAGCGAGCAGTACTCGACGACGCCGTTGCCGTAGTCGATGCCCCGCTCCACGAAGATCTCATTGCCGTACGGGGCAAGCAGATCGTCGACGTAGCGGGGCCACCGGCCGGTCCCGTCGGTGGTCAAATCCAGGCTGGCCCGCACGTCGGCGGTGCCGTCCAACGTGACCGAGCCGCCGATCACGTCGATGACGGTGCCGACCGGGGCGACCCCGGTTTGGAAGGTCGACAACACCGTGGCCCGCACGATCATGGTGTGTGATCCGGCCAGCGTGCGGAGGAAGGCGGCCGACACGGGCCTCACGGCACGATCACCTCAGACGGCGACCCGACCAGGGTGAGCAGATCAGCCCAGGTGGCGTTGGCGGCCAGCACATCAGCCCACGTGGCGTAGGTGGCCAGCACCGTCGCCCACGTGCCAGGCGACGGGGTGACGTCGGGCCCGGGCGGCGCCACCTCCGTCATCGGCAACGCCCACAACCGCTTCTGCGGCCGCAGCGGATGGCGGGTGTTGGTGACGTCGCCGACCGACACGTACCCGGTTTCGACGTCACACCCGGCCGGTGCCTGCACCAGCAGCACATCGCCGGACGCCAACATCAAGTCGACGGCCTCGGCCTCGGCGTCGGAGACGGTCTGCAGGTACATCGTCCAGCGGCGCGAGCTGCGCACCGTGTTGACCGCGATGGGGAAGCTGCGCCCGACGACGTCGAAGATGCCGGCCCGGGCCGGCCGGTCCACGGTCGTGTCGGGCCGCTGCATCACCTGCACCGTGCGGTTCAAGAACGGCCGGCCGATCGACTTGAGCCACACCGCGTTGACCCCGCACGTCGCCGCCAGCGAGGGGGTGATCGTGCCGGTCTGCTCGTTGAGGTAGGCCGAATGTTCGAGGGCGGCCACGATGGCGCGGGAGATGGCCGAGATGCCGCCGGTCACGGTGACCGAGCTGGCGGCGACGTTGGTGGCGGTGGTTTGGATCTGGTAGTCCATGCCGAGCGACTCGTCATCGCCGCTGGTGCTGGGGCTGTCACCGATCTCGGTCCACACAGCGGGGGCGGCGATCGACGTCCAGGCGTCCTGTTTCCAGGTGGCCAACAGGATCAGCATTTCGTCGGCCGGCACGGTCAACGCCGGGTAGGCGATGTTCTGGGCCGACCCGTTGAGCTGCTCGATGTGGGTTACCGGGGTCAGGGCGGCGTCGCGGAAGGCGTGGATTTTCGCGCCAATGGTGGCGTTGGCGACCTCGCCGGCAAAGTGGACGGTGGGGGCCGTGTCAGTGGCGGCGAAGTACTTCCCGAACAGGCTGTGATTGCCGAAGGCAATCAGCTCGGTCCAGCCGGTCGGGGCGAGGACCGTGCCGGTGCCGGAGTTGCGGATGGCCGCGTTCATGACCATCAGGTCACCGACGGCCATACCGGCGGGCAGGCCCGGGCCGACCGCGCCGGGCGGCACCGCGTTGGCGCTGAACGAGCCGGCACCGCTGCCCACCAGCGTGATGTCAGACGTGGTTACGCCCCGCACCCGGTAGTAGTTGACGACGTCGGGGGCGAACTCGTAGTCGTCGAGGCGGGCTTCGTACTGGCTGGAGATGACCAGGTTGTCGAAGGCCTGGGCGATGGGCAGGGTGTTGGTGTTGCCGGCCAGGAGGATGCCGCCCAGTCCGATCGACGTGCCGGAGGCGAAGTTGGTATCAACCCCGGCCAGGTGCCAGACGGTGGGTTCGGCCGTGTTGGACAGCCACACCCGTATCCGCAGGGTCTGGCCCCGGATCTGGTACCGGATCCGCAACGGCACCGTGGTCGACGCGGTCAGGCCGGCGACGGTGACGGTGGCGCCGCCGGTCACGTCCGACTCGACCCCGGCGACCAGTTTGCGCAAGTTGACCGTGACGGCGGAGGCGGTGGTCACGTCGACCCGGGCGTTGTAGCTGTTGTTGGCGTCGACGTATCGGCCGAAGATGATCCCCCGGATGGAGGAGGTGGCCGGCACGGCCGGGATGAGCATGTCGACCAGCACGTCCAGGTCGGTGTGCGCGACGGGCAGCCGGGCGGCTCGGGTCTGGTTGACGATCTCGAGGGAGATGATGCCCTTGGTGCCGTTGACGGACAGTTGAGAGGCCAGGCCCAGCAGCGTGGCCCACACCTGACCTGTGGTGGCGGTACCCCACGAGCCGGCCGCCACGGTCCGCGTGTAGGAGTCGGACGCCTGGCTGTAGGCGGCCACCGGCACGGCCGCTCCGCCCCGCACCGTGGTCCAGGTGATCTGATCAGTGGACCGTTCGATCAACGCCTCGTCGGCGGTGCCGAGGCCGGTGGCGACGAGCTGGACCCGGCCCAACGTGTCGTCGTAGGTGAGCGTGACGGTCACAACAGGCTCCCCGTGTAGGCGAAGGCGAGGGTCGACCACTGCGGCCAGGCAGCCGACTCGTCGACGACGACGTGGCCGAAGCCGTGGCGCATGCCGACCAGCTCGAGCTGGCCGACGAGGGTGCTGAACACCGTGACCCGCAGTTCGGTGGCGCCGGCCGCCGCGGCGACCTGCAGGGCCTTGTCGACCTGGCCGGCCTGAAAGCCGGCGATGAACGCCTGGTCGTCGTAGGGGCCGCCGGCCGAGGCGACCACCGTGAACGGCATCACCATTGCCATGTCGTGCTCGCCCGGGTCGTGGGTCATCGGCGGCCGCTTCCTGCCTGGACCCGGGCCTTCGTGGCGCGGTTCCGCTCGGAGATCTCGACGTTGATCAGGCCCTTGAGTTCGGTGTCGCCGATGAACACCCGCACGTCGAAGGCGGGCGTGCCCGCGCCGACTGGGGCGGCCGAGGCGCCCCCGCCAGCGGCGGCGACCTGCATGGCCCGGGCCAACAGATCCACGACCCGCCGGTCCTCCAGCGGCAGCACCAGCTCGCGAGGGTGCAGGTTGGCCAGGCCCCCGTCGGTGGTCAGACCACCGGTGGCGAGCGACGGCAGGCGGGGCAGTGAAATGCCGGGCAGCGCGTCGTCGACTGAGGCGATGCCGGAGTTGATGCCGCCGATGACCCGGTTGAGCATGCCTTTGATCGCGCCGGTGATCTTGCCGGCGAGGTCGCCGACGAACCCGCCGGCCTGACCCAGGCCCGAGAACAAGCCCTTGATCATGGCGAGGCCGGCGGCGAACATCGCCCCGGCCAGGGCAGCGATCCGCGACGGGACCGACAGTGCAAACGCGACGATCGCGCTGAGGGCGGCGAGCGCCCGGTCCCGGGCCGCGGTGAACGCGCCGCCGATCAGACCTGGCAGGGCCTGGATAGCGGCCCAGATACGCCCTGGCGCGGCCGTGAAGAAGGCCACGATGGCGTCCCAGGCTGTCGACGCCGACGTTTTGAGCGACTCCCAGGTGGAGGTCAGGAACCCGCCGATCAGACCTGGTAGCGCCACCAACGCCGCAAGGGCCAGCTGCGGGAACGCGAGGAGCAGGCCGATGATCAGGCCGAGGCCGAACCCGATGGCGTGCAGGGCGGCGTCGGCGGCGGCCTTGAAGGCGCCCCCGACGATGCCGGGCAGGGAGGCCAGGAAGCTGCCGATCTTGCCTGGGATGGTGGCCAGGAACCGGCCGATGCCGGCGAAGAAATCCCCGACCGCCGAGGCGGCCTTGCCGACCGCCGGGCCGACCTTCTCCCAATCAGCCTTGAAGATCTTGGGCCAGTTGTGGATGTCGGAGGCGATCTTTGAGAACTGGGTGAAGGTGTGCAGCAGCTCGGCGACACTGCCGGCGAAGCCCTGGAGAGGCTTCGGTGATGCGGCCGTGGAGAGGCCCACCAGCAGGGCGAGTAGCTGAATGCCCGGCCGCTGCATCTGGAGGAACAGGGTGAGCAGGTCGGCCAGGGGCGGCAGCAGCGGCGTGAGTGCGATCAGGAGGTCGATCACCGCCGGCACCAGGTCGATCATCTGGTCGACGAGCGTGTCGAGGGCGCCGGAGTCGATCAGGCTTTGGATGGCCTTGGACAGGAACGTGCCGATGGCCAGCGCGAGGGGCTGCATCCCGTCGAGGAGCCGCTGGATCACGGGGGCCAGGGCCTCGGCGGCAGGGGCGAGCGCGGTCAGCAGGGTCGTGGCCAGCTTGACCATGATGCCCAAGATCGGCGAGAGGTCCCGAATCGCGATGCCGATCAGGGGCAGGACGTCGGTGAGCAGCTGCCCGATCACCGGTGCCAGGACCCGAACGGCGTCACCGATCACCGGAGTGAGGTCGGTCAATGTCTTCTTGATCGCGGGGAGGACGGGCGTAAAGGCGTCCGTCAATGCGATCGCGATGGTGTCCTTGAAGGTCGAGAAAACCCCGTTGAGGGTGAGGGCCTGCTTCGCCATGGCGCCCGAGGCCCCACCGAAGTTGGCCATCCCCTTCAGCAGGGCGTCGATGCCGGTCTTGGCGTCGACCCCCCCGGCGGTGATGAGCTTGAGGGTGTCGGCGACCGACAAGCCCAGCGACGCGGCGATCGCGGCGTTGGCGTTGAATCCGGGGAGCGCCTCGGCCAGCTGCAGGATCTCTTCCTGGCTGACCTTGCCCTTGGACGCCATCTGGCCGAGGGCCCTGATGACGGAGTTGACGTTTTCCGACGTGCCGCCCAGCACCGACACGAGGTCGCCGATGGTGGTCAGGGTCGGGATGACCTGCTTGCGGGTGATGCCGACCGCGGCGCCGAACGCGAGGATGCGCCGGGATGCGTCGGCGACGTCGGCGAACTCGAACGGGGTCGCGGCCGCGAAGCTCTGAAGCTCCTTGATGAACGAGGTGGCCGCCGCGGTCGAGCCGAGCAACGACTCCAGCCCGATCGTTGTCTGCTCGAGGGCGCCGGCCGCCTTCAAGCCGAACACCGTCATGGCGGTCAGGCCGGCTGCGGTCGCGGCGCCAGCCGCCAGCGCGGCACCCTTGATCACAGACCAGGCGGCGACCCATTTGCTGCTAGTAGCCGATGCGGCCGCGCCGGCCTTGGTGGCGATCTGCTGAAACTCCCGGCCGGCGGTACGGTCCAACTCCTGCAGGGCCCGTTCGGCGACCTCGCCGCCGACCTGCATCCGCGACCCGATCTTTGCCCCGGCGGCGGTGGCGTCAGCGGCGGTGTGGTCGAAGGCCCGGCTGGCCTCACGGCTGATCTTGGCGAAGGTGTCGTTGACGTCGCCGGCCAGACCGGCCAGGGCCCGGTCCGCTCCCGCCGCGCCGACCTTCGCGCCGGCCGAGATCTTGTCGCCCAGGATCGACGGGTTGATGTCGACGCTGCGGACGGCCCGGTTGAGGTCGCGCTCCAGATTGCTGGCCAGGTCTTTCGCCGCTTCGGCGGTGACCTGGACCGCGGCCTTCGCGACGATCGGACGGGTCACGGACCGATCGTGGGCCGGTCAACCGGACTGATCAGGGCGAAAGGGGCGAAGCGGGTACAGTCATTTGGTGGCCATGACGACCCGGGCCCGCATCACGCAGCCCCGACCGTTGGACGTCGACCGGGCCCGCGTCGCGGCCAGCGGCGACCGATCGGTCCTGTTCGACGACCCGTGCGCCCCGTGGCTGGTGCGGGTCTGGGTCGGCGCCGACCGACGCGGCCGCCGCCACATCACCCGGCTACGCATCGACGCCCGCCCCGCCGGCCAGCCGATCTCAGCCGCCCGCATGGCGCGGCTCCCGACCGCGCAGCTGCTCCACGTCGCCGCCGCCCAGCTCGCCGCGGCCCGCACCGACACCCACCCCAACGAAGCCTGGTACCGCATGCTGGCCTCGCCGAAGCCGCGGGGGAGCCGGTCGTGGCCCGATGAGCATTGGGAGCGGGTGTTGATCGTTCATCAATGGGCGACCGACACAGCGCGGCCCGGCGGCGGCGCCCGGGCCGTCGCGGAGCTCTGGGGCGTGTCGACCAACCCGACCGCTTACCGGTGGCTGGCCGAGGCCCGCACCCGACATCCGCAAGGAGTAGACGCACGTGATGTTGCCACCGACCGCCCAGCTTGAGGTGTGCCCCCCGGGCCAGGATGTGCTGACCCAGATCGCGTTGCGGGCCGAGGCTGAGGCTGAGGCGGCCGGCTGGGGCGGCGAACGCGACGCCCCGAACCACTGGTGGTGGCTCCACGACCACGGCACCGTCGCCGGCAGCCGCGGCAACCTGGCCAGCATCGCCATGGTCAGCGGGGAGCTGGACGCGGATATGGAGATCCTGCACCCGGTCGAGCTGGCCGAGGTGTTCGACCGTTCGTTGACGAGGGTGCCCCGCACGCTGGTCGGGTTCGTACTGGTCAGCGAAGCGTGGATGTTGGTGTTCGAGCCGGGCGACGACGCCGGCCGTGAGCGGGCCTTCGACGTGGCCAGCCGGCGAGAGGTGTGGCGCCAACCCGACCGGGTCGAGGTCCGCACCGTGCAGCTGCAGATGCTCACCGGCCAGACCCGCACCGTGCTGCGCAGACGGGGCCACGAGCCGATCGTGGCGGCCGACCTGCCCCCGTCACGAGACGTCACGGTTGAGGTGCCGGCCGCCCTGGCCCGGCTGGCCAAGACCCTGCGGCTACGCAAGTACGGCCGGCGCGGCTGACCGAGAAGGGCCCGATGGGAAGGCCGACCTGCCAACGTCGAAAGTCTGCAACCTGGTTGCGGGCACCTTGCACGCCCCACCGAACCCGGTCGCCAGCGTAGACGACGGTGCCGGGTGTCGGCTGGAGGCAAAACAGGCGACACCCGGCACCGCATTTCGGCGAACCGCAACGGCGGCAGGGCCTGCGCAGGTGAGGCTCCCTACGCATTGCGGCCTACCCTAAGGCTGCGGCCGCCGGGCCCAGCGGCGGCGCGCGAACTGGGCCGGGGCGGTTCAGCCGCGCGGGTCAGGGCCGCCCGGCCGCCACCCACGCCTCGGCGAGCCGGCGGGAAACCTGGCCGTTCTTGGCTGGCGGCTTCGGCAGGGCCACGGCAGGGGTTCTCCAATGCCTCATGCCCCACGCCTTGCAACGGGCTCGTTCCTCGGTGGTGAAGGTGAGCCGTAGCTCCACGCCATCCACCGTTACCGGGTCGCCGCCAGCCTCGTCGTCGGCCTCGTCGTCGTCGGGTTGCGGTTGGGTTTGCCTTCGGCTACGGGCCGGCGGGGCCAGGGGCTGCACGCCCCGGGCGGGTGCCTCGTCGACCAGCGCTTCGAGCGCGGCGCGGATGGCCTCCTCGACCATCTTGGTCCCGTTGGGCCCTAGCTCCATCTCGGCGACCGTCAGGTCACCCACCATGATCGGGGTCTTCGCGACGTCGCCCTCTTCGCGGGTGAGGTCGCAGACGGTGACGGTGATCGTTGCCACGTTGTTCGCCCTGCCTTTCGTTGTGTGCCGTGTTCGCCTTGTGACGTTGAGTATCGACGTTTGTGCGCGTGGAACGGAGTCCACCGAAACGCCAACACGCCCCCCGCCGGTCCATAAAGGACCGGCGAGGGGCGCCGTTAACCCAACAGCACCCGACCCTACAGGGCCGGGCCGTACCCGCCTACGGGCGACGCCGTAGCCGAATGTGCCGCCCGCCGCCCGGGCGGGCGACACACTGGCTGTGCGACGGCCATGAACGACACAGGGGGCGGGATGGCGACGAAGACGCTTCGGCTTCGGGTCGGTTTCCCCGAGACGGTGCCGCCCGCCGACGCCCTCGCCCAGGCAGTCGCCGACTGGCACGAGACGATCGACCGGGCCGGCTGGACCGCGCGGGGCGAACCGTCGGCACGGCTCGCCGCCGACGACCCTGAGCGTGCCGCCCTCGACGAGTACGTCGTGGATGTGGTGGGCGGGTACGACGATGGCGACATCTAACGACCACCCGGGCCTACCTTTCGTTCAGGCCCAGGGCTACACCCACGGCCGACCCGACGGGCGGCCGCTGTGGATCGTGTGGCACAGCATGGAGGCGTCTGAGTATTCCGGTCGGGCCGAGTCGACTGCCGCCTACTTCGCCCACCCTTCCGACGGGCGCAGCGTCTCGGCCCACTTCTGCGGCGACAGCGACAGCGTCGTGCAGTGTGTCGATGAGGGCGACTCGGCCTGGACCGTCGGCAGCCGGCCCGGCAACTACCGGGGGCTCAACGTCGAGCTGGCCGGGTACGCCCGCCAGACCCGCGGCGACTGGCTCGACCCGTTCGGCCGGGCCATGTTCGCCCACCTGGCCCCGATCGTCGCCGCGTCGATGCGGCGGTGGGGGATACCGAACCGGTGGTGCAGCGTCGCCGACCTGCGGGCGTACCGGCCCGGGCACACCACCCACAACGATCTGCGGGTCGCGTTCGGCGGCACGACCCACACCGACCCGGGGCCCGGGTTCCCGACCGATTACATCCTGGCGGTCGTTGGTGCCGGCGCCGCCGCCACCCCAGGAGGAGACGACGACATGGACGATCAGGCAGCCCACGACCTGACCTGGACCGTGCTGGGCATGGCGTCGGGGGCCAACCCGATCGTCATACCGGCCCGGCCCGGCGGTGCCCCGGCCCGCAACATCCCCAACCGGCTCGTCGAGCTGGCCCTGGCGCAGGCCGAGACGTCGCGTCTGCTCGCTGCGGCAGTCGCGGCGATCGGCACCAGCAGCCCCGAGGTCGCGGCGCTCATGGCCAAAATCCAGGCCGCTCTCGACGCGCAAACCGCCGCGTTGCAAGCGTCAACAACGGCCACCGTCGCCGACCTCGGTGAGGGCGGCGCCCGACAGGTACGTGGAGGTTAACGATGCCCGCAGTGTTCGCCGTTCTCGCCGCCCTCTGCTTCGGCGCCGGCCTGCTCAACATCCACCTCGGCTCGGTCAGCTGGCTGTACCTCGGCCTACTGTTCGTGGCCGTGCACCTCGCCATCGCAGTGCTGGTGCCGTGGTGGCGGGACCGGCCCCGGGCCTAGCCGATCCGCTCGTACCGGCCGCCCGGCCCGCGCCGGTGGGTCGGGGCCGCGAGAGGCGGCCCGTAGGGCACGAGCGCCTCGCAGCCGTTGGCGTGCATGAAAGCGTTGGTGAACCCCGGCACCGGCGCCCACGTCTCGTAGCCGGAGCAGTCGTAGCCGCACAGGGCGCACGGCGCCCAGCCGGTGGTCGGGTCGATCTGCGTTTCGTCCCACTGGTAGCGGGCCGGCTTGTAGGTGGGCAGGGTCGCGACGATCCACACGAGCACGACCGCCGCGACGAGCAGGCCCAGCAGGACAGCGATGTCCCCGCCGATCGCGCCGAGCAGGACCCCAACCGAGCCGGGGATGAGCAACAGACAGATGATCGTGGCGAGGCGTTGCCGCCAGCCCCGCTCAGACCAGATCAACAACCGCCGCACGTGACCTTCCCTCGTTGCTCAAGTAGTTGACCAACGAAGGAGGCCGGGCTGATGGCACGCAAAGTGTTGGCGATCGTGGCGGCGGCGGGCGTGTTGGGGCTGCTGGCCGTTGTCGGGTTTGGCACCGCCGCGGCGTCCGACGGCGGCCCGCTCCACCCGACCTACACCAGGACCTACACCACCACGACCTACACCCACAGCCCCCGGCCGACCCGCAGCCCCAGCCCCAGCCCCAGCCCGTCCCGGACGGTCACCCCGTCGCCCACGCCGACGGCCACCCCGACCTCGTCGCCGACCCCTTCGCGTACGGTTCCGCCGACGACCCCGCACCCCAGCACGTCGCCGCCGATGCGGACGCTTCCCGTGACGGGGCCGGGCCGGGCGTGGCCGCTGCTCGGCGCTGGCCTGGTGTTGCTAGCCGCCGGGGTGGGCCTCGTGTTCGCCATGCGCCGCCGCCGGGCCTGACGGCCAATCCCCGCCGCCGGCCGGCACCAGCTCCACGACCTTTAGCCGGGCGTCGCCGTACATGGCCCGGGCGACCTTGCACAGTTGCCGGGCCTGCGCCGAGGGCAGGTGCAGGGCGGTGACCGCCAGCCCGGCCGCCTCGTAGCGGCCGCCCAGCGTCAACGCCTCACCGGCCGACTGGCGGGCGAGAGCGTTGAGCAGCCCCGCCGATTGGCGGGCGTTGAGGTGCCGTACGAGAAGCTCCGGCAGACCCGCGTCGGTCAACCCGACCGTGTACAGGAACGGGTCGTGAGGGCCGTGGGCGCTGGTGCAGCCGGGGGTGTCGCAGCGGCCGTCTTCGGCCACCCCGGTCACGACCCACCCGAAGCGGGCGATGTTTTCCCGGTAGCGGGCCAACATCATCGCCACCTCCGGGGGCGGCTGGCTGCCGCGGGGAATGTTCGGCCGGTTACTCATCGCGCCGCCTCTCGGTGGTTGCCGATTCGCAGCCACACGCCGGTGAAGGCAGGTCGGCAGCCCATGTGGACCGACGTGACTGTGCCGGCCGCGAACAGGGAAAGCTCGCCGCCGCGGTCGAACGCGCCGACAGCACTGTGGTTGGGCATGACGCTGATCTCAGGTAACAGCCCGGCCACGTCTGCGGATGCCCTGATGACGCCGGCCGCCATGAGACGTTCGCGGTCGACCCAGACTCGGTCGACTCGGCCCAGCACAATGGAGCCGTCAGGCTGTTCCGGGTCGGTCATCCACAGCGGGGCGCCGCCCTTGGGCACCCGCCAATGCCCAGCGAGCAGCGCCCGCTTGCCGTCGTCGGACGGCGTACCGATCGGCGCGAGCATCGCCAGCCAGGGCAGCAGACAGGTCACGGCCGCGGCTCTGCGCCGGGCGAACCGGCGATTCTGAAACAGCACCAGCCGCCCCAACATCCACAGGGCGGCGATCCACGCCGCCGCCGCCGCCGTGTCGGACAGCGACCTGCTGGCGACCGCGGCGAAGGCGAGCACAACCGTCGCGGCGAGGGCGGCGCCGAGGCCCATGCCGTAAGCGGCCGGCACCAGCCACGACCGGGGCCGGGCCCGGGCCAGCAGGTCGGCGGCCACGAACAGGATGACCGGGGCGGTGACGAGGGCCGCCACCGCGGCCGGGTGGCTGAACAGGGTCACAGGTCGCCCTTTCGGGAGCTCGGCCGCGGGGGCGGGGCGGGCCTGGTTGCGTCGATGAGGGCGAGGAACTCGGCGTAGCGGGCCTCGATCTCGTCGTCGTCGATTGAGTCGACGTAGGCGTCAACGAGGTTGAACGTTTCGCGGAAGCCCACGTCGGCCGGATCTGTCACGACGCTTCTCCTTCGGGTTCGAGCCGGTCGAGGTGCCAGCGCCGGGCCAGGGCCCGGGCGCCGCTGTGGTCGGCCGACCACCGCGACCGGTCGTAGATCTCGGTGGTGAGGGGCGAGGCGTGGCCGGCGTTGCGTTGCACATCCCGCAACGGCAGACCCGCCTCCAACTGGGCAGTGATCTGTGTGGCGCGGGTCGAGTGGATCGTGAGCCGGTCGACCAGCCGCGCCGGCAGGCCGGCCTGCCGGGCCAGCCGTAGCAGCAACTCCCGCACCTCCTTGCGGCCCATGCGGCGTCCGCTGGCGGTGGCGATGAGGGGCCGCTCCGCGGCACCTGGCTGGCCGCGTAGGGTCGGCAGCCGCGCCGCGTCGGTGCGGGACGCGAGGTACGCGTTGACCCGGGCGAGGGTGTGCGCCTCAACCTCGACGGGGCGTTGCCGGCGGCCCTTGCCCGTCACGTTGAGCACGGTCAGCCCCTGCTCCATGCCGAGGTCGCCGATGTTCGCTGCGAGCAGCTCCCCAACCCGGATGCCGGTGGTCAGCAGCAGGTAGATGATCGCGGCGGTGCGCAGGTTCGGGTCGGCGGCCGCCTCGGCCAGGAGCTGCTCGACCTGCGGGTCGGACAGGGCCGGTGCGCGCCGCGGCGCCGGCACGGGCCGCTCGTCCCGATCCAGGACGGCCGGGTTGCGGTCCATGGCCCGGTGCCGGATGAGCCACCGGTACCACGACGAGACAGCCGACAGCCGGCGGGCCCGGGTCGCCCCCGACTCGCCGCCGTCCTGCAGGGCCGCCAACCACTGCATGATGTGCTCAGGCCAGGCGTCGGTCGGGTGCACGCCCGCGGCCGCGCACCACAGCAGCCACGACGAAAGGTCGAGGCGGTAGGCCCGGCGGGTGTCGGCCGACTTGCGGCCCGCCAGGAACGAGTTGGTCAGCTCGTTGAGGCGGTCGTTGTCGCCCGACTCCCGCGCCGGCACCAGCGCCCCGGCCACGACGTCACCACCCGTCGCAGTCAGCGGCGCCGCAGGTGCGGCCGTCGTTGAAGCTGGAGCAGTTGCCGCCCGTAATGCAGCCCCGGCCGCGCGATCGGCGCCGCCGCGGCCGCGCCGGCTCGGCCCGCGGCTCGAGGTAGGCGTAGTTGTACGCGACACCTGCGACAACGTCGGCCGGCTCGATGCGGGTGACGGTGCGGACCTCGGTTGACCCGTCGGCCCGTTGCACCGTGATCGTCTTGCGGCCCGCGACGAGGCCGGCCGAGATCGTGCCGTACGCGACCCAGTCGTCACCGACCCGGCGGTAAACGATCGGCCCCAGCAGCCCGGTCACCACGCCACCGCCGGGGGCCGCTGGCCCAGGACGAGCCGCTCCACGTCGGTGAGGTCCCACGTGGCCAGCACCGCCCACAGGTCGCCCCGGATGTGGCGCAGCAGCGCCGGGTCACGCGGCGGCGTCGGGTCCCACTTCTCCACCTCCCACAGGATGTGGTACCGGCCGAGGTTGGCGTTGCGGCGTGTGGGCCGGTGCCGCGGCGGCACCGGCGGCACGACCGTCGTACCCCCCACGGC